AGGCAGATGAATCCTTTTGTTATAATGGATACTGGTATACGGCTGAAAAAATTATGTCATTACAAGATGAATTTATTAATACTAGTATTGAAGTAGAATATATCACATATATTTATCAAGGTAAAGGCAAAGATGAAGGTGAACAATTATCAATCTATTATGATGGTCGTGGACTTGGTTGGCATTCGTGGCTTTTTGGTAGAGGTGATATAACAGGCGGCATGAATGTCGACGATGTTAAGAATGAAACAGAAAAGAAACTCGGAATCAAAATAACTAACCTCGAATATTTTCAATATTAACGAATGGGAGATTATACCATGATAGAATGGACTGAAGCTTATAATATTCATCGTGCCAAGATAGGCAGTACATTAACTCTTATTTGCGAATGGGAATCTGGCGGTTATAAAGTTATGGCGGCTGGCGGAGTGCGAATAAATAAATTGATTAATCTCGTTCCAAATTTGGATGAAGCAAAAAGAAAGACAATAAAACTTGGCAAGAAAACTCTTGAAGAATCATTAAAAATAATTGACTCTTAATCAATGGGAGATTTTAAAATGTCAAAAGTTACAGAATTTTGTATTGCAGAATGCGAACGCCAAAATGATTTAACTACTGAAGCGGTTGCTGGAATGGTAGAAGCATGGTATTATGCAATGCCAATGAATGAGAACAATATTAACGAAGTTGTTATTGAAATAATCGCCCATATGATTAAGCCTGAAAATAATGCGAAGGGTTATAGAAATACACCCGTTATTTTTTCTAATGGCGAGTCTGGATTATCTTATTTAATCATTGGCCGCGCTATGGAAAATCTTATTGATAATATTCGCTATATGACGCCTCTTAATTTTTATAAAGAATTTGAATTGATACATCCATTTGAGGATGGTAATGGAAGAATCGGAGCAATCCTTTATAATGTATTGACTGGTACAATGGGTGACCCTCAGATTCCACCAAATATATTTGATTAATCAATGGGCGTTTTGGCTATTGACAAATAAAAGAATTTAGTTTATAATTATATTACGCTCGAATAAATAAACAATGTCGGATGCTAAAAAGATATGGCTTAAAATTGGATTGTCATAGTCCACCGAAGCGTAAAAAAATTTTTATCATGAGGTAAAAATGGCAAAATTCAAGAATAAAGAAAAGCAAAAGACAATTCAACGTAAACAGGAACGCAAGCAAAAAGAGATTAAGCTTAATCCTAAAATGCCAAAAGAATAATTATTTTTATTTTATTGAATAAAATTTATATAGGGGTTTGCAATTATTGAAAGTTTATTAAAGCAATGGTCGCTCATACTGATTTGAAAAGGATAAACAAAATGATTCAATCAATGCTTTTATCAAATAAAGAATTTAATAGTGATGGTTTTAATCATGGTGATTTTCACAGATTTTTACGTCAATATAAGTCAGTTGTTGATTCTGAATTGTTGGATACAACTTCAACCGGTGGAGACTGGTCTGGATTTATTCAACAAAAATTAAATGGAACATATTATATTATTACATTTTTTCAATATCATGCAAATGGTGGCTGGAATGCTCCCCTAGTTTGTGAAACTGGAAGTATTTTAGCAAGTGGAAAAGAAAAATTTACTCGTGAAGATGTATACAGTATTTGGAATGAAACGCTAGAATAACATTGTAATTAATGGCGGCTCATGGTATAATAAAATTATGGAGATAAAATAAAATGACAAGAGAAGATGCATTGTATAAAGCTCGAAAAATTAAAAATCGTTTTGGTGGTTGGACAATTGACTGGTATTATAAACTATTGACAAAATATAATTTATGGCCTCAAGAAAATACCGAAACAATTCGTAAAGAAAACATGTATCATCTTATCTAATAAAATGAACCTTTTATAAAGGAATGGTGAAAATGATTACTACTCAAAAAGAAATACGTGAAAATTTTTGGCAAGAATATCCTGAAGCAGATAGGCGTAAGATTAAGAATTATGCTGGAGATGGTCTTATGTATAAAACTGATACTCGTGTTTTATTTGTTGACTATGTAGATTATTTACAAAAGTCCGGTGAAATTTCTGAAGCATTGGCGCAACGTGTAACATTATAAAAAGGATAAAAATAATAATGGATAATCTCACTCTCGGACAACAAAAAGATTTTAAGAAAAAATTGCGTGATGCATTTAGTGTATTAAGAAAACATGGTTATTTTGCTAGACAAAATTTTTGGTGTTGTCAATCGTGTGCTTGTGCTGATATTCCTGAAGAAGCAGAAAACTATGTTTTTTATCATAATCAAGATAATCAAAATATTCCTTCAGGTAAAATTCATCTTGCATGGGATGGAGATGGTAATAAAATTACTGCGGCCTTAACATTGGCTGGTCTTGAATGGGAGTGGGATTATAGCAAAGGTCAAAGAATCAAAGCAATATATGTAAATTAATCTACATGCATTATATAGAATCGCTCACAGAATGATTGTGGACGATTTTATATATTAATGGTTGCTCATGTTGGTTTGAAATTATGTGTTGAAATTTAGTGGTAAATATTGGCGAAATTGCCCATTGTAGGACTTGACTCTTTTGTTATCATGATGTATAATTATTATATCAATGGAGATAAAAATGAATTACTATTTGTTTGACCGTCTTTCTAATCGTCACAAGTGGCAAATTATAGGCTCATGGAATGATGTTAAATTTTTAGAGCATTTCAAAAATGTTCAATTAAATATATTTGAAAGATGGGAAAAGAAAAATAAATTTCCCGATTATCAATTAGGAATAATTGAATCAGATGAAATAATTAATCATGATAGCACTTTGCCAGTCAATTATAATATGACATATGTTTTATTATTCAAAAACAATTGAGGAAAAATAAAATGTGGATAACAAAAGTATTTAAAACAAAAGTGGCAATGGAAAAGTTTATTAATAAGAATGCTGGTAAAATTTAGTGGGTTGAAATTTTTATCAATAATGCTTATGGCATTGAATATCGTAAATTAATTCGTGTTTATTAATAAGGAAAATAATGATTAAAAATTATACGATTATCAATCGCATGGATTCTAATAATTACTTAAATTCAGTATTGATTAAGGAAAAGTTGTCAGATGGTTTTTATGCTTATTTTGAAATTACTTTGAATACAACTCATGAAGATGGTAAACTCAAAAAGGGTGATGGCTATGGCAAGAATTATTTTTATCAAATAAGACGTTTTGAGAATGACCATATTGCAAATTATATCTCTGACCCATTCAAATACATTACAGAACAAATGTTCAAAGATGCGAAAAAAATCTTGAACAAGAATTTTACATTACAAAAGAAAATTCATAGTGTTGGCGAAAAATTTATTCATTATTATTCTATGTTCAAAATTGTGGAACATAGCCTAAAATCTTATCATGATGATTTTTACTGGCATGATGTTTTCAATATTGGAATGAAGTTATCCAACAATGAAAAGATTGATTTTATTTGGATTGTTCGTGAACATGGCACAAATATTTGTCAATTGAATGACATTGTTTATAATGCCACTATTCAAGCATACCCTAATGCAAAAATATACCATGTTACAGAAAAGACAATTCGCCCATATAAAAAATAAATTTACTATTGACTTTTATAAATGGTTATGATATAATTGTAATATGAATGGAGATAAAAATATGTCCGAACATCATGTAGGTCAGATTGCAGAATATGGTACAGAAGAATATAATTCTAATAAGTCTGCTTATACCATTTTAGAAAAAGCGACTTATGTAAATCCTCATGGCATTGAACATCCGGCGGTTTTATATCATCGTTCGGCTGGTTATAAGCCTGCTGGCAGTTGTGCAACATATTGTAAGGAAATTTGGGGTTATAGTATTTTTTGGGAATCAGATGGTACAAATCATGGCCGCTATAGTGGCAATGAAAATGATGCCCGTGAATGGTGGAATACTATGAGCAAAAAGAATTTGGAGATTATATAATGAATAAACGAACATTCAATAAAATTCTTAAAGAAGTTTCAAATAAAAAAACTGGTTTGTTGGATAAAGATAAAATCAAACTATTAGATAATGAGACAAAAACTTCCTTAGTACATTTTATTGTTCGTAATCGTGCCGCAGTTATTGTAAATTTTATTCCTGAAAATTTTGATACTGCATGGTTACATTCAATGGGATATTTATATACTGGCAGTAATAAGCATTTTGATTTTGTTGGAACATCTGAAAATATTCAGAAAATTGGAGTATAATCAATGGCCTCATACAGTGTTTTACTTACAGATGGTTTTCGTGCAAATTGTCAAGGCAAAAAAATTTCAAACGCCATGAAAACATTGGCAGAAAAACGTCCCGATTTAATTCCTCTCATGATGCCAAGTTTTATAACATATATTAATGGTGTTTCTAGTTATGGTTTTCGTCAAAATGAGGAAAGTAGAAAAGCAATTAAGATTATTAGAAAACGTGCTGGCATTAATTAATAAAATCGGAATTTTATGAATAGGAAAATAAATGAAAAAACAATATAATTTTATTGTACTTCCGTATTCAGAAAATCTTAATTTTGATTTACAAAACAATCCATTTTCTTCTATTGATGGAACACTCGAATTGGCTTGGCAATGGGCAAAAAACCTTATAAAATTTAATCCTGTTTGCACAAGAGTTATATTTCAGTCTGTGAATGGTAGAAAAATATATTATTTAGAAAATAATGGAGAATAAATAATAACATGAAAATAAATTCTGCAATTGGAATATATACTTATAAGGCAGACTATACCGAATCCATTAAAGCAATGGTGGCCGATGGTAAATTTGCAAACTTTGAAGAAATAGAAGATTATATTCGTGAACGTATAATTAAAGCTGTTTTAAATGATTATGATATTGCTGAAAATATTTTTACAGAAGTCTCATAACTATAAAATGGAGTATAATAACATGCGTGACATTAATCAATGGCCTTACAATGGTGAAGATGGCATGAGTGCAAATTTTCGTGCTGGTAATAATTTATGGATTGAAACTAATCTTGAATCATATTGGAATCAATTGGAATGTCTACCTCCCATTAGGCAGAATAATACTGTTTTTATGGTTGGAGAATGCTACACCCATAGAGAATCAGATGGTGCAAGTTGTTATGCCGCATTTATAGAATATGATGGTAGATATTTTGGTAAAATTAACGCATTGAAAGATTTTGATTATAATAAGTATATTCAAGAGATAATCAAACAATTTGATTTATAAAAGCTTGACATTTATATTGTGTTGTGATATAATCACTATATCAATGGTCACCATAGGAGATTACATGAAAACAATTTTTTTACCTTATTCGGATGTGATTGAAATTCGTCAAGTAAATAGGCATGATGATAGGATTGCTGGAGCAAATGAAATTACTAAGATTATTTTTTATTTGTTTGGCATGATAAATATTGAAGAAGTATTTAGACCTATTCTTGCTGAATTGAACATTGATTCCAAAGTATTTTTTGAAGTATTCTGGAAGCACGTACAAAAAAATTCCATTTATAGTTAATTATTGGCCGCATTTCAATAAATAAAATGTCAGTTTCATTAATGGAGTATTATGAAAAGATTTTATATAGAATATACTTTAATTGAACCTGTTCACGCAATGAATGGAGTAACTGTTCTATATAACAGAACAAGAAATTATAAAAGGACATTAAAGGCAAAAGATTTTTGGAATGCTCTTTTTGTATTTGGAAAACAAGTTGATAAAAAATACATGAATGGCCGATTTACAATAAACAAGGCATGGGAATATCTTGAAGATGGCACGTGGAAACAATTTTCAAATGACGAAATATTCTCTGCTCTTGCGCCATTTTGATATTAATAAAACTTGTATTTTATAAAGGATAAAATAAAATGCCATATAACATTGGAAAAGACGAATACGAATTCAATATTAAAAAATTAGAAAAACTTCACAGAGATATAGTTATTGCTCGTGATGAATATTCATATGGTAATGAATGGAAATTGCTACATAATCTTCAGGGGTTTATTACAAAAGTGGATATTTATGAAAATAAAAATCCCATAGATGTTGATATTTTAAATATTTCAATATCTGCTTTAAGTGCCAAAATTCAATATGCTATGACACTAGTAGAAAATGCTCAAAATTCTTTGTTGGGATTTTTAACAATTAATGGTCGCAGGAAAAAAGAAATAATCTTATTAGAATACAGAACATTTTTATTCAAGCCAGAGACACGCTATTAATCATTGGGCGAAAAGGATAAATAAAATGGATAATATTGTAAAAATAATTTATGAAGATAAAACAGTTTATAGTATTGGCGAAAGTTTAAAAATTACTTCAATGGATGGGGGTGTTATAATCTTTGGTGTTTCTCAAAATAGGGGTATTGTTATAGTTCCTGAAGAATTTGAAAATTTACTAAGCGTTCTACAAGAGATATTAATAAAATAGCCATTTCATAGGAGTCTAAAATTGATTAAAAATATTCATATAAATTTTTATATTGTAAAAGGTAAAGCACAAGAAATTATTTCCTGTGCTGAAGATAGCGAACAAAATAAAATTTTAGAATTGGCCGAATCGAATATTGCCAGTCTCATTATTCCTACATTGAAAATTGAAAAGAAGGCCGTATACTTTGTAATCTTTGAAGGTGATTATGTCGAATCTGGTCGCTTGAAGAATCAAACAGAATGCAAGTGTGTTAAGACAGATTATACTCCTGCTACCTTTCGTAAGGCTCATAGAGACATGATTAAGGCTGATGCTAAAGCAATGAACAAAATAGATTTAGAAAAAAACTATTCTTAAGGGAGAATTAATGGGAAATATTATTGATTTGACAGGGCATAAATATGGAAGATTAACCGTTCTAGAATTAGATTATGTAAATAAAAAAGGAAAAACGTATTGGAGTTGTCTTTGCGAATGTGGAAATCATATTACTATTCAGTCAGGAAATTTGAGAAATGGAAATACTAAGTCTTGTGGTTGTTATAATAAAGAAAAAGTAAGTGAAAGAAGTAGAATAGATTTAACTGGAAAAATTTTCGGAAGATTAAAAGTTTTAAAAATAGAACATTTAAACAAAGAACTATATTGGTTGTGTGAATGTTTAAATGATGGAAATTTATTAATTGTTAGGGCGTCTCAATTAAAAAATGGTAAAACTAAATCCTGTGGATGTTTTCAAAAGGAAATAGTTAGCAAGAGAAGTTTTATAAATTTGATAGATAAAAAATTTGGATTTTTAACCATCATAGAACTTGCTTATATGGATAAAAATAGGGGAGCATTTTGGAAATGCCAATGTTCAAGAGATGGTAATTATATTATCACGAGTTCCAGTAGTTTAAAATCGGGAAATACGAAATCATGTGGATGTTTATCGGAAAGTTGGATTGCTTCTGAACTTAAAAAATATTTCAAGAAAAAATATGGAGCAGAAATAGAATATAAGATTTTCAAAAATATAAAGACAAACAAATTTTTACCTTTTGATATATTTTTACCGAAAGAAAATATTTATATTGAAATTCATGGACAACATCATTACAAAATTCATCGTTGGCATTATCTACAAGCTAAAAAAAATAATACATCCGTTAATCAAGAATTTTATTATCAAAAAATTAAAGATTATATGAAAAAAATGTTTGCAAAAATAAATGGGATTTACATTGAGATTGATTTAAGAAAAATTATTGTTCCCGAAGATGCAATTATGCAAATAAATAAAATTATTAAAAATAAAATCAAAACTAGAATATTTCACCTATTGACTTTTTGGGTGTAATTTGGTATAATTAATAAAAACAGTGATTTTATAAAGAGGAGTTTATAATGGGCAGTAGATTTGGTATGTATTTTGCAAGCGTTTTTGAACAATCAGAAACCGAAGAAAATTTTATTCAAATTATAAAAAACAATGGTTCATTATATATGTATTCAGATGAACAATTGAAAGACGTTTGGGAAGCATTATGTGTTCTTAATCGTAGTATAATTAATAAAATAATTCGAGAGGTTAAAGATGTCAAATAAACCTCGTATTATTACAAAATGTGTTGCTGGTACTTATGAAGCACCTAATGAAAAAATAATTGAATTTGATGGTGGATTAATTTCTTTTCGTAAGATGGAAAATGGTTGTATATCTGTAGATTTATACAGGTTTGATAATAACGTTAAGGTAGATGTAAGTTATGAAAATGGTTTATTTGAACATCACACTGGTGTTTATGGAAGTGTTACAACTAATCCATTGAAAAAATATAAAATTTAACAACCGGGTGAAACCAGTCTTAGGAGTGTTGCGGTTAGGGACTGGCAGACAATTTGATTGGGTTTAGGATTGTCAATTAATGAGAGAAAAATTATGAAAAAGAAAAATGGACTAATACATAAATATAAATCATCTAATATTTGGGATATAACTTCTAAGTGTGGTATTCCTGCATGGAAAAATGGAAATAGATATTGGAAAAATACAACCTGTAAGGAATGTTTAAAATATAAAAAATTAGGAAAATAAATATGATAAAAATTTATCGTGTGGGTGGTGCAGTAAGAGATTCTATTATGGGACTAAAATCAAAGGATATTGATTATTCTGTTGAAGCAGAATCTTTTGATGCTATGCGTGATTATATTGTTAGTATTGGCGGTCAGATATTTCTTGAAACTCCAAATTTTCTAACAATTCGTGCAAGAGTTGGTAGAGAATCGGCAGATTATGTTCTTGCACGTAAGGATAATGATTATAGTGATGGGCGCAGACCTGATTCCGTTGAACCCGGTACTCTCTATGATGACCTTGCAAGGCGTGATTTCACAATGAATGCTATCGCCATTGATTCTCAAGGATATTATATTGACCCTTTTTATGGAATCATAGATATAGGACAAAGGATTATCCGCTGTGTTGGAAAAGCAGAAGACCGTATTTCAGAAGATTGGCTTAGATTGCTTCGTGCCGCTAGATTTTCAATCACCAAAGATATGAAAATTGATTCAACCATTACAAAATTTTTTGATGATAACTATGCAACTTCTCATCTAGCAAAATCTGTTTCTGAAGAAAGAATTCGTGAAGAAACTAGTAAAATGTTTCAAGCAGATACAAGAGTCTCAATTAAATTTTTTGGTCAATATCCTAAAATGTCATATGCTTGTTTTGGCGGTGGCATTTGGTTAAAGCCAACAACTGAAGAGAGATAAATATGATTAATTATTTTACAACCACAAATATTTGACTATCTCTTGAATCATATTATAATAAGGGTTTGACATCAGAAAAAGCCAAAGAAATTATTCAATCAATGGCAGACCCTTATAGCGCAGGAAGCAAATTGAGATGTGAAGCAATGGGCTTGAATGGAAATTGGATTGTTAGTACGTCTGCAAAACGCAAAGATGATATTGAATATGTTGTTCTTGCAATCCAATATAATTTAAATATAGAATTAGAAAATAATAAAGGAAAAATGAAATGAAACTTTGGCAGGAAATAAAGAATATGTTGGAACAGTTTGTTATTCGTCTTGCGTTTTTAATTTTATGGTCTAGTTTTTTAATTGTTTTATTTTATATTTTTCTCTTTTTATATATGTATTGGAGATAAAAAATGATAACTATTATATTAATTATTGGCGGATTTTTAATTTTATGCTTGTTGATTCATTCTTGGTCTAAGATGCCAATAGAGAATGATACATTGGCTGATGATGATTTAAATAGTAGAAATAAAATTCATAATGGAGAATGGTAAAACTATGCAATTATCAAATGATATTATAAAAAAAATACAAAATAACATATGGAAAACTGATTCTATTGATTATTGGGTTGGCAATATGAATGCTATTGATAATTTGGAAACCAATATTATTGAACAATCAACCGGAAAGAATCATAAAATCAATTCAGAAACAATTCAAAAGGGTTATGATATTATCGCAATTCAAGCCACAAATGTTCCTGATTTTATTTTACAACTTTTAGAGACAGAACAATTTGATGAAGAACAATTGGTTGATGCTATTATTCAAGTTGGCTTATTTGGAGAATTGAAATATCAATAAATAAAATGCCTCTTTTATCAAGAGGCTTTTTAGTTTAAATTGGGGCTTGACAGGAATGTAATTTGTGGTATAATCATCTTATATGAAAAAACAATTCTATCTATATAATGACTTTACGGCGATGGAAACATATTGGTATTGTTTTCATGTAATAAAAAATAATTTTCATAAATTTATTGATTGGGAATGGGATTACTATTCTGGTCTATATGAAAATAGCGAACCTCACGGAATTTCCAATTTCTTTTGGGTGAAAGCAATGAATAATTTTAAAAAGGAAAATAAATGAAAATAAAAGAATTATTAAAACTCAAAAAATTTCAAGATAATGAAAATTTTTTAATAAGTCTTTGGTATGATTTAAGATATGGCATAAATATAGATAGCCAAAAATATCATAATATCGAAAATTTCTATAAAAAAGTAAATAATTCTAAAATTAATGTTCACGATTTAAAAAATAGAATATCTAGCAGATTGATTCAATGTGATTGGTTTATTGAAGACATGATTAAAAATAATGAAAACGTAGAACAAGAATTGAATAAAAAATTAAAATATATTTATCTTTTAGAATTAATTAATAATGGAGAATTGAATGGCTAAAATAAAATTTGATGGTGATGAAAAACCAATTAAGATATTGCCAGCGATTAAGGGTAATCATAGCAAATATCCTATCACCCTATTTTTAGGTGAACAAACATGGGAAACTCATCGTGGAAAACGAATTGTATATGGTGGTAAACCTATTCAATATTATTCAGCCATTTCACGCCCTCGCAAGTATAAAAAATTTGAAGAATATAATGATAAAGAATGGCTATCACTTGGAGCATTAGAAACCGATGAACGTCCAGTATTGCAAATGGTTCATTCTAATTGGGCGGCAGATGGATTTAGAATGCATATTTTGAAAAAAGAAAAAGAATGCAAATGTGAATATTGCAAAAATCGTGATGATGGTATTGGTTTGATGTCACCAGATTATACAAGCATTATTCCTATTAAAAAAGACGGTGATATTGTTGTAAAAATTTCTAAAAAATCATTAGAATCAATATTAAATAGTATTCTTGCTTTTATTGGAAAAGAATATGGTACTTTGATATTTGAAATTTCTCCAGATGGATTTTCTTATGAAATAAATAATGATGATTTAGGTCGTTCTTATGGAACTGTTAGTTTAGATGATGATGAAAAATATTCATCCACTGGTTCAATTAGAATGGGATTGAATAAATATTTTGTGTGGGATGCAATTAGTGGTATGGATGATATTGTTACGATGACATTTCAAAATCCTGTTACTCCAATGACTATTGAGTCAAAAACTCATAAAGCAATTCTTATGCCAATGTATATAGGATAAAAATATGATAAAGAAAATAAAATTATCATTTAAACGTCATCCAAAAGAAACAGGATTAAGAGGAATTGGTCGCCCTTATTCTATTGTTGATATTAAAATCAATAAAAAAATTTGTGGTCATATTTTTCCTCCAACATGGCAAGATGAAAATCATGTTTGGAAAATTATGATTTCTGTTATTAAAAATGATATTATGGAAGATGGAAATAAAAATTGTTCATGGAAATGGTTCACCTTATCTTTTAGAGGCAATGATGAAAATGAATGTCGTGAACATATAAAACAAGAAATTCAAAAAATAGAAAGTAAATATAATATATATTATATAGAAGAAGAGGAATAAATGAAAATAAATTTTAAATATGTTGTTGAAAAATTTATGTTATATTTATTGATGGTGGTTGGAAGTTCATTAGAAATGTTCTTAATTAATTATTTCTTTTTAACAAGACCAGAATATCCTTTGTTTTTTAGTTTATGTTTAGGGGTATTAAATTCAACCTTAATAAGTGCAATATCCCTTCCGGGAATAAGTCAAATGATTGATTCAATGAATAAATTTAAAAAATAAAAATTAATAAAATTGTTGTTTTATGAATGGAGTTATTCATGTGTAAGCATAGAAATATATCAATAACAGAATTCGGGACAGCGTGGACAAATCATGCTTTACAAAATGGTACATGGTCGCATGTTAGTGATATTGGAGCATATATAGGTCAAATTGATATTCATTGTTATGATTGTGGTATTGAAAAAACATATTATTATAAAAATCGTCCGAAATGGTTGATTAAATTATTAGAAGAAATGAACACTTGACAAATAGAATAAAATTTGTTATAATATAAATATTCAGGAGAAAAATATGGTTCTTTCTACAATATAAAAAAGAAAGGGATTATCCTTCAAAACCTTTTGAGGTCAAACAATTTTTTGATTTTGAAAAAATGAAAGAATATTCTGCTAATCAAGCTCATCTTTATAAAAATTCAAAAGACCCTTATTATTCAGAATATATTTCCACTTATTGTAAATCTGAAATTTAAAAATAGGAGAAAAAAAATGAAAATTCAAATTGTAAATTCTACTAATACAAATTATATTGAAATTGGAACTACAGATGGATATTATGCAAAACCCGTTCCTCGTGTTGGAGAAAGAATAAATTTAGGTTATCTTCCTGTGCCACAAGTGGATTCTGTTGTATATGATTATGAAAATAAAATTGTTTATGTTCATATTGATTCCCCATTTTTAAAAGAATAATAAAATGACTGAAGAAAACCCACAACCACAAATTATTAATAAAATTAACGTTTCATTATGGAAACCTTTATGGATTGCTGGATATATGTTTACGGTATCTTATCTTCCCATTGACCCATCATTTCACATCCTTGTTTGGTGGAAACAAATAGTTTATATTTTTATAGAAATTATTTTATGGCCCGCGATTCTTGGTGGGCATTTGTCTGGAAAATGGTAATTGATAATGGATAATAAAATGAAACATAGAAGGAATATTTTATGAATAAAAATTGGTCTAAAAAAATTCCACAAGAAATAGGATTATATTTTTTCATTGGCGACCCATTTGTTTTTCATGAACATATTGAACGTGGAGATATATTAGAAAGTAATTTATATGTTTGTCGTGTTCGTAAAACCTCAAATGGTTTTTCATATATTTTCGATGGTAATTTTGGAGAAAATAAAATTGGGTTATGGAAAAAAATTGATTTAGAAAGCTTTGATATTCCTGATGGTGTAAATTGGAGAATTTAATGGATAAAACATATCGAATTGAATTTTCAACTAGGCAATTAATTGGCATTACATTATATGAATTGATTTGTCAAGGTTGGATGCCAGATAAAGATTATATTGTTTCAAAAGGAAATATGTTGCTCGGTGCTTATCCTGAAGTCGTTTCTGTAGTTGAACATCTATTCGGAGATATGCCAAAGCCTATTGGTCAATATATGAAATATTATGAAGAGGCTTATTAATAAAATACTTCTTTTATAGAGGTTTTATGTTTGAAAAAAGTGAATTTAAACTTGGAGAATATAGATATTATGTTGATTGCAGAATTGGTTGTTGTGCTATAATTGATACAAAATTACCAATGACCCAAAATGGAAGACTATTTCCAGAAAATAAAAATGTTGTAAAATATTGGGAAGGTTTATGGGATGATAATAAAGAAATATGGTATCTTCCTGTTTCGATTGAAAATGAAGCTATGGAATTATGTAAAAAAATGAACACAGAATTCAAAAAAACAGGAGAACAATAATGTTTGATGACAATGATGAATTTGAAGATGGATATTTCGATGACGATAATGAAAACGATTTAGAAGGTTATGAAATTGAAGGTGATGATTTGGTAGATTATGAATTAATGGATGATAAAATCTCTTTAGAAACTGAAGAAATTGAAGAAGATGATGAATTATTTTCTATTCCCTGCTCAGTATGTGGTGAAATAATTGATATGCGAGAAGCTAAATATGTAGATGGTGAAGCACAACATATGAATGGATGCAACAATGGATAAAATTTATATTGCTGTTTTTGCTGGAAAATATTTGGAACGTTATAATAAAATTTCTAATATTGGACTACAATCTTATATTAGAATTCAACCTGAAATTGAAAAAAGTATTGCTATTGAAGATATTGATGAGGTTTTGAATTTATTAGTTGATGCCGGATTTATTGAACAAGTTGATGCATTAGGGGATGGAATGGCAACCTATAAAAGATTTATTCCAAAACAAAGACATCATTAAAACCTTGACATTTTTAGGATAATGTGGTATGCTACAATTCTCTGGCAGAAATGTCAGAGATTATACCGTTAAAATGGGTGGAGAAAGGCAGTTTTATGTCACCAGATGGTGTTACTCATGTAAAAATATGGAAAACATTTTTTCCTCTCACATTGATTGTAGCTCTAGGCATAGGATTGCTTTGGAGTTGGTATATAGCAATGTTCGTTATAATAGGATGGGGATTTCATGGATTTGGAATAGACCCGGATTTAGACCTGAGTGGTTTTAATAGGTCTGAGGCTTTATGGAGTAAATTAATTATAACTATTCCATTGATAGGTTGGTCAACATTTTATGCAAGAATATTTCAAAAATGGGGAGGACATCGAAGCATATGGACTCATGGTTTTATTATTTCTACTTTTATAAGATTAATGTTTTTTGGACTTCCTTTTTTATGGTGGTTTCGTCAACATTGGATTGATGATTTAACTAGAGAATTTTTTGGTATGTACATAGGAATGTCCATATCAGATAATTTACATATAATTGCAGATATGATTACTGGTGAAATGAATTTTTTTAGTAGAATTGGTGGAAAAAATATTTTTTTGAAAAGAATAATGAAGATTTGGTTCGATTACCCTCCAACAAAAAAGAATGATTATTAAAAATAAATTTATAAGGATAATAAATAATGAATCAAAATTTTGGAAACAATAAACAAAACATGTCCGTAAGTGAAAAAATTGAACAAGATAAAGTTATAAAAAAAATAAAAGATGATAAGGGTTTGATTGGTGATTTTAAACGTTTTCCTTTATTATATCTTTCTTTAGGTGTAGCTGGAATTTTAACATTTTTTGATGCTGTATGGATTGCATGGACAGCAACAGCACCAGTATCAAACACAATTGTAAGGCTTTTATTGGTTTCAGGATTAGGAAGTTTGATTGGCACAGGATTTGTTTCGTTTGGGGAATTCGCTACAGCAAATTGGGAGCGCAAATTTTTTCACAGAGAAAAAGATAATAAAACTCAATATTTTGTTTCAATTTCAATGTTAGTTCTTAGTGGAATTTTTTCTGCTGTAACAGCCTATGCTTCAACAAATATTTTGGCAGTTATTTTTGGTGTTTTCTCAGAACATTTACAAATTCCTGATTGGGCGCAAAATTGGCTTATTGGATATGTGCCTCTCGCAATTTTTGCGAATGTAATTTCAACTTTTGTTTATAGAAATAAAAGTAGAAGTTCTGAAATTAGAAGACAATTAAGCATGATAGAAATGGAAAAAACAGCCGATGCCGATGAAAGAATTTTAAAAGCTGAAATGAATGCAAGAGCTAGCATAGCAGAACATCAAGCATTAGCATTTGAACAAGAAATGGAAGAAAGAGCTAAACATATTGGTAGAACTATGGGTGTTCATAGAGCAAAAGAAGCATCTAAAGGATTTGACTTTCCTCAACAAAATGAATCTTCTGAGCAAGAAAAAGTTTATCCAATAAATACAGAAGATTCTAAATTAAAATTAAACGAAATAAAAGAGGATTCAAAAAGAAGTCCAAATTTTCCGAACAGCTAACACAAAAAGATATAACGTTTGACAATGAAAATGTGTTAGCGTTATTTATGGACGCTTTCAAAGAAAAACATTTAATTCCTGAAAAATCTAATTTTATAGAAATAAAATCAACAAAAAAGAAAATTGGTGATAGATTAGAATGGCGAAAAAACAAAAAAGGTGATTTAATAGGAGTTTGTTGGAGAAAAAGAAATTCAGAAAGAAAGGCTACTAGATACGTTGGAAAAAGAAAATCCCCAATTGATTTTCAACGTTTTCAAAAGGTGTATAATGAAAAAAATAGATGAAGATAATATCGAATTGGAGGTTGAAGTGCCAGAAACAGACCAGATGTTATTTACGGCACTATTTTCTCCTGCCGAAGAACTGTTGGCAAGAGGGAGAATGAAAATAGTAACCATTGGCGATAATATTGTTGGAATGGTTATTCTTAATGCCAAATATGATGAATCTGTTGGCTTTGTTGACCTTCTAAACAAAGATAAAAAAACTGTTGGCAATGAGTTGGTAGAAAAAAATCAAATAAATGCCAATGAAAGAAGTCAAATATGATGAATAAAAAAGTTATTTTATGTTTATTTTTAGTGTTGGCAATAGTGTTGGCATGTCAAGTACCAGATATTAGCCTAAATAATACTGCCAATGGTCAAAACAATGGTCAAAATATTGCCAAAACAACCCCTGAAATCATTGGCAACCCATTTAATCTAAGTGTTGGCAATGCCACAGTCCGGGCTTTTCCCGTTGGCCTAAATATAAGAGATGATGCTAGTGCCAATGCTACAGTGTTGGCAACTGCACCAGATAATTCAACCGTAAAAATTACTGGAATTTTAGCCAATGGTTGGGTTTCTCTTTGTTGGCAAAAAATTTGCGGATTTGCCAATGCTAGGTATCTTAGCCAATAGATTGAAAAAGAGATAACTAAAGCCAATAGTTATCTCTTTTTATTTTAACCTTGACATTTAGGTTTTAATGTGGTAATATTGTTGAAAATTTGAAAAGAGGTAATTGTCAATGACCAATATTTCCACCATAAGAAGTTTAAAATCACAATCAAAAAATTGTTATTATTGTGGATATTATATTGTATTCAAAGAAGATTTGACCGTTGACCATAAACTTCCTATTTCTAAAGGTGGAAAAACAAATAGAAAAAATTTAGTAGTTTGCTGTAAAGGCTGTAATGAAGAAAAAGGTTCAATGACAGAAATTGAATTCTTCAATTATATGAAATATAAAGAAAATTTAAAATATAAATATGATTACGATGAATTGACAAATCAAATGCTAAAAATTAAAGATATTTTTAAAATTATTGGACGCGGTTCATTCAAATTGATTGACAGTGAATCTGGAATTCATCTTCATAGAAAAATTAGAGCGATAAAGATTGTGAGAAAATTTTATGCACTTCAAATGTATTAATAATTCAGAACGTGAAGATATATTAACCTTGAATAAAATATATTTAGGATATTTTGATGACCAAAATATTGATTCAATTTATATTGATGAATGTGATAATGGTATTCGTGGATACTTTAGTTTAAATAGATTTGAGGTGATTGATGAAGAATAAAATACTTGTTTTATCAAGAAAAGTTGCTGAAGGTTATGATTGGTATGGTAGAGATATTGCAATCATATCTGTAACAGACCCAAATCAACCATCGGCTAAATTAAATTATTTTGAGGATAAGATTCTAAGACTTCAATTTCATGATGTAGACAAAGATATGAAAATGTGGACTCCAAATGGAACTGTACGCATATTTACAATAAATGATAGTCAAGTAAAAGATATTGTTCAATTTGTTGATAAATATTTTTATAATGTTGATGAATTTGTTATTCACTGTGAAGCTGGAATATCGAGGAGTGCAGGAATAGCCGCCGCCATTGCAAAATATATTTATCTTGATGATACAGAATATTTCAAGAAGTATATTCCAAATAGAACTGTTCACCGTTTAGTATTGAATGAATTTTATAAGCTAAAAGAAACGATAATTTAGGAGAATGAAAATGACCGATAGGCCAATGGCAACACTTAGAACTGTAAATAATAAATATCCTATTCCTGAAAAGGATAGGATTGAATTGATTCAGGTAGATGGATGGCAAGTAATTTCAAAAAAGGATGAATTTGAAATTGGTGATATGTGCATATATGCTGAACCAGATTCTATTTTTCCTGAAATACCAGATTTTGAATTTCTTCGTCCTAAAAAATTTCGTATTAAAACTATGAAGATGGCTGGAGTTATTAGTCAAGGCATTGTTTTTCCATTATCAATTCTCCCCCTCCGCAACAAGAAATATGTTCTTGGCGAAGATGTTACGGAATTGATTGGTATCACAAAATATAAAAGTGAACCAGATAATTCAATTCCACAACCAACATGGATGAAAAATCCAATTGTTAAAAAACTTTTGAGATATAAAATTTTTAGAACAATTCTTTTGCCAAATAAAGAATATAAAGGATTTCCAAAATTCATTTCTAAAACAGATGAAGAAAATGTTCAAAATTTACCATATTTATTTTCTGAAGAATTTAAAAACGTTCCATTTGCTGTTCGTGAAAAAATAGAAGGTCAATCAGGAACGTGGTTTCTTCAAAGAAAAAAGAATTGGTTTGGAAAAGAAATTTTTGAATTTGGAGTTTGTTCAAGAAATATTCGTAAATTCAAAAAAGATAATTCATCATTTTGGAAAGTTGCCATAAAATATAATATTGAAAATATTCTAAAAGAATTAATTGGTGATAAAAATGAATGGATTGCCATTCAGGGTGAATGTGTTGGCCCCGGCATTCAAGGCAATATCTATAAATTAAATGATGTTGATGTTTATATGTTTAATTATATAGAACCAAAAGGAAAAATGGATGATAAAATAGCTGAAGTTGTTATGAATTCATATAGCATTAGATGGTGTCCTTTAATTGATAATGAATATTATCTTCCATCAACAGCAAATGATGTTCTTGAATATTCAAATGGTACATCGCTTTTATATAATACTGACCGTGAAGGATTGGTATTTCGCAATTACGAAAAAAATATTAGCTTCAAAGCACGTTCACCTAAATATTTATTAAAATCTGATACATAGGATAAAAAAATGGAAACTTTTATAATTGATAGAAATACTTGGTTACGAGGACAATTCAATAGCATGTTGTTTCGTGCTAAAGATGGGAAAATGTGTTGTCTTGGGCAAATTGGATTACAATGTGGCTTAAATGAAAAAGATATGTCTAATAAAATAAGTCCTACTAATGCAATAGAACATTTAATAGAATTTCATAATGTCAATCCATTTTTTATATCATTGATGAATAAAAATTATTTTCTTAGCATGAAAGCAATGGGAATAAATGATAATATATATACCAATGATAAATATAAAGAAATACAATTAAAATCATTATTTGCAAAATATGATGTTGAATTAAAATTTATAAATTAAAAAGGAAAAATAAAAAATGAATAAGAAAAATAATACAAATTTTGTACAAGTTGAAGGAAATGTAAATAAGGCAATTCAAGGAAATATTACGACTACAACTACTTGGCCTCCTGTTACTGGTCAAGTTTGGCCTATGGATATTTCAGGAATTAGTAATCAACCAGAAGTTGCAGACCAAATTAAACAAGTTATTATAAATGATAGGACTGTAATTATCAACTGGAAAGATGGAACAAAAAGTCGTTCTACCTGTGATGTTGAAGATATTTTTAATCCAGAATTAGGATTTGCAATTGCTGTAATTAAAAAATTAATTGGTAAAAAACGTTATACTGGTTTTGTTGAAAAAGCTTTGCGCCAACAAAAAAATCGTATTAGAAAAATTGGTCGTTCTGCATTAAAATCGCTTGCTAATGATACATCAGAAGAATTTAATATAACAATATCCCTTCTTCCATAGCAACTATCAGGAAAATAAATGACAATCATTCATAAATCAGGAAATATTTTAGATGCAACAGAAAACATAATTATTCACCAAGTAAATTGTGAAGGTGTAATGGGTGCGGGTTTAGCAAAACAATTAAGAAATAAATGGCCTATAATATATACAGAATATAAAAAATTATGTGATGAAAATCGTATAAAATTTATGTTGCTCGGAAAAGTTCAATATATTAAAGTTGATGAAAAAAAATATGTTGCAAATATGTTTTCACAATTAGGAATTGGAACTGACAAAATTCAAACAATTTATTCTGATATGAAAAAAGGTCTTAAACGTATTGAACAAGGAGCAAGATTTGATGGTCTTTCAATAGCTCTCCCTTTTCAACTAGGATGTAATCGTGCTGGTGGAGATTGGGATGGCGTAGTATATCCAATGATTCAAGAAATTTTTAATATATCAGATGTGGATGTTGCAATTTATACATATGAATCAGAGGTCAAATGACAATTGCTATAACAAATAAACAACATACATATATAAAAATAGTTCAATTTATGCAAGCAGACTCTAACAAAGAAATGTATAATAAATTAAATCTATTAATTGATATAATAAAAGTAGACGCAGATTTATCTCCATCGTCTGCCAGCCTTGATGTTTTTGGATTTAATTTATTTATATTCTCTTATGAACAATATATTAAATTGTGTGAGGAATTGGATAATGACCCAAGATATTATTCAAAAAGTCACATTAGAAATTGAAAATCTGAAATCTAAAAATAAAAAATATTGGTATGATTTCAATGTAAATAAACAAGATTCTAAAAAATTAAAAGAATATTTTGAAAACATTGGATATAAAGTTGAATTGAAAGAATGTCGGGCTTGTAAATTATTTGATATTATTATTGAATTTTAGGAGTAATTATGTATGTCGTACTCGACCTAGAAACAGGTTCTTTAAATCCAAATACCGGAGCAATTTGTTCAATAGCTTGTCTTGCTCTTGATGAAGATTTGAATGAAACTCATCGTTATTACACACTGGTGAATGAACCCGGCAAACTCGTAGAAGATGCCGCTCTTGCTATAAATAAATTGACAAGAGAAGAAATTTCAAAAGGAAAACCTATTGAAAAAGTATTATCTGACTTGAAAATAATTATGAGAAATAGAATACCGATTGCTCACAATGGAAGGTTTGATTTTGGATTTCTTGCCGCAAGAGGATTTGAATTTGATGTTGCAATTGATACTTTAATGATTGCTAAAAAACTTTTTCCAAAACAAAAAAATAATTTAACAGAACTTTGCCAAAGATTAAATATACAAGTTGAAAATACTCATAACTCATTAGGTGACTGTTTATTAACTGCTGAAGCACTTAGAAAAATGTCAAAGACTCAATGGCTGAACGCATTAGAACCTAGACCGATAGGAAAGAAAATATAATGGATTATCTTTTTCTGACTGGAATATTTGCCGCAATAGCAACATTATGGAATCAAATAAAAAATATATTAATTCAATTAAGAAGTATTTTTATTGTAACTATGCTTATACAATATGATGGTGCAAAAAGTGTTGGTTTATATCTTTCTGAAAATGCAAAAATGTATGGTTTAGGTTTAAAACAATATACAACGCATAGTTTTATAATAAAATCAGTTGGAGAATTTAGAACAATACCATTTGAACTTGTTGGAAAAAATGGAACTATTTTTATTCTTGATAAAAAACCGTTGTTTGTTACTCGTGGCACAGACAACCAGCAGGGTACTGATAAATCCGATACTGTTACTCAAGATTTAATATCATTAAAAATATCTTTTATTCGTGGACATTTTAATGCTGATGAAATTATGAAAAAATCAGCAGAATTTATGGATAAAAAAAATAGAAGTAATGGAAATAATAACAGAAGATTTGTCAGAAGAGTTTTTGGAATTAGTCAAAAACGTGCAATGATGTCAAAAGATTCTAATTCTGGTGAATCTCCTGCAATTGCGTCAAGTAAAGGTTGGGATATTTCTGCAACATATGGAACTCGTATAATAGGATATAATTTTGAAGATATTGGTTCTGTGATGCCTTATTTTGGAATCAAAGATATGTTTCTTTCTGATGATGCAGAAAATGCTATTCAAGAAATTAGACATTGGTTTAATAGTAAACAATGGTATAAAGAACATGGTATTTCTTGGAAACGTGGATGGTTATTGCATGGTCAACCCGGAAATGGAAAAACAGTATTGGGAAGAGTTTTATCTGACGAATTAAATATGCCAATATTTTCATATGACCTTTCAAGTTTGAGTAATGATGAAATGGAATCTGGTTGGAGAGATATGATGTCTCATACACCATGCATTGCTATCATAGAAGATATTGATTCGGTATTTGATAAAAGGAAAAATTTAACTGGTGATTTAACTTTTGATTGTTTGCTTAATTGTATTGATGGAGTTGAACGTAGTGATGGAGTTTTTCTAATTATTACAACAAATTATTTGGAAAAAATTGATTCTGCATTAGCTCAAATTGATAATGGAAAAGCTACTCGTCCATCAAGAATAGATAGAGTTATAGAAATGACAAATCCAGATAAGAATGGGTTATATAAAATTGCAAATAGAATTTTAAAAGAATATCCTGATATGATTAATAATGTTGTTATAGATGGATATAATGATACTGGCGCACAATTTCAAGAACGATGTGTAAAATTTGCATTAGATAGATTTTGGAAGGAAAAACAATAATGAATTGGGAAGAAACATCAAAACTAAGAAGTGATGCTGGACTTTATTCGGAAAATATTGATAAAGATAAATTATTGGTTCTTATAAAAAATGCTTGTAATAAAAATGATAATGATGAAGAATTAAAGGATTTAATTCATCATTGGACATCTGACCATTATATGTGGTTTAAGACAGATAAATATGTTTATGAAATTTTCGGAAAAATTGGTAGAGATATAAGCCTTGAATTAAGTGAAAGCGGTAGTCAAAGTTGGTGGACTTGGTTCACAGAATGCATGGAAAAAATAACAAAAGAATTAAATTCTGATATTTTGAAAGAAAAATCAGAAGAAAAATTAAAATCAATAACAAGAGATTATGCCTTTATTATTGAAGGTTGGTTGGGGAATTCTTGGAATGTTTCTTTGGAAAACATGAAACCTACCGAAGAAAAAAATATTCAATTTATTCAAAGTCAACTTGTATTTATTCTTAGACATTTGAATTCAGTAAATCAAGATTATCCATATGATTATGATTAATAAAATTTTAGAAAGATTGGAATTAAAAAATGAATAAAAAATTACAAGAAAAAATTATAGAAAATTATGAATTTGCATTCAATAATTTTAATTTTTATAAAGTAAAAATTGCAATGAATGCTTTAGATTGGCATTGGTCAACTGGCAAAGCCCCAACAATTAATGAAATGGAAGAGAATGTATATAGATTATTTCTACATGCTTTAAATGGAAATTCCGGGTATTGTTCTTCCGGGGGTTTTGTTGTAGAAATTGAAGATGAACAAGTTTCAATTTATTTCAATATTGAAGAATCAATAAGTGTAGATAGTTAATAAAATGACAATTTTATAAAGGAATATAAATGGAAAAATTTCCAAGATATGAGATAGTAAAAATTGTGATGCTGGAAAGAAGGGGAGAACAATATTTTAATTCGTGGAAAAATAAAGAGGACTTTGGCAGTTTATGGATTAGTGGAAGTGGTCTATATGAATTGATGGAAAATTGTAAAACTGATAGAGAAGCAGAAATTTTATTACACTATATTTTTTCTTTATCTGATAGTAAAGATGAACATGCTCATCAAACTTTAAATAACTTGTTGCTTATGCATTATCATTTACAAAACAATGAAGATTTAGGATATAAAATAACATAAAGGAAAAGAATAATGGATATTGAATACATAATCAAAGAACCATGTCCAGAATGTAGGGGCGAATTAAAATATTGGAATTCCAACTCTAATTATAGAGTTTTTTCTGGAATACAATGTACAAATTGTAATTATGCAACTAATAAAATTTCTATAAAAATTGAAGAAAAATATTCTAAAAAGAAACCTGTTAAAAATAAATCATCTAAAAAAATTGAAAAGGATGTTGTTATTCAATTGGTTGAATTGAGAATGTTTTTATCTGGCTATTTTATGGGTTTTATTCGAGATAAAAATTTTGATGACTTATCATTTGAATCAAAATACTTAAAGTTTTTAAATAAATTACCAAAAAAATTAATATACACAGAAAAAGAACTTGGTGATTTTGTTAAAAAACTAGATAAAATTTTATCAAGTGAAAAATATTTTATAAAATGACAAATAAAAAATTTCCTCAAAATTTTGTAGGTATGCCCGCCGCTATTATGTTAGAAGAATTCGGTTCACAAGTTTGGAGTGCGTTTGGTACACCCCCATATTTAACCGGGTCGAGTCTTTATACTAAAAAATGGAGAGATGTTGATGTGCGCCTCATATTATCAGACGAAGAATATGAACAATGGGGATTTGGTAATCCAATTCAATGTCATCAGAATGGTAAATGGGTTTCTTTATGTTTGGCATTTTCTGCATTAGGAAAACAAATAACATCATTGCCCATTGATTTTCAGATTCAACAAAGAAGTAAAGCTAATAGAGATTTTAAAAATGCTAGATTTTCATTAGGAAATATTGATTTGAGGATAATAAAAAAATGAAAAATAAAAAAATTGACCCAAAATATATTGGTGTTCCAAATATTCAATTTTCTTTAATTTCTAAAAATGATGATAGAGAAAAAGAGTTTTCCAAACAAAGAATAGAGCGTGGCTTTGATAGTAGTGAAATATGGAGTCTGAGAGATACAATTGCAAATTTTATTATTCCCCGATTGTCTTTTTATATTGAAAACATAGAAAGACTTGGTTCATCTCATGGAAATGCAAGCAATAAAGAAGAAGTGATAGCCTTGAAAAAAATTCTTAGAATGTTTGAATTAACCGCTAGAAATAATGGTTCTTTTATTCTAACCAAAGATGAAGAAAAAGAATTTGAAGAAGGAATTCTTTTGTTTCCTGAATGGTATTTATCAATGTGGACATAGTTTTATAAAAGGAAAATATAAATGCTAATTAAAGATGATGTTTTACATATTTTAAAAAATTCAATAGTTGATGAAGTTGAAAATATTTTATATCTCCCCAAAATTCAATTAGATAGAAAACTCTATGTAGATGTAAATAAAGTTCTTGAATCTATTGGTGGGGCATGGAATAAAAAAATAAAAGGCCATGTTTTTGATAGTAATCCATCGGATATATTGGATGAAATAATTAATACGGGAAATTGGACTGATAAGAAAAAAGAATATCAATTTTTCAGAACACCAAAACATATTGTAAAACAAATGATTAAACTTTCTAATATTAATAAAACTGATGTTTTATTAGAACCATCTGCTGGTGATGGTGCAATTTTAGAAGAATTTCCAAAAGAAAATTCTTATTGGGCTTTTGAGTTGATGCCAGAAAATTGTGAAATTTTAAAATCAAAAGGATTTGTTGTTCATGGAAATGATTTTATTGAAGCAGAAGAATTAAATGCAAAAAGTTTTGATAAAATTATTATGAATCCTCCTTTTACCAGACAACAAGATGTTCAACATATTTTTCATGCTTGGAAATATTATTTAAAAACTGGTGGTCGTTTAGTTTCGATTGTTTCTGAATCTCCATTTTTTAGAGAAAATAAACTAAGTCAAGAATTTAGAAAATGGCTTGATGATAACAATTCTAAGGTAATTGATTTAAATCCCGGAGATTTTAAAGAATCTGGAACAATGGTTAAAACAAGAATTATTATTGTGGATAAATTATAATATGTTAATTATAACAGTTTTATTTATTTTATTTTGGGGTTTATTTGGAATAGGAGTTGGTTGGGCTTTATGGGAGAATTTCAAAAGAGATACAGCCATATTTGCCGGTATTTTGATGTGGCCTTTTTATTTAGCATACTATTTGATGAAGCATTTATTTTATGGGAAACATTATTAATATGAAACTTGAAATCCCACAAGATACAATTGTAATTCGTAAAATCAATTTACGTGATAAAACAAAGGGTCAATGGCATATATTTACAAAATCAAATAGTAATGGATTTACTGAAAAAAATGTTCCAGATTATCCGAATTGGTGGAATTCCAAGAGTCATCATACTTTATGCGGAAAATATTTTGATGACCGTAAATCAGAATATGGATTTTTATTTGATTATAGTATTGAATTTGCTACTGTTACAGAAATTAAGAAAATTTGTCCCTCTTGCTGGCCTTATCAAAAGACCCAAAAATAAGTATAAAATAACCCTTGACAAAATGCTCCTCTTATGATAAAATACCTATTAAATAAGGTATTCATAAAAGGAGTGTTTTATTTACTCCACCATATAAAAAGGAGAAAATTATGCCCGCTAATATAATGGATAATGATAAGGTTGTTCTTTCAGGTGATGAACCAGCTTGGCATGGATTGGGTGAATATTTTGAAATTCCAATTTCTGCCGAAAAGGCTCATGATGAAATGGGTGGAAGTTTTACTCTCTATCAAAAGCCAGTTGGTGTACAATTTGATGATGGAGAATTTATTGAAGTTCCAAAGTCATTTGCAATTGTGCGTGGTGAAACAAATAAGGATAACCGTAAGTTGGTTTTTGGATATACAACTGACCATTATACAGTCATTCAACCAATTGATATTATAAAAAAGTTTGATGAACGTGTTGGGGTTTCAATTTCAAGTTTAGGTTTTATTCAAGATGGTCGTAAAATGTTTTTGTCTTGGAAACTTCCTTCTTTTGAAGTTGTAAAGGGTGATGAAATAAAATTGTACGGTTGTTTGTTAGTTGGATATGATAAGATATTTTCAAGTCGTATCAATATTGGAACAATTCGTATTGTCTGTGAAAATACTTTTATGGCTAATATGAATGAAGCTGAACAAGAAAATAAAAGTAATCGTGGTCGTGGAACAATCTATTCCGGCAAGCATTCTAATTCAAAATTACTTTTTGAATTGGGAGAATGGATGAATCATATTCAAGGAAATGCTGAAAAAGAACAAGCTTTACTACAATCATTTTTTAAGAATTTGGTCAATAAACCAATTAAACATGAAAAGCAAGCGCAAGATTTAATTTATACTGCATGGCCTGACCCTGCTCCATTTAATCCAGATTCAATTCCTTTGGCTTTACATGATAAGGAACAAGGTAAAATTGATTTAAAGGCCGCAAGAGTTGAAAAAATTCGTAATGGTGTATATGATTTATACACTGGTAGCGAAGGAATTGCTATTGATGAAAATTATTATGGACTCTTCAATGCTTGCACACAATATTTCAACCATAAAATGATTTCAAAAAAGGATGATGCATTTTCAATTTCATGGGGTGGTCGTTCGGCTGAAATGAATATGTTTGCTGAAGTATTAAAGAATAATTAATTATAGATTTAGAGCCTGTTGAGACATACAGGCTCTAAATTGCCTCTTGACAAAATAATCATAATCTGCTATAATGTATATATCAATCTAAGAAAGGATGATAAACATGTTTCCAGAATATCAAGAATTTTTTAATTCAAAATCAGATAAAAGTATTCACACTCTACGCTCATATCATCAAAACATTGATTCTTTTATTAGTGCTTTGAAAATTAAGAAAGTAAAAGATTTGGAAAAAGTATCTGCTGGTACATTGCGTACTTATCGTGATTCTTTGAAAATTTCAAATGCTTCAAAAAATACTTGGACTCGTGTTTTATCATCTTTCTTTAGTTTTATGAATGAACAAGAATATATTGATTTCAATGTTTTTGATAAGGTAAAATATCTTTCTCTTACTGAAAAAGAAAAAACAATCAATATGCCAACACAAGATGAAATTAAAATGATTATTGAATCTTGTGAAAACAAAACTACAAAATTGATGTTGAATATTATGTCACGTATTGCTTTACGTCGTGATGAATTATCAAAAATCCAAATTAAAGATATTGACGCTGATGGTCGTATTATTATTCATGGAAAAGGAAGCAAAATTAGAATGGTGAAACTTCCTTTGGATATTTTTGAAACAATTAAGGCTCATATTAAAAATAAACGTGTAAAGTCAGAATATCTATTTAGCTATGATGGTCATAAAATTACGGGCGATGCAATTTATATCCGTATTAATGGATTTATTGAAACCTTGAATATTTCTGATGAACGTAAAAAGGCAATTGCACATCCTCATGCTCTACGTCATCGTGCATTGACCACCACTTACAACGTAACTAAAGACCCATATGCTGTAAAGAATTTGGCTGGTCATTCCAATTTAGCTATTGGCGAAAGATATATTCATGCTGAATCAAATATTTATGATGATGTTACGGAGAATTTGTAGAAACAAATGAAATATAATATTGAAATAAATCACTATACAGTAGCTTTTACTTTGATAACAATTTATGATTTTGTTTCTACATATTTATTTGTTCATTATCATACCAGTGTTGAATCAAATCTTCTCGTTAATGCTTTTGGTTGGATACCAGCAATTACAATAAAAGTAATTTTAAGTATTGTTGTTTTGGCTTTATTGTCCAATAATAAAATAATGAGATATGAAAAATTAGGTTTTGTATATGGCTTAGGATTTTTAATTGTCTTTTTTAATTCAGTTCCAGCCATGCAAGCAATAAAAATTATTCTTGGTTATGGATAAAATAGTAATTTTATAAAGAGGAACAAAATGGATATAAATATTTATTCTTGGCATCCAGAACCAACAAATATATTAACTAAAAATGGTTATATAAAAATAGATAATTCTTCAGTAGGTTGTATCTTTGTGTCGCCTTTTGAAAATAAAAATCTTCAAATACTCATTGAAGATTTGACAGAAATTGGATTATATGTTATGATATTTCCTGAATATAAAAAAACAAATACTATTCATGTTGATACAAGAATGTTTAAACAGAGATAAAAATTATAAACAAGAGGAGTCTAAAATGGGACGAAAAGCAGGAAGTAAAAATAAGGTCAAAGAACCAATTTCTGTTGAAAAATCTTATGAAGAACTTACTGAAAAAAAGACAAAAGAAAAAGAAGTTTACACTTTCAAGTTAGATATTCCAAAGGTAAGAAATATCTCTGCTCTATCTGGTTACATTGAAAACTTCAATGGAAAAACCTATTCTAGTGCTATGCAAAATGCTTTTGATTGGGCAAAGCAATATGATATTACATTGATTAATTATTTTGAACAAGAATATCCCGGTGGTTCTATTCTTGTAGGATATGAAAGATAAAAGAGGAAAAATTGAAAGACCCAAAAGAAAATAAAATCGAAATTGATATAAATTGTTATTGTGGATGTGGAGTATTGGAAATCGGACAATGGATTGATGAAGATGGTGATTTTGGGGATGTGACAATTTCACATAAAACTCGTTCTTGGGAAGCATATTCTTGGAGTCCATTAAATATTATTAAAAGACGTTTCAATATGATTTGGAATATTTTAATTGGAAAAGAATATTATTTTTATGAAGTTTTAATTCAAAACAAATCAGAACTTAGAAAATTAAAAGAATTTGTAAATAGTCTTCATGAAGATAAACTACCATATGATTAGGTGAAAAATGAATGAAAAAGAATTACTTGAACAAGCTTGGTCAATTGCAGAACAATGTCACAATGGACAGCTATATGGAACTGAACCATATTTGTATCATATTCAGAGGGTTTATAATCGTGTTGATAAATTGAAGTGGTCTATGTTTGGAGACAGAATTGTTTCTGTGTTGCATGACGTTGTTGAGGATTCAAATTATTCATTCAAAGAAATTGAAAGAATATTTGGAAATCAAATTTATGTTGCTGTTTTTGCAATCACGAGAAGCCCTGAATTAGAAACCTATGAAGAATATATTTATAGAGTTTCAAGAAATATGATTGCAAGAAATGTAAAGGCTTGTGATTTATTGGATAACTTATCTAATTGTTATCGTCAACCTAATCAATATGGTCATTTAATAAATAGATATGAAAATGCATTGATTGAATTAGCATCAGGAGGTTGATATGATACCAGTTGGTCATATATCAACATTACAGTTGATGGAAAATGATTGGATGATATATCAATATTTCTTGAAAAATAAAAAGAAAATTCGTATTGTAGGATTTGGAAGAAATAAAAAAGAAGCACTTGATGATTTCAATTATGAATTACAATTAGAAAAGGAAAATATAACATGACAAAAATGACTAAGAAAGAATTTCTAAAATTTTTTGAAATTGATATTCCAGTTATTGAAGGCAATCCAAATGAACATACTCATGCAACCAGAAAGAATCATGTTCATAAAATTGGAAAAAGTCCTCGTCCTCGTTTTCCAAAATTGATTGCTCATCCACAACCAAAAGTTCTTGGAAAAAATATTAATAAATCAATTGAATAAAATATGATTTTAGCTAAATGTATGGGATGTGGAAATATTCATCAATATTATAGATTTTCATGTAAACAAATGAAGTTAATGCAAGCACCCATGTATGTTTTATGGTGTGAAAATTGTGGAACACGAATGCATGAACCATTTCAAACAGGATTAATAGAAAGTATTAAAATTTGGTTTAAAAATTTAAGGATAATATGAAAAGTTATTTTCAAGAAATTATTGATGGTGAAATAGTTTGGCAAGAGGAATATAAAGGATATACTTTATATGTTATAAAAACAGATAGTTATGATTATGTTTCTAGCTATTATACAGAAATTTATGGTGGTGGTTGGGGAAAAAATCAGGATGGTATTAAAAGCATTGAAAAGGCAAAAAGGATATGTTTTAATATGGCTGATTGGGATATTAAATTTCAATACAAATTAAAATTTGCTCGTGCGGCACATGATGCAATTATGGATGTCGAATAATATGGGAAAAAGAATTTTTGATTTTAGTTTCAATGTATATGGTAAAATTGAAGTAGATGATGATGTAATTAATGTTGTAGATGATGCATGGCGTAAAGAATTATATGACCTAGAAACTCCAGAAGAAATAATTGAAATGATTGCACGTTGTATGTTACAAGGCGCGGATTTATCAAGTCTTGATGGATGGGCTAATCAACCAGATAAAAACGCAAGAATTATTGATAAAAATTGGGAGTTGGATGAGATTAATGAATTAAATCCAGAAGATTAATAAAATAAAAGAAAAATTTGAAAGGAATAAATATGAATCACTTGGATATTTTTGGAATTTTTATAGCTGGTATTGGTTTTGGAATTGGAGTTTTTAATATAATTAATTCCTATATTTTAAATATAAAAAAGAATTTTTTACATGAATTTTCATTGATTATTGTATGTGGTTTTGTTTTTGCTGTTGTTTTTATGTCAAATTAATAAAACAATAGTTTTATAAAGGAAAAAAATATGGCAACAACTTTTGATAATAAAAATACAGAATCCCTAATATTAATGCTACAATATCTTGTTGAACTTTTGGATAATCAATTGCATGGCGGTAGTTTTAATATGGAAGAAAAAGAAGTTAAAATTTTAAGAAACAAAGTAATTGCAAGCATAGAAAATTTACAAGAATAATAACAAAAACCGTCAAAATTTACCCCTTGACGGTTTATTATTTTAATGGTATAATCAATGAAAATAAGGAGAGAATATGGAACTAGAATTACTTGCTTTTATCAAACATAATCCTGATTGGAAAACAATTCTTCAGGAAAAACCATATGGAATAACTATCAAAGAAAAAAATGGTTATATTCTCTTTATGTACAGTCAAATTGAAAGTGATTTCAAATTATCTTTAGTACGTGAATGTCGTGGTTTGATTTTACGTGAAAAAGATTTAAAACCTGTTTGTATGGCTTTCAAAAAATTCGGAAATTATGGTGAAAGTTATGTTCCCGATATTGACTGGTCAAATGTTAAAGTACAAGAAAAAGCTGACGGTTCGATAATTAAATTGTGGTTTGATAATAATGAATGGCATGTTTCTACAAATGGAACAATTGATGCATCTGATGCTTCACTATCAGAAAATTCAATGTTAATAGATGGATGTATTTATAAAAATTATTCTGAATTATTTCATAGTGTTTTTCCACAAAATTTATATTATGATGTTTTGAATATTGATTTATGCTATATCTTTGAATTAGTTTCAAATTTTAATAGAGTTGTGATTCCTTATAATGAAACAGCATTGTACCATATTGGCACTAGAAATATGAAAACCCTAGAAGAATTAGACATTGACATTGGAATTAAAAAACCAAAATTATATAATTTAACTTCATTAGAAGAAATTTTAGAAATAGTAAAAAAATTACCATTCAATGATGAAGGATATGTTATTTTAGACAAATTTTGGAATAGATTAAAAATAAAATCATTAGCATATATTTCTGCTCATCATTTAAAAAATAATGGTGTTGTTACAAAGAATCGTGTTCTTGATATGATTAGAACCGGCGAACAATCTGAGTTTCTTAATTATTATCCAGAATATCAAGAAATTTTTAATGAAGTCCAAAATAAAATTAATAAACTTTTGGTATCCATTGAACATGATTATATTCTTTTCAAAAACAGAAAATTTGAAGATAGAAAAGAAATGGCATTATGGGTAAATCAAACTGTTTGTCCGTCTGCTATATATAGTTTATATGATAAAAAAGTATCAGATGTAAATAGTTTTGTTTTCGGATTAACTAATGAGCGTTTATTGAAAATGATTGGAGAAAAAGAATGACTGAACTAAGATTTCTTGTTGGAATTCCTGCAAGTGGAAAATCTACTTTTGCAAAAGAGATTTTAAAAGATAATAATTATGTTCTTGTTTCATCGGATTCATATCGTGAAAAAATTTATGGTTCGGAAGAAATTCAAGGAAATAAAAATGAACTTTTTGAAATTATCAATAAAGATATTATTCAATATCTTATGGATGGTAAATCTGTAATTTTTGATGCGACAAATATAGATTTAAAAAAGAGAATGGAATTAATAAAAAAAATAAATTCAAAAGTTTCAGATATTTATATAACAGCACAAGTTGTTGCAACCCAATATAAAATCTGCTTGGAAAACAACAGGAAACGGACACGTTTCGTCCCCGAATTCGTTATTAAGCGCATGTATGAAAATTTTACTTTTCCTCAAAATTTTGAAGGTATTCACAATGTCTTTATTCGGTATGATTATGATAAATATGATTATCGTCAAGAATGGCTTGAAGAACTAATGGATGATTTCAACCAAGATAATCCCCATCATAGTTCTACGCTTGGTCAGCACACACTTAAGGTTTTTGAAAATATTTTGACTGTTGCTCCCGATAATCATAGATTGCAATTGGCCGCTAAATTTCACGATATAGGAAAATTATATACAAAGACTTATAAAGATTCAAAAGGAAATCAGAAAGATTTTGCCAGTTATTATAATCATGAGCAAGTTTCGACATATGAATCTATGTTTTATCTTAAAGAAAAAAATATTCAAAATTTTGATATGTTCTATATTCTTGGATTGATTCAATTTCATATGAGGTTATATGGAATCAATTCTGATAAAAGCAGAGATAAACTTATAAATCTCATTGGTAGACAAATGTATGAAGATTTAATTTTATTAAATGATGCAGATAAAAATGGAAAATAATATAGAAAAAATAATAAAATTTTTAAATATAAAAAATTATATTTTCATTGATAATTACCATAAAAATAATCAAATAAGAGTTATTATCCAAGACAAACTTGGCTATAAATATGATGTTCAATTTGGAAATTTAAGTGTTCAAAAGCCAAAAATTGTCCATAAATTCAATCCCTTTAGTTTAGAAAATATAGGAATATGGATAAAGATAAATAAAAAGAATTTTTTATTATTGAAAAATAATATTTATCTAAATGCCAATGAAAAGTTAAGATTTAAATGTTTGGATAATAAATGTAAAGAAATTTTTTTCGCAAGTTGGCATTCAATTTTTAGTGGTAGAGGATGCACATTTTGTTCTGGTTTTGAAGTTGGCAGACATAATAATTTAGAATATTTATTTCCTGAAATTGCAAAAGAATGGGATAAATCAAATTTTATAAAAGCATTTGAAATTACCTGTGGTTCAACAGAAAATATTTTATGGAAATGTAAAAAATGTGGTTATAAGTGGAATGCTTCTCCGAATCAAAGAACTTATTATAAAACGGGTTGTCCTTCTTGTTCTGGATTAATTGTTTCGGATAGTAATAGATTGTCTATTTTATTTCCAGAAATATCAAAGGAATGGCATCCAATAAAAAATGGGAATTTGACTCCAAATGATATTAGTTATGGAAGCAATAAGAAATTTTGGTGGCTATGCCCAAAAGGACATGAATATTATTCTGCTGTTAATAATAGAATAAATGGAAGGAATTGTAAAAAATGCAAAATTAAAAAAGGTGAAAAAGAAATTATTAAAATTCTTGATATTTATAATGTAAAATATAAATTTCAATGTAATGATTTTAAAGATTGCAGAGACAAAATTGTTTTATATTTTGATTTTTATTTACCTGACTATAATATTTGTATTGAATATCAGGGAATTCAACATTATGAACCAATTGATTTTGCTGGTCGCGGTAAGAAATGGGCAAAAGAAGAATTTAAGAAAAATAAAAGAAGAGATAAAATCAAGATAAAATATTGTCAGAAAAATAATATTAAATTGATTATTATACCTTATTGGAATTTTGATGAAATTGAAAATATTTTAAAAAGGAATTTGAAAATATGAATGTTTATCATGTCAAAATAAATATAATCATATTAATAATGTGTACAATTCTAGTCTTTTTTGTTGACAATCTATATCATAAACATTATTTAGATTGTGCATATAACTTAATGGGTGTTTTGGGATTACTTATAATGTATAATCTAACAAAAGGAAAATAAATGGAGGTAGCAATGAATAGAGAAACTGTTAAATTTCACTTGGAAAATATTAGAAATAATAAAAGTAAAGATGGTCACATTCAAGATTTAAAATTAGAGATTAGTTCATTGCGAATTATGGCCTTTAAATATAAAGGAAGTGGTTTGGCTAAGGTTGCAGAAAAAAGAGCAAACGATATTGAAAAGGAATTAACATTAGCTATTTTGGACGCAAAAAGAAAATGAATTATAATCCAAAAAATCAAGGTGGTCTTGATAGTTTATGTTCAGTATATAGTATTATCAATGCTTATGGAATAACGATGAATGCCACCGATAATGAACAACAAAAATTATTTAATGATATTATTGCATATCTTTCTAAAAAAAGAATTTTGAAAGACGTAATTATTGGTGGTGTTTATCATAAGCATATGGTAATGATGTTGGAAGATGTTGTTGGAGATAGAATACCAGTAAAAAATCTAATATGGAAAAGTTTTCCAACACCAACAAAAAGAATTTTCTGGAATTCAATTGTAGAACATTTATCAAATGAAAATAATGCTGTAATTTTAAGTATGGGTGGTAGGCGTGACCATCTATCATCAGCATATCAAGCAACAGATAAATCAATAAAATTATTGGATTCTAATGGAATGAAATCAATTAGATATAAAGATTCAACTACTGATACAAGTGTTCACACAATAAAAAAATTCATGCTTTATCCAAGTCAATGTTGGTTTTTATCTAAGGAATAAAATGAAAAATTTAAAAATAATTTTTGAAACTAAAGCAGGTTCACATCTTTATGGAACAAACACTATATCTAGCGATATGGATTATCGTGGTGTTGGCGTTGTTCCAATTAAAGATATGCTTGACCCCTTCCAAGAATTCAATCAATTTGAAGATAATGAATCTGATGATAGAATTATTTATGGATTGAAAAAATTTATGAAATTGGCAAGCGATATGAACCCCAATGTTTGTGAATTGTTATATGCAAACGAAAATTCTATTATTAAATTAACAAAACAAGGTAAAATTCTTTTAGATAATAGAAACTTATTTCTATCACAACTTGCACGAAAAACATTTTTTGGATATGCAGTTGCACAATTGAAAAGAATTGAATTACATAAGAATTATCTTTTAAATCCTCCAAAAAATAAACCTAATCGTGAAGATTATGGTTTGCCAGCTATGCCAAATTTTGGATTGGAAAAAATTGTCAACATGATTCATTCTCCACAAGAAACTATTGCACCTGAATGGCGTGAATATGCATTAAAAGAAAAATCATATCGTGATGCTTCAGACAATTATCAAAAATATGAACAGTGGAAAAATAATAGAAATCCAAAACGTGCATTACTAGAAGAAAAATGGGGGTATGATTTAAAGCATTCTAATCATTTATATAGACTTTTGACTGAAGGAAGAGAATTATTAGAAACAGGAAATATTGTATTTCCTTTAAGAAATGTTGATAAATTAAAATTTATTTTAAATGGTGGTATGACTTACAATGATTTGATGGAAGAAGTAAATGAATTAAATAAACTTTTTGAAAATTGTAAATCTAATTTACCAAATAAACCAAATATCAATAAATTAAAAGAATTATATTATAAAATTCTAGGAATATAAAATGGAAAGAGAAAAAACAAAATTTGTTATACAGGTTAATGGTTATGGCACATTTGAATTTATTGGCAATCTTGAACAAGCAAAATCTTTGCGTGAAAATAAAGCAAGATGGGAAAAGGCAGTTGCTCATTTGTGGGATGCTCTTCAAGAATGCCAAAAATGTAATCACTTAAACTGGTGGCAATCATCAAAATGTGATTTTTGTGATGCAGAAATGGGCGACCCAATTTTAATTTGGTAATTCATAAAACATAATTTTATTTAGGAATATAAAATGGAAAAATCTACAAAAACTATTGATGTTTATAAAACAAAAACCGTGAAAAAGAAAACGGGAGAAAAACAAGTTGAAATTTTTACAGCCAGAGATGGTCGTGAATTTACAACAGAATCAGGTTGTCTAAAACATGAAACAGAATTAAATAGAATTGATAAATTTAATTCTATTAAAAAGATACAGGACGGTAGCACTTATAGATTTCCTGAAACATGGTATTTTATATCAGATGAAGAAGAACTTGAAATGATTAAAAATATGGTTGGTTTTTATGATAATTATAATTATGTTCATATTAATGATGAAGATAAAAATAAAGATAGTGATATATTAAAAATTGGTGATTGGATTGGTTCATATAATTTTGATGGTGGAGATTATAGAGGAGATGTATATATTTATACTTTAGAATATCTTTCAAAAAAATTTATGAAAATATTAAAAGAAGCAAAATTGATGAAAGTATAATTTTATCAACTAGGAGAAAAAATGAAGGAAATATTTATAATAGATAGTTCAAATAATACTGAAGTTGTTGGTATCAATGTCAATGATATTAAAGAAGTTTCATTAATGATTGATATGTTTATTGGTCATGGTTTTGAATATAATAATTTATCTTATGAATATAGCCATACTATTATGAAAAATTATGGTTGTGATATTTATGTTACAAAAAAAAGAAAAAGAGAATAGAATGAATTTAGAATTACGAATGTATTTTTTCGTCCCTTACAATATTTCAGAAATTCAAAAAGGAATACAGGCTGGTCATGCGGCTTTAGAATATGCTTATAAATATGGTCAAACAGAATTATATCAGGATTTCATTAAAAATCATAAAACTTTTATTATCTTGAATGGTGGAACAACAAGAGATATAATTAATGATGAAGATGATGGTGGAACACTTCAATCCATTCAAAGATTGCTTGGCATCAATAAAATTGAACATTCATCTTTTAAAGAACCTGATTTAAATTATGCTACTACAGCACTTTGTTTTATCGCAGATGAAAGAGTTTTTAATAAAGAAAAATATCCTGATTGGATTCCCGGAGAAAAATGGATTAATATAGATATGCATATTTGGAATTATGATGAATGGATTAATTTTATTGGTGGAGAAAAAAATCTTTTTCTTAGAGAATTGTTGAAAGATAAAAGGTTGGCCTAATGAAAATATTTGATGGATTATTTTTAACAAATATGATTGGTTTTCAAGGTGAAAATATTTTTGAAATAAAAACAAAAGATAAACATTATCTTATTGTTTATACAAATAATTGGGACAAACTTATAAAAGATGGTCATATTGAATTCGATGATTATCCCACATCTTTACTTGGTTTTCCGGTAAATACTTTCCAATTATACACTGGAATTCCAGTTATTGAAAATGATGAATTGTTATTGGAAATATTAAAAGAAATATTCCCAATTAAACCAGTGGAATTCAGATATGCTTAGAATAAAAATTGAATTAATTCCTTTTGGTATTTTGCCTGTAAAAAATAGTTGGAATGCTGAAATATGGAATGATGCAACAGGTGATAGGTCTATTGGAAATTATCAATTTAAAATATTTAGAAAAAATTCAAATTCAACCATTTGGAAAGGCGGAGAAATAAAGAATTTTCAAAGACTCCGATGGAATGTCTGGTATTTATTATATCTCTGTTTAAAAAATGTTTACGATGATTAGGAGTAATTTAAATGAAAATTAAATTCAATATAGAATGTGAAATGGAAACAAGATGGATTCCATATTTTTTAGCAATGCTTGCTCATATGGAATTTTTAGGAAAAATTGGTTCAAGTAAACTTGTTACATTATATTCAGATGGTGATGGTGATTTTAGACCATCATTTATTTGGGATACTAATTTGCCAGAACCAACTCTCAATTACGAAGTTGATGAACATGGTAATACAATTTTTGATGCAGGTTAAAAATTTATAAAGGATAATCATGTGGCAAATAAAACAAAAAATATTTGAAAAAGGTCGTGGCGATTGTGTTAAATGTTGTATCTGTTCTTTATTTGAACTAGATTATGATATTGTTCCAAATTTTATAGAAGAAGAAAATAATGATTGGTTATTGGGATTATATAAATTTCTCGAACCTTATAACCTAGAACCAATTTATATAAAATATCCACATCCTCTTTATCAAGGAATTGATTATATTGCAACAGGTAAAAGTCCTCGTTCTAATAATAATTATAAAACAAATCATGCAGTTATTTATCATGCAAGAAATATGATTTTTGACCCACATCCTGATAATTTAGGAATTGGAATTTTTGAAAATATTATATTGTTTCATCCAATTTCATTAAATAAATCTTTGAGGAATATAAATGAAAAATAAAAAGAAAGAAATATATTTAATAGTAATATTATCACCATTTGGACTTAGACAGGTCACATTTAAATTGGTGGATGAAAAGCCAGAACCATTTCATTATACAAAAGGAGAGGGCAGTTGTATGATTTTTAAATTAGTTGATGGAGATTTTTCAACAAATTTTAATAAAGCCATCGAAAATGGAACAATTATGAATGAGTTTGGTAATTTTTCAATTGATACCGATTTGTCAAATATTCCTGAAAAGAAAAAGAAATTTGATAAAGAAGTTGAAAAAATGAAAAAAGAAAATAAATGGAGTTAATAATGCAAATATCATTAAGAAATTTATATTTTATTATCAAAGAACAATATATTCATGATGGATTAACGGGATTTCCAGATATGGCATTTACATCCATAACCGAAGCGATGAGAGCATGTCCTAGAGATTGTAAAGTTATGAATTATGAACAAATTTTATTAGAAATATCTCGAAATATAAAGGAAATTGAAAAATGAATAAATATTTTAATAGAATTAAATGTTTAACTTTTCACAGAAAGTATCATCTTAGTAGTTTTCCAATGGAGTTCTCTCTTTTACAAGAAAAAGATTGTTTAAAATGTGGCTTACATTGGGATGACCAAATGGGAAAATTGACCTATTATGAAACAGATGACTATGATGGTATTCCTGTTCAGTATTCAATAATATTGAAACAAATTAGAGGAAAAATATAAATGAATAAAATAGAAGAAGAATTTTTATCAAGCTTGAAAGCATTATGTGTTAGATATAATGTTGAAGTTAAGTATATTGATTATGATAAAGTTTATTATTTTCATGGAATTAATCTTCAAGATTCAGAAGATGATTTCTTTGTGAGTATAGATGATATTATAGAATTTATGGATAAATAAACCATATGAAACAAAAAAAAACTTGTAAACATAATGGCAAAATATTAATTACAAAATATTTTAAAACATCAACTCAAATTTCCATTGAAAATAATGAACACGAAGAATTTTATGATGAAGATTATCATGAAGGAAAATATTATAAGGTTGAAGGATATTGTTGTCAATGTAAAAAAAATTGGTCTGCAAAAAGTATTTCAAAACTTCCAAAATTTTTTGAAAATAGATTGGAAGAATCATCTTACTAGAGGTTTATAATATGGACATTGGAAGTGGTAAAGGATTTCCAGCATCAAATTTATCTAATTTTTCACCACACCCTTTTGAAATTGATGGTGTTATGTGTAATAGCATGGAGGGATTTCTTCAATCTTTAAAATTTAAAGATGTTGCCATGCAAGAATATGTTTGCACATTAGTTGGATTAAAGGCAAAATTTAAAGGCAAAGATAAAAAATGGTGGAAGACTCAAACTCTCTGGTGGAGAGGTGTTGAAATTGATAGGCATTCAAATGAATATCAATTACTTTTAGATAGAGCATATAATGAATTGTCCAAAAATGAATCTTTCAAAAGAGCATTGTTGGCAACAGGAAATTCATCTTTGAAACATTCCATTGGAAAAAATGATGCTCATAAAACCATTTTGACTGTGAATGAATTTTGCGGTAGATTATTAAAAATCAGAGAAGGATTGAAAAATGAATGAAAATATAGTTAAAATTTTTTGTGATTTATCGGATTATAAACTTCCAAGAAATGAAAAAAATCTTGATAAGATTAATTTTGAACTTAAAATTGGACAAAAAATTTATTGGTATTATAAAGAAGATTTAGAATTTTTTGAAAATGAAGGTGAAGATATAAAAGAAAATCTTGATTATATTTTTAGTGGAATAATTATTCCTATTCCCGGAACGGATAGTAATGCAGAACTTTATATCGAAAACTGTATTTTAGTTATTACCGATTATCCTACAGAAAAACAATCTCCAGAGATTGATTGGGTATCATTAAACAGATTATTGGACAACGATAGTTTGATTGAAGTATTTACTAATGAATAAAAGGATGCTTTTATGAATAAATATAAAAATTTTATAAAAACAATGCCTAATAATACTAAATTATTAGATGTTGTAAAATATTTAGATGAAGTTGGATTGAAAGGATGGATTCTTTCTGTTGTTATAGTTGGTGATACTGAATCTATTTATTTTTTTCATAGAAAGATTGAAAATGAATAAATATAAATGTTCTTGTGGTTGTATTTGGTATGCTAATGAATTCAATTCGGAATGTGAAGATAGTACAGATGATTATACAGGTGCAAGAAATCATATTGTAAAAAAAACTAAAGCTTTGTTCTCAGAAGATTATATAATATTTTGGGAATCTAATTTAGAAAATGCAAATCGTTATTCTATGTCAAATATGCCAAAAGAAATTTTAAAAATATTAAATAAAAATATAGAAGACCATAACATTATTAAAAACATTATGAAAGATTGTTATCACAAAGGAATTGGTGTATGAATAATAATTATTGTCCAATGCATGAAGGTAAAATAGTTCTTCTAAAACTTATGCCAGAATATTCTTCAAGCGGTATTTGGTGTGAATGTGGCCTTAGTTTCGGAAATCCTGAAATATTAGATTTATCAAAAGGATTGATTGATTTAGTTGAGGGCTGGAATTTAATGTGGGAAATGGCGCAAGATGATAAAAATTTAAATAAAGAATATTTTGAAAGAATATTTGTTGATATGGGCAATGAACTTTGTTCACAAGTTAGTAAAATTATTCCATGTTATTTTGACTCAAATATTATAAATGAAAAATGGTTTTGGGATGAAAAAAATGAATATTAATCAACAAAAAGAAATCACTAATGAAGTAATGGAACAAATATTTCCAATAGATTTATATAGTATTGTTGCTGGTGGCGCACCTAGAGACTGGTATTTCCATCGTGAAGCTTCAGATATTGATATATTTCTTCATCGTCCAGATTTACAAACATCTTGGAGTTTCGTTGAAACATTTAAATCTATTGGATTATCAGTATCACAACTTGGAAGCAATTTAACAAATCATCCAATATATGCTAAAAATATGTTGATTGATAAAGTGTTTGAATGTGAATATAAAAAATTAAAATTTCAATTTATTAATATGAAAGAAAAAACATTCACATCGGTTGTTCCACAATTTCCATTAACTATTTGTAAAGCTTGGTATAAAAATGGAGAAATAAATACTTATCCTGATTTTGATGCCACCGTAAAAAATAATGTCATAGTAAAAGTAAATGATTTATATGCAGATGGAGATAAGTATATAGAAAAAATAAGAAATAAATTTCCTTATTTTCAATATTTTGATAGTTATGAATCTTATGGAAAATATGCTTTGAATCATATTGATTATCATAATAATATACCATTTTAAAGGAAATAGATATGGCTATTTATGTAAAAAATGAAAAGAAAGATGGAGACAAATCTTTTCCGGGTAGAATGGTATATATCGGAAGACCATCAATACTTGGAAATCCATATTCTCATTTGTCAAATACTTTGGCTGAATTCAAGGTAAAAAATAGAAAAGAAGCCATTGACAAATATAAGGAAATGTTTTATAATAGGATATTGTACGATGTTGAATTTAGAACGGCAATTGATTCTATTGTAAAAGATGCTTTTATTGGTCATAATATTTATTTGTTCTGCTGGTGTAAACCATTTGCTTGTCATGGTGATATTATAAAAGAATATATTGAAAGTAAATTGAGGAATAAATGACCATATTTTTTACGGCTGATACACATTTTGGACATAAGAATATCATAAAACTTTGTAATCGTCCATTCAATGATGTTGACGAGATGAATAGAGAAATGATTTCAAGATGGAATTCCAAAGTTACAAAAAATGATATTATCTATCATTTGGGAGATTTTTCTTTTGGTGGATGGAATTTTGCATCATCTATATTTCAACAGCTTCATGGCTCAACTATGGTATTGCAAGGTAATCATGATGATTGGTATAGAAATGCTACCAATATCAATGTTCACACAATACCAAATTTGAGTGAAATCAACATTCCTGAATTAAAAATTGATGGTCATGAACAAAAAATAATTTTATGTCATTATCCAATGCGTTCATGGAATAAATCTTTTCATGGTTCATGGCATTTATTTGGTCATGTTCATGGAACTTTAGAACCATATGGACTTTCATTTGATTGTGGTGTAGATACCAATAATTTTTATCCTTATTCTTTGAATGATGTAAAAGATAAAATGATTATTTTACAATCTGAGATAGATAACAATAAAAAGGATTATCATGTGCCTATTGTGTAACACCGATGAACCAACCAGATATTTTGATTTATATATAGTTGGAAGTGAAGGTCTAAATGTTTGCCATGATTGTGAAATGAAAATTGTTGAATTTTGCAGAGATTTGAAAAGTGAAAATTCTTCTAAATTATTGAAGAAGGCAAAAAATGATAAATATTGGAAAGAAATTGGGTGGAAAAAATTTGGAATTGATTTGGATTGGAATGATTTAATTGGTGAACGAATTTTGGTACAAATGAGTCCATATGCCACCGAAGCATTGGATAGAATTGTTGAAAGAGTTCATCTTGATTTTGTATATTTTAAATATGATAATAACGGTTATGCAAAATTATCATTGAAACTTATACGAATTCATCGAAGTGATAAATTTTTTTATGGATATAATTGGTAATAAATGGAGAATAAAAATTGAAAATAGTTGAAAAAGAAAATATAGAAATAGAAAAGTTGATTGCTATTCAATGCGATAAATGTAAGGTTAGATATAATGATGTAATGGAAACTCAAGAATTTTTATTTATAAATTTTGTTGGTGGGTATAATTCTATTTTTGGAGATGGAGATAAAATTGAAGGTGATATTTGTCAACATTGTTTCAAAGAAGTTCTAGGAGAATATCTTACAGTAACTTCAGATGATTGAAATCATAAATAAAAAAATTGTTTTATTAATAGGAGAAAAAACATATGATTATAAATATTCCAGAAAAAATAGAGTATGATATTAACAATAGAGAAGCATATCTTCAATGGAAATCTGATTGCTGGAGAAATGTGGCAATTTCCCTAAAAGAATCTATTGAAAATAAAAATTCAGATAGTATTCAGAACTCTCTTGATATGTTTGAAACTGTAAAAACTATGTTTCCTTATGTTGAAATTTAGTTTATAAAATGGAGGTTTCATGAATGACTTGCAAATTGCCTTAACTCATTATAATAAGAAACATGAAAAAGAATTTGAAGATTATGGAAATTGCCATATTGAAATATATGAGAATTGTTCTATGATTAGACATGAATATATATATTTAGATAAGATTTTTAGAAAAGAATTTTCAATGATTAATGGTGTCAATGGACTATTAAATTATTTATTAAACAATTAATAAAGGAAAACATATGACAACTAAAAGACGTTTTTTCTATCATTATAATAAGCCATATTCACAAAAAATGGGTGAGACTTATTGGAGTGTTCATTTTAAAGATGTTTGTTATTTTGTCAAGGGAATTGATTGTCGTGTTCCAACACAAAGCAAAAATCAAAAAATACAACCTCGTGCTATTATGATTGGGTTTGCCAATAAGGTTGAACTTCAAAATAATATAGCAATTATTAGTTGAAAAACCTTGACAAAATTGAAAAAGTGTGGTAATATTATTTATATATTGGTTGTGAAATTGGCACAATAAATTCGTGGGTGTATGGTCTACGATAATTGAATGTTGACTACATTCTCTGAAAAGGTTGTCATCCAGTCAACAAATTTGTTTTCGTTGGATGGTGCAGAAATGCAGTTATCGCACAACATGACAAATAGGAAAAGGTTAGCCAATATATAATAAATTATCGTCTTACATATTATTTATTTCTCAATAATGAAATCAATAACACAAGCCGATAATTTATATAAAATGAGAATATGATGGAATGCAGACATGCCAACCTTAGAAGTTGGTGCTAGAAATAGCATACTGGTTCAAATCCAGTTATTCTCACTATGCTGATATGAAGGGAATTGGCATACCTATTTCGCTTAAAACGAAATGTTTACAGGTTCGACTCCTGTTATCAGCACAAACAATCACTATGTTCATGTGGCTGGAATTTGGTAGACGCGGCAGTTTCAAAAACTGTTATCTGAAAAGATGTGTGAGTTCGATTCTCTCCATGAACACTATGTCCCATTATTTCAATGGATAGAATAAAACGCTACGAACGTTTTGGTGCGAGTTCGACTCTTGCATGGGACTCAAAAATTAAATGAAAAGGATGTTTTATGAATAAATTTTGGTGTATATTTAGAATATTTTTTAAGAATACACTAGGAGAACTTTATGCTATTATGATAGGTGTGCCATTAGTTATAATAGTTTTTTTATTGATTTCTCATTGGATAAGTAATTATGGAATTTATATAAAATCTTTTCTTTATAATATTCTTTATCAAATTTGTTTATTTTTATATTTATATAAAGATTTTATTATTTATTTTCTATTTTCAATTTTCAATTTATTTTATATTTATGGATTTTATTCTGCATTGAAATATCAATGGAATAAAGCCAAAAAAGAATACAGTGGTATATTATGAGATTTCAAATTGCACAAAAAGGTGAAAAAAGAGATGTGGAAGGATTTCTTTGGCTTCCAAGAGGCTTTGATGGCAATGAAATAAGATGGTTAGAACATGCTAAATGGAGAGAATATTATGATGGTATTAATTGGATATTTTACTATTGGAATGATTAAACGCAGTTAATAAAGGAAATATTTTATTAATAAAAAAATAGAGTTGGGCATATTCGTATGGATTGTAGTAAGTTTATTGTATTTTATAATTCTAGGATTTACTTTACGTCATATAATGTTACTATCATTTGGCTTTATTTATGGGATTTTAAAAATAATTTCATCAATTGATGAAACGTGAATTTTATCAATAATGAGTTTGTAGCCTATTGGGATGGCATCTGCCTCTTAAGCAGACAGAGTAATCTAGAACAGGTTCGATTCCTGTCAGACTCACAGAAATAAAAATGGAAGAATGCATTCATGGGAATAACTAGTCTTGAAAACTAGGCTACCGAGTAGCCCTCGATAACGGTTCGATTCCGTATCCTTCCTCTAGTAAGAAAAATTCATTTTCAAAAGGATATTAAAAATGTCGCCAAAGAATGAAGTTACTAAAAAATATTTGATTACAAGAGATGAAGAAGTTTTCACTGATTGGCTTTTCAAAAGTCAGGTGAGCGATTATATTCGCAGAGGATATATCGTTGAAGAAATAAAGTAATGAATTGGAATCATGACAGAGTAGCAATGTGTATGTTTGCTAAACATAAGCCACCAGTAACATGATGCGTAGGTGCAAATCCTACTGATTCCGCCAAATGACACCTATTCCTACCGGGTGGGGAATTGTCTGCAAAACAATTAATAGAGATTCGACTTCTCTAGGTGTCTCTTTCAGCATTTGTTGAAACAGGAGCAAATAATGAAAATTGAAAAAGCAAACAAAAGAGATAAAAAACGCTTCAAAAAGAAGAATGGAATGATTGTTGGAAATAAAAGTATTTTTATAATACAAGAAATACAAATAAAGAAATCGAATAAATTAAAGAAAAATAAATAATTATGTGTTTGTAGTGTAGTTAGTCTGCACGTTTGCCTGAAGAGCAGAAAGTGCTAGTGCAATTCTAGCCGGACACACTATCCTCCAATATACCCTCGTTCTTATAAAGCGCAGAAAGGTTAATTGGTGACATGATGGTTCGAGTCCATCTTGGAGGACTCTATTCCTATAACTCAATAGTAGAGTGTCCGTTTTACATGCGGAATGTTGGGGGTGCAAGTCCCTCTAGGAATACTAAAATTTAAGGAGAATAAAAATGAATGAAAATGATATAGAACACATTATTAATCAAATGAAATATATTCCTATTAGAAATTTTTATCATGCAGATAGATATGATACAGATAATGAATATGTTATTCATCTTTGGACTGAAATAGGTCAAAAAAATTTTGACATTAGAATTAAAAAAGAAAAAATTAAATGTCCATATTGTGACGATTTTTATTATGAGGGTGGTTGGGCAAATCATTTATTAATGAAACATCATCAACATGCTGGATAAATTATAAAATGAGACAAGTTAAACTTTTATATTTCAAATCATATGGTAAATATTATTCTGAAGGTTCGTATGCTACTCAAAAAGAATATGATTTTGATGTTTATACCGAAGTAGAAAATATGTTTTTAATTGGTAGTTATCCGGGACTATATAACACTGGAAAACCTCATGAATTTGATTGTGTTATTTTCCCTGAAAATGGTGTTCCCGGAATTCTTTATGCAAAAGAAATACAAAATTTATTTAAGATGATTAATGGCTAAATTTGATTTAAGACCGATAATGGAATTTCAAGTAAAAGTTGTTTTGACCGAAGAAGAAGCTAGGGCGTTGCAATATATTTGTAAATATGGTGCAGATACTTTAATCAAAGGCTTGGATACTGTCATGACCACAAAAGAAATTAGCAAGGGAATCAGAAGTCTTGTTCGTGATACACAAGATTCTATAAATAAACAAATTAGTAAAATTGATGAAGCTAGAAAAGTAGTTGAAGAATAATTGATGAAATTTATGTTTTATGGAAATAATATAATTATGTTCAAACAAAAATGTCCAATATGTGATTCAAAATTAGAATATGATATTGATAATTTAGATTTTTATCTAATGGAAGAGCATTATAATTGCCCCAATAAAGATTATTCTTATTCATATGAATATGGAATGACAAACATAACAATAGGAAATAAAGAATTTAATTATACTTATTTGGATAGCAATGTAAAAAAAGCTTTAATTTTAAAAGAAATCAAATTAGAGACTGAAAGATTGAAGTCCTTGACAAGATTAGAATAATATGGTATAATTATATTAAATTAGAAAGGAATTATTTATGAAATCATATCATATTGTTTTATTGTCTGCTTTGGCAACTTTGTGTGCTTTATTTTCTTTTGTTAATTCTGTTCGAGATATGGAAATTGATAATAATGCTTTCATTCTCGAAACAAATAACTATGACTTAATTATTGCTCATAATGATAATCATGTTGAATTTAATTTGAATTATTTTTATGGTAATAAAGCATATCAAATAGAAAAAATTTTTATTTTTTAGTTATTTATTGACTGTTTTTGGTGCATAGTCAAATTTATATCGTAATGATATAAGGGACGCTTGGCGACCTACATAGAAAAGCATAGTAACCATATTTATTAAAAATTAAATGCTGTTTTGGTCTATTGGCTAAGACAATTCTTTCTCAAAGAATTATGATGGGTTCGATTCCCATAAACAGCACAAATATAAAAGACACGCACAGTAATCAAACCCAATTCAACCGTTAATTGAAAAATAAGTGTCTTGAAAAATAATTTATATATGTACAGATAGACTCTCACAGCAAATAAAATCTTTGTCCAAAAGAAAAAATGGAGTCTTGGCTAATCGTCTAACAATCATAAGACGCTATACAGCAATTAAAATAATCAACTTTCAAACAGATGAAATAAATTGCGTCTTGAGAATTTTCAGAGGAGAAATAAAATGAATTTAAAAAATGCTTTATCAAATGAATCAAATTGGACTCAAACAGAAAATGATGCTGATGCATTAAAATCAACTCAAAATAGTTTAGTTGATTTATTTGGTGTAATTGGTGCATTGCGTACTCGTACTGGAGATGTAGAAAATCTTTTTATTAAGGCTTTTTATGAAAATAAATTGCTTGCAACAAAGATGTCTTTTTATGCTCGTAATGTTCGTGGTGGACTTGGTGAACGTAGTGTTTCAAAAATTATTTGGAAATATTTAGCAAATAATTATTCGGATATTATGATTAAAAATATTAATATCATTCCTCTATTTGGGCGTTGGGATGATTTATATGAGTTTGTTGGTACTCCTGTGGAAAAATATATGTGGGAGTTGATTAGAAATCAATTGAAAGAAGACTTGGAAAATTTTACTTCGGGAAATTCAATTTCTTTGTTGGCAAAATGGATGAAAAGTATTAATGCTTCTTCAACTGAAACAAATCGTCTTGGAAAATTGACAGCAAAAAATTTAGGATATTCAGAACAAGAATATCGTAAAATGTTAAAAACTTTGCGTGACCATATTAATATTGTTGAAAGTAAGATGTCAAATAATCAATGGTCAGAAATTGACTATCGTTCTGTTCCTTCTAAGGCTATGATGAATTATCGTAAATCTTTTTCAAAACATGATTTGGAACGTTTTGGAAAATTTATTGAAAAAGTTGAAACAGGTGAAGAAAAAATTAATTCTTCAACTTTATATCCTTATGACATTTTTGAAAAAATGGGATTAGCAGAAAAATATGGTGGAAGAAGTCAAAGCTTTTATTTCACAAGTCCAGATAAAGTTTTAGAAGCACAATGGAAAGCATTGCCAAATTATTTTGTTGATGGTGATGTTTTGGTTATGGCTGATACATCTGGTTCAATGCAAGGTAGACCAATTGCAATTTCTCTTGGATTGGCTGTTTATTGTGCAGAACATAATAGTGGACAATTTAAAGATTCATTCATTACATTTTCAAGTCGTCCAAGTTTTGTCAAACTTGTTGGAAATACTTTGGCAGAAAAAATTCGTAATGTTCCAGCTATTGTAGAAAATACAAATATTGAATCTGCTTTTAATTTAGTTCTTAATGCGGCAAAAGAAAATAAGGTTTCATCTGAAGATATGCCAAAAGCGATTATCATTATATCAGATATGGAATTTGATAGATGTTCTGGTTATCGTATGACATTTTATGATGCTATGAAATTGAAATTTGAAAATGCCGGACATAAAATTCCTGATATTTTATTTTGGAATGTAAATAGTCGCCAAAATGTATTTCATGCATTTTCAGAATATAAGGGTGTTCAATTGGCAAGTGGTTCAAGTCCATCGGTTTTTTCAAGCATTATTAAAAATTTGGGCATGAATCCATATGAAGCAATGTTGAATGTTTTGAACGATGAAGTCTATAATGTGGTTGTAATTTGACCCTTGACAAACTCAAAATATTGTGGTAAAATTGTTTTATAAGCTAGAGACAGAAACAAGGTTAAATAACTGGCAATCAAAAAATCTCTCGCGGTTGGATGTCTCAAAAACATCCTACAGACTGTTTTCAAAATTCATAGCTACAGACCCCATTGGGTAGGCTCAATGGCTAAACCAGAAAAGCGTAGAATGGCGACATAAAATTATAAGGATAAGACATGAGTTCTAATGAATATATGAATACCTATATGAAAAATAGGTATCAAAAAAGAAAATTATTTGCTCTTGAATATCTAGGCGGCAAATGTTCTAAATGTAATTCGGTAGAAAATTTACAATTTGACCACATTAATAGAGATGAAAAGAATTTTACTTTGGCAGATGGAATGTTGTGGTCTGAAAAAAAATTTTTAGAAGAATTAAATAAATGTCAATTATTATGCGTGATTTGTCATCAAAAGAAAACTTTAATTGATTTAAATCAAAGTGATGGTAAAAATACTCATGGAACATTGACATCTTATAAATATTGTAAATGTGAATTATGTAAAAAAGCTAAATCTGATTATATGAAAGAATATAGAAAAACATATAAAAGAAAAAGCCGAAGAAAAAATATGGAATTGTAGTCAAGAGGTTAACGACACCAGACTTTTAATCTGGCGCAGGAATGCTTCGTGAGTTCGAATCTCACCGATTCCACTTGTAAGAGAAATTATAAAAATAAAAAGGAGAATTATAATTTGAAGATTTTGAAGAACTTTGTTTTAGGTGTTGTGTTGTTATTTTCTGTGATTGGCTATAATGTATATGCCGCTCCATTATTTCAACCTTCATTAGTTTTAGCTCATCATGATATTGGAAATGGTTCTTGTCAAGAACAATATGTGAATGAAAATGCTGTTGGAAATGGTGAATGGTTTATTGGTGCTTGTCCCGATGTAACTCCAGTACCAACCGATACATCAACCGTTGTGCCAACCGATACAGATACTCCAGTCGTGACAGATACTCCAGTCGTGACAGATACTCCAGTCGTGACAGATACTCCAGTCGTGACAGATACTCCAGTCGTGACAGATACTCCAGTCGTGACAGAAATTGCAACTTTTATTGCAGACCATTCACCTCGTAAATATAAGTGTTGGGCGGCAAAATGGTTTGGATGGGGAAATGGCCCTCTTCCTGTTGATTGCAGATGGCCTGATAATATGCCACAAAGTCCAATTCATGATGGATGGAATGATTAAATAAAAAAAATACCTCTCGATGTACAGGTTAATCGAAATGGGCGTGTAGTTTAACTGGGAAAACAGTTGGTTTGCAACCATCAGAGCGAGGATTCGACTTCCTCCATGTCCACTAATAGTCATAACTGGTTGTTTTCCAGATAAAACATTATGACGAAGCATATGTTTTTGGTTGAGATAGAGATATTTCAATACCATATGTAGGATAATAACAAAAAGACTGATAGGAGAGACTATCATTATAGTGGCGTACTGTGGATGAAATGAAATCTCCAAAATTTCTAGAGAGGGTTCGACTCCTTCCGCTACTGCTAATATACAAAAATAACATAGTTGAATTTTTAGGTATCACTTCATTTCGACAAAGATTTATGTATATAATAAAAGATATTCTTGATATGAATATCTTATGTGTTGGCGGCAAAGATGGTGGGTTGCGGCGGACTGTAAATCCGTTTACCGTAAGGTACTTGATGGTTCGAGTCCATCTCAACACACAAAATTTACTATTGACCGAGTGAATAGGTGCAATAAGTCTGGTATCATTCAATGGATTTATATTCTAAATGCGAATGATGATATTGTTGAATCGTGGACATGGGTTAAATTCCCATATAGTATTTTTTATATAGGCAAGTAGCTCAGTGGTAGAGCGTCCGTCTGATACGCGGAGGGTCAAAAGTTCAATTCTTTTTTTGCCTACAAATTATAAATAAAATATTTGTTTTATTTATTTTTATGGTTTATTAGCTCAATCGGATAGAGCAATACATTGTCAATGTATAGGTTGCGGATTCGAGTTCCGCATAGACCGCCAATATATCTGTTCAGACTCTAGAGTAGTAGAAATCTTTTGAAGGTGATGGGCGTGTGGTTAGGGATTGCTGGACACGGATTGATTTTGAACTTAGCTACTGGACATGATTCATGGAACATAGAGACTAACATGAATCAAAATAATTTTCATATGTTGAATGTGGCAGACTGGTAATGCGCCTGACTGTGAATCAGGGTGTGAAAACACGATGAGGATTCGATTTCCTCCATTCAACCAAATAGGAGTAAAATATTTTGGAAAGATTTTGGTCAAAAGTAGATATTAAAAATAAAAATGATTGTTGGAATTGGATTGGTGCAATTGATACAAATGGTTATGGTGCTTTCAAATATATGGGAAAGAAAATTAATTCTCATAGATTTGCATGGTTTTTAGAAAATGATTATTTTTCAGAAATAAATATTTGTCATATTTGTGATAATAGATTATGTTGCAATCCAAATCATTTATTTGAAGGAACTGGAAAAGATAATATGCAAGATGCAAAAAATAAAAATAGATTAGCAACAAGTAAAAATAAAAAACATGGATTTTTTATTCATCCTGAAAAAGTTGCAAGAGGAGAAAATTCTGGAAAACATATCCTAACTAATGAAAATGTTATAAAAATAAAATTTTTATTAAAAAATACAAACTATAAACACAAAGAAATTGGTAAAATATTTGGTGTTGCAAGAAGTACAATAAGTTGTATTGCAATCAATAGGAATTGGAAATCCATTAAATAATTTAATTATGCGTTGGTAGCTCAATTGGATGGAGCAAAGAGTTTCTACCTCTTAGGTTGCGGGTTCAAATCCTGCCCAACGCACATTCGGACGGATTAAGAGCTAGACTTACAATTCTAGTAAAATTCCAGATGTATATCCGAGTCTGGTAAAATAAAATCAGGAATTGGTGTAGCGGTTGCATGGCTATTTTGGAAATAGGCGGTGGAAGGTTCAACTCCTTCATTCTTGACTGTAATAAATATAACCTCTTCGTATAATGGTTTATTATGTGTGGCTTTGAACCACAAGATAGTTGTTCGATTCAATTAGAGGTTGCTATTAATAAAAATTCACATGGAGATTAAATAAATTGCAAATAGATATATTGGATAAGGGATTTGTAAAACTGATTGATAATATGGGGAATGATTTAAGTGTGGTAAATGCCGCACGAGTTAGTTTAAATAGAAATTCAGAAACATTTCAAGACCAAGATGAAAAATTAATTAAATATTTATTAACCAAGAAACACACGAGTCCATTTGAGCATGTTGTTTTCACTTTTTTAGTTAAGACCCCTCTTTTTATTCGCTCTCAATGGATGCGTCATCGGATGTGGTCTTATAATGAAATTTCAAGACGTTATACATCTGAAAATATAGATTTTTATATTCCAGAATCTTTTAGAAAACAGGCTGATAACAATAGACAAGCAAGTATAGATGAAGAAATAGATAATATAAATATTCGTGATGGATTTATTTCACATTCAAAATCAGTAAAAAATCACATATCAGATACATCAATATATTTATTTGAAAGTTATAAAAACCTTATTGAACAAGGTGTTTCTCGTGAACAAGCCAGAATGATATTGCCACAAAATATGTATACAAGTTTTTATGGTACTGTTGATTTATGGAATCTTTTACACTTTTTAGAATTAAGAAATGATTCTCATGCACAATATGAAATGAGATTGTATGCACAGGCAATAGAAAAAATTGTTGAATCAATTGTTCCTTCAACCATAAAAATATGGAAAAAATTAAAATTAACTCAGTAATTTTAAGCTGATTAATGAATTTATTAACCCTAATTTATTTAAAAAAATAGAATGGAGAGAGGACTATAGAGATAGGTTAAAATGAAAAATAAATGTATTGTGATACTCCGGGGGAACTCAGAAGGAAAAAACAAATTTCAAGAAATTGTTAAAAAAAGATATTGGATTTGGAATATATCTCCATCAAATTTAGGTGGGGAAGTTGCAAGACTTTTAGGTTGGGATGGAAATCGTGATACTCAATTCAATATATTTATAGATAAATTATTAGATTTAGGTGATAATTATTTTGATTTTAGATATTGGTATATATCTAATTATAAAAATAAATTATTGGAATCTGATAAGGCTGAAAAGAATAATATGACTGGTGATTTGATGGTTATTCATGGGGCTGATGACTTTTTATCAAAAAGACTTCAGGATGATTATAATATATTTGAATTCACTCTCAACAAAACAAAGCAAAATGATTCTGGAATTAATGGATTTATGTTTTGTTATAATGATGAAGATTTTGAAGAACAAATTTTTAAGAGAATAGAAGAATTAAGTTTTATAGAAAATAAAATAGAAACACAAGGAGAAAATATAGATGTCACAGTTTAATATCGCACAAGCTAAACGAGAACTAATTTGGACTAAACTTGCTCTTATGGGAGCATCTGGAAGTGGTAAAACTTTTTCATCACTTAGACTTGCAAGCGGTATGTTAGAATCACTGGTTGCATTAGGTCAAGGTAAAAATGGAAAAATTCTTTTGGCTAATACAGAAGCATCTCGTGGACGTTATTATGCCAATGAATTTCAATATGATATTATTGATATTGGTTCACCTCATAATCCAGAAAAATATGTTGAACTTGTAGATTATGTTGTTGAAAATGATTATCCTATTTTAATTATTGATAGTACAAGTCATGAATGGGAAGGAAAGGGTGGTTGTTTAGAATTACATCAACAAGCTGGTGGAACATTTCAATCATGGGCAAAAGTTACTCCTCGCCATGATAAATTTATTCAAGCAATTGCAGATAGTCCAATTCATTTAATTGCTACTATGCGCGGTAAAGACCAATATGAAATTGAAAAGAATGAAACCGGCAAAAATAATGTAAAGAAATTAGGTGTTGGAGCGCAACAAAGAAACGGTTTTGAATATGAATTTACTGCAACATTTAGTATTGATAAGTCTGTTGCAACAGTTCAAAAAGATAATACACATATTTTTCAAGATTCAAGTGGAGAAATTCTTTCTGAAAAATTTGGCAAAGATATTATCAAGTGGGCAAATAGTGGAGAGGGTTATACTCCTCCAGTAAGAGTTTCTGAAAAAAGTATTGATAGTTCTGATAAAACAGAAGTAATGAAAATGATTAAAGAAAAAGGTGGAGCAAAAAATAAGCCACTTGTAGAATTAATTAAGAAATATGAACCATCTGGAAATCCAAATAAAATTACAGATACATCAGCATTTACACAATTAAAAATCGAATTAGAATCAATTCAATCAATTTAATTTATAACTAGGAGAAAATAAAAATGTGGATTAAAGACCAAACTATTAGGGTAATTGTAACAAGTGCAGTTGATAAAGGCAAATATGGAGAATTGCGTTTTGTAGATTCTCGAAAAGTAAAAGCAACCGGACTTTATGTAAAATCATATTTTTCTTTTTGGACAGTTGCAGGAACAGCTTATCAAACTTTTCCAACTTTAGTAAGAGCAATTGAAAATTCTGGAACATTTGAAGGTTCAGATAGAAAAAAGGGTGTTCAAATTATTATTAAGGCATTTTCAATCGGTCAAGAAAAATATACTGACAAAGAAGGAAATGAAATATTTTCAAAACAACCTCGTTTCACTGTTTGGGATTGGGATTTTGTAGAATCTTCTAATAAAGATATGGATACTCCTTCAACTGTTGAAACACCTTTCGACAAAGAACCAGAAATTGAATGGCCTGAAGAATAAAATATACATTTTATTAATAAATATGGGTTGGATAATTATATATTATCCAACCCATAAAAAATTCTTACTTTTATAGACTTGGAGAAAATATGCTAATACCTAAAGATTTAGTTATAGAAGCAAGACAAAAATTTGGTGCTAATGCGGCAGGAATTATAGCCAAAGATTTAAACATCAAAGATTATGATAATGAAAATTTAAAGGGGTGCTGTCCTTTTCATAATGAGGATACACCATCTTTTGTTTGGTATGAAAAAGGTGATTATTTTAAATGTTTTGGTTGTCAAAAAACATATAATATTATTGACCATTATATGAATTTTGATAAACTTTCTTATGTTGATTCTGTTGAAAAATTATTTAAAGAATCACAAACATCTTTTAGATTTTCTGAAAAGAATATAAAAAAGAAGGATTATCAATATCCAAAATATGAAATAGATGAAAATGAAAAATCATATGATAGAACCAGTGTTGAAAAATATCTTGCAACAAGAGGAATATCAAAAAATACATTAGATAAGTTTGATATATTGTCGGATAAAAAAGGTAATATCACATATAATTATAGAAATACAAATGGTGTTCTTACAATGGTGAGATACCGTCTTGGAAGAATTGCTGAAAAAACAGATTCATCAAAATTTTGGTCACAACCAAATGCAGATACGACTCCATTACTTTTTGGAATGAATAACACTAGTCCGCTTTCAACACTTGTTTTGACTGAAGGTGAATTGGATGCGTTATCTGTTTATGAAGCCGGGCATCAAAATTCTGTTTCAGTTCCTTTTGGTGCAAATAATTATTCTTGGATTGAAGAAAATTTTGATTATTTACAACAATTTGAAACCATAATTGTTTGGTCAGATAATGATGAACCCGGAATAAAAATGCGTAAGGAAGTTTGTTCTCGGCTAGGTTCTGATAAACAAAAAGTTTTATTTGTCAATCTTCCTCTTGAAATTGAAAATGAAAAAATAAAAGATATTAATCAAGTTCTAGTAAAATTTGGAAAAGAAAAAGTTTTAGAATTTATTAATAATGCCGAAGAACAAAAGATAGAAGGAATATTAGACCTTTCAGAAGCAGAAGATTTTGACCTTGAAAAAAGAGAAGGTCTTTATTCTGGAATAAAAGAAATTGATGATATGATTTATAAATTTTTCTTTGGCAATGTTGTTTCTGTTACTGGTTTTGCCGGAGGAGGAAAATCAAGTCTTGTTAATCAATTGTTTATCAATGAAGCATTACATCAAGGATATGATGTAACTGTATTTTCTGGTGAACTTCCTTCTGATATGTTACGTCAATGGGTTGAAATCAATATGGCTGGAAGAGAACATATTGAAGAACACAAAAATAAATTTAAAAGAATTATTAAAATTGATACCATTAAAAAAATGAAAGACTGGTATAAGGGCAGAATAAATTATTATGAAGCAGAAGATAATCATATTGATGCTGTTTTAGGCAAGGCCGAAGAAACCATTAGAAAAAAGGGCGTTAAAGTTTTAGTGCTTGATAATTTAGCCACATTGGGACTAGGTGAAGACGATAACAATACTTATGCAAAACAAAAACAAGCAATTGTAAAAATAAAGAATTTTGCAAATAAATTTAATATTCTAGTTGTTCTTGTTGTTCATCCTCGTAAACCAGCAAGTGGAATTACAAGTGTTCAATCCGGTTATGAAATGTCAGGAAGCGGTGATTTATTCAACTTAGTTCAATATAATTTTTCTGTCAAAAGAATAACAAAAAAAGAAAAAGAAGGTAAGAAAAAAAGAGGTGGGGGATGGGAAATAGAACCCTGTTTATATGATGTAAGAATAGAATTTTTCAAAAATCGTATAACAGGACAACTTGGTGATTGCTTTTTATATTTTGATTATCCAAGTTATCGCTTTTATATTACACCAGAACAACTTTGGAAAAGATTTTCTTGGGACAAAAATACTTTGCCATTGCGAACAGATGACCCAAATGAGAAATATAGAGAAATGCCAGAAGAGTTTAAAACATAATGTCTGATTATGATTTTATTATTGATAATATGAAATTTAGTTACTCCAACATAAGCACATTTGAAACATGTGCTTATGCTTGGAAATTAACGTATATTGATACGTTAAAAAGAGAGCCAAATTTTTTTGCTGAATTTGGAACTTTATGTCATGATATTCTGGAAAAATATTTTAAGGGTGAATTAGATTTATTTAATTTGCCGAATTATTATGAAAAACATTTTTATGAAGTTGTTCAATCAATTTCTCTTTCCGGAACAATGACTCAAAATTATTATGATGCTGGCTATGATTTTTTTACTAATATTGATATAAATCCTGATGATTTTGAAATATTGGAATCAGAATTAAAAACAAGTTCGATTTGGAATGGAATAGAACTTGTTGTTAAACCAGATATTGTTTTGAAAGAAAAATCAACCGGCAAAATAATTCTTATGGATTATAAAACATCCATTATCAAGAAAAATAAAAATGGGTCAATAGCAAAATCTGATATTGATAAACTAAATGGATATAAAAAACAATTATTTTTATATGCTTTCTTTTTATCTCAAAATCAAAAAACTAAAATAGAAGAAATTCGACTATGGTTTATTCGCAATAATACATTTGAGATATTTCAATATACAGAAAAAGAAGCAATTGAAACTTTAAATTGGTTTATGAAAATTGTGGCTAAAATAAAAGAAGAAGAAAAATTTATTGCCAATATAAGCAATCCATTTTTTTGCAATAATTTATGTGGAGTTCGTATGTCCTGTGAATTCAGGATACAAAATCCAGAAAAAGCATCAGAATCTTAGGATTTTGGTGCTTTTTTGTTATTGACAAATTGAGTTAAATGTGGTATTATTATCTTATATGAGCGTCATGGAGTTTGAGATACTCCATATGCAAAGATTTTCGTGATGACATAGAGTCTCCCGGTAGGGCATCAAGTCTTGATGAATCGGCGGGTAAGACTATGCACTCATCAATGCAAATAACCTCTCAAAATGACAATGAGAGCATAGATGGAATTCCTGTGACGCTTGTTTACCATATTTATATTTGGAGAATAAAATGAATAAAACTGTTCAAAAAATTCTTGCCCTTTCTCATGTTGAAGCCGTTGATAAAGAAGAAGAAGGATATTTTGTTTATTTTAAAAATGGCTATTGTTGGCAAGGCGACCCTCATGGTAGTATTCATTTCGTTATGGAAGAAACAGCGACAATAGCATTAAGAGAAGCCAAACGTTTTCGTATTTGTACTAAAGATTGTTGTCCACCAGAAACAGCAGAGGAGAAATGAAAATGAATCTCAACGTTGGAGATAAGGTTGAACTATTGAAAACAATGCTTGGTAATGATTCTGGCACAGTTGGAATTGTTTTTTATAAATATGATGGTGGGGGTGTTCAAATTATTTTTCCCAATGGACAATATGATGGATTTAGTAAAAATGAACAATATAATTATTTAGAATTTATAGAACATGTTTATAAATATGAAAATTATCTATTTGAAAATGTAGTTCAAGTATCAATAGATTTTGAAAAAGGATATTGGAGATTTGATAAGCCATGAAAACAATTAAAGAAATTATAGAATTAACAAAACAATATAAAAAAATATTTCAAGATAAATTTGAAAAAGAAAATTTTGATTTATTTAAAGAAATTGAAGAACAAATTATCAACGAAGCAAAACAAGGTAGCGGTCATTTATTGATTTATAAAAGATATTTTGATTCGTATGATAATTTGAGTATTTATGATTTAGAAACATATTATAAAAATCAAGGATATTCAACACGTATTACTGATGATACTTTTCAGATATATTGGTTTGAATAAAACAATGATTTCATAAAGGAAAATAAATGACATATTTAATTGATGACCTTGTAAAAACTAACAAACAAATAGATGGAAAGTGGGTGATTGCACGCCCATTGCTATCATATGATTTATTAAATCGAATAGTTGATTGCTGGCTTGTATTAATTGGAAAAGCCGATGCAGTAATTTATATTAGTGGAAAGAAAAATAAATGAATGATGAACTTGGAACACGTATGAAAGAATTTTATGAAAATAGAAGTCAATCATATCTTGCACGTAGAATACCAGCCATTATAAGAATTGACGGAAAAGCGTTCCATACTTTTACAAATAAATTTACAAAACCATTTGATAATGTTATGATTAAATCCATGCAATTAACAGCTAAAAAATTATGCGCTCAAATTCAAGGTGCTAAAATTGCATATACTCAAAGTGATGAAATTAGTCTTTTATTAACTGATTGGGATAATTTAAAAACCGATGCATGGTTTGATTATAATATTCAAAAAATTACAAGTGTTTCTGCAAGTATGACAACACTATATTTTAATAATATTTTTGCAGAAATTTGTACGGTTGAACAAAGCGATAAGATTGATACAGCCTTATTTGACGCAAGAGTCTTTTCAATTCCAAAAGAAGATGTGAATAATTATTTCTGGTGGAGACAAATTGATTGTATTAGAAACTCAATTCAAATGCTGGCACAATCTAATTTTAGTCATAAAGAATTGCAAGGAAAAAATCAAGACGAATTGAAATCAATGTTATCAGAAAAGAATATTGAATTTGATAATATGAAAATTCATTTGCAACGAGGTTCTTCTGTTGTCAAACAATTGACAGAATTTGGTGAAAATAGATGGACAATTGATGAAGAAATTCCTTTGTTCAAAGATGAAAAATATTATATTGAAAGGTACTTATAAATGAAAGATATTGGGCAATATAGAATTAATTTAATTTGGTGGCCGTTTTTTTATAATGAAGAATATGATGATAAATTAGATTTTATTATTCCAAAAATTCAATTTCATAATTATAAAAATAAGCCATGTGATACATGCTGGAATTATGATTGGGATTTTACATTTATTTATTTAACTGTTATGAAAAAACAAAAACGTGGTTCTGTTTATAAGCTTATTGAATCTGTTTGGAAATCAAATAATGATAAAGGTGATTATACTCATAACAGAATTATTATTCCTCATGATATGTTTGCCAAATGGATTTGGGAACAAAGAAATATTAATAAATATTATACTTCAAATTATTGGGGAATAAGAGTTGTTTCAGGTGATGTTCGGGAAATTATTTTTGAATAGGAGAAATATATGAAAAGTTATAATGGTTTCTATAATGTAAATAAAATAAAATTCAATATATTTTGTATTTTTGGATTTCATCAATGGTGGTGGACTAGAGGAATGGATGATAAGCAAGAAACAAGATGTGCCGTTAAATGTGATAAATGTAATGAAATAAGAATGCTTTCTCCGAAAAATTCGGATATGCACGATATGAAAGAAATTAGAAAAACAATTAATTTATCATCTTGGGAACCAGTATATTTTAATTGGAAACCATTTTCTTTTCATATTAGCGGAAATAAAATTAGTTCACTTGATTGATAGAACAGGAGTTTTATAAATGGAAGAAAAAAGAACACGAATTATTGAGAAATTAAAAAATGATGATATTAAACAAGGAATAAAAACTTGGATTGTTGTTCATACTAATTACGGTGGATATACAGAAGAAGAATTAGAAATACAATTAGGCAATGATGATGTTCTTATTATTCGAGATGGAAATAACTGGATATATTTGAGCGAAGAACAAAAAAATATTTTAATAGATTTTTTGATTGGGCCAAATAAATCTATGACTATTGATTGATGGAGATATTTTATGTCTTATGAAAAATATGATATAGATGATACAGATTATAATGGTCTTAAAATAGCAGAAATTTTTGCTTTGGCTTTTGAATTGGGAATGATTTTTACTTGCATTAATTTTAAATTAAGAGATGAAATAATCTTTAGTTCTACAAATAAAAGAAACATAATTGGTTATTGTAATTTTAAAAAAATTCAATATGAAATTCGTGACCATGATGATTTTCCTACTCTTGTCCTGAAATAATGGGTATTGACAAAACAACTGGTTTATAGTATAATGAACAGATTAGGAGAAAACATATGGAAATATTTAGTCTATTTATTGGTGGTTTCATAGGTTTGGTAATTGCATGTTTGATTGTTGCCATTCTATCAACTATTGATTACATTCTTTGGAAAGAATATTATAATTTATATAAATCTATTTATGGATTATATTCTATTTTAACTGTTTTTCCATTTGGATTTTATATGTATATCAGATTGAAAATTAATAAGGATATATAAATATGCAACCATTATATCTGTTGAAAATTGAAGTAGATGGAAATGCAAATAAATATTATCGTATGATTCCCAATGGAGATTTATTTACTGCCGAATGGGGCAGAGTGGGTTCTAATTCTCAAACTATGGATTATTCAATTAATGATTGGGATAAAAAGTTACACGAGAAATTAAGAAAAGGATATGTTGACCAAACTCATCTAGTATCTGAAATCACATCTAATTCTAAATCAAGAGAATATTCTGATATAAAAAACAAATCAATTGCAACTATTGTTCAAAGATTACAATCTATGGCAAAAATAGCCATTGAAGAAAATTATACAATTTCATCCAGTAATGTTACTCAAAAAATGATTGATGAAGCACAAGCATTAATTAATAATCGTTTTTCTTTGGATTCCAATGTTGATTATTTTAATGAACAATTGATTCAATTATTTAGAATTATCCCAAGAAAAATGAAAAAAGTTTCTGATAATATTTCTCAATCTAAAAAAGATTTTGGAATTATTATTCAAAGAGAACAAGATTTGCTTGACACAATGAAGGGTCAGGTAATTCAACAATCTGTTTTGAATGCCGATGATAATATTGATAATGACAAGCAAACAATTCTTGATGTATTAGATTTACAATTTTCCGAAATAAATAAGACAGAAGAAAAACAAATTAAATCACATCTTGGTTCTATTGATAATAAATTTTATCAAGCTTGGAAGGTTGTCAATAATAAAACTCAAAATATATTTGACAAATTTATAAAACAAAATAATATCAATGAAAAAAAATTACTTTTTCATGGTTCAAAAAATGAGAATTATTGGAGTATCATAAATAGCGGATTGATTTTACGACCAAATGCAGTTATTACCGGAAAGATGTGGGGTTTGGGAATATATTTTGCGTCTGCGGCAGTAAAAAGTTTAAATTATAGTTCTTTGAAAGGAAGTTATTGGACTGGTGGAACATCTAATTCTGGATTTTTATCTATATTTGATGTTGCATATGGAAATCCATATAATGTTTATAATTTTGATAGTAAATATTATGAATTAGATTATAATAAATTACAAAAATTTTCACCAAATGCAAATTGTATACATGCAAGAGCAGATAGGGGAATGTTGAAAGCCGATGAAATTGTGATATATAAAGAAGAACAATGTACTATAAAATATTTAGTGGAATTGAGATGATATAAATGCCAGTTAAAGAAAATGAAAAATATACAAAATTGACTGTGATTGAACTAGTTGGAAAAAATAAACATGGTCATAGAATGTGGAAATGTTTATGTGATTGTGGAAATATAGTGAATGTTTCTACCGGAAGTTTAACGAGTAAGAATACTCAATCTTGTGGATGTTTATTAAAAGAATCAAAAAGAAAATCTGGTGAAAAGTTAAGAATTTTAAATAAATATGAATTCTTTGATAATTATGGAATTGGATATACAAAGAAAAAAGAGCCATTTTATTTTGATTTAGAAGATTATGAAAAAATTAAAATATACACTTGGAGATATAATCCAGATGGATATATAATTTCAATATCATTTGGAAAGATTATTAGAATGCATATGTTGATTATGAATTCTGATGGTTCAAAAGATGCTGACCATATAAATCATATGATTCATGACAATAGAAAATCAAATCTTAGAATTTGTGAACATTTTGAAAACATTATTCACAGTAAGATTTATTCAAATAATACATCTGGTGTAAAGGGTGTTTATTGGGATAAAAATAGAAATAAATGGATGGCATTGATAACAGTAAATAAAAAAGATATTCATTTGGGTAGATATGATGAATTTGATGATGCTGTAAAAGCAAGAAAAGATGCCGAAGAAAAATATCATAAAGAATTTATATATAAAAATTAAAAACAAGGAGATAATAAAATGAAAGACATGAACAAAACAACTATCATATATCATCCCGTATATCAAAAATTTACAGAATATGATGGTCAAGGTCAAATTATACAAGAAGGTTCTTTTAAGATAGATGGAAGGCAAGAAACTATTTTTGAAAATGATAGAGCAACAGTTATGTTTCTTGGTGACAATTCAAAAGGTGTGGCAAAAATTCATCCAGACGATATTCCCAATCTTAAAATGGGAAGAAGTATTGCTTATCTTCGGGCAAGAATTTCATCTTATAAAAAGTTGTTGAGAAATAAAATAAAAGAAACACATGGCAAATGAATAATTATGATATAGAACATTTATCATTAAAAAAACTTTATGAATTAGTTGAACATCATGCTGGTTTAGATGATAGACTTTGTGATGGTGATTGCGATGAAGAATTTCCATATATAAAATGTGATATTTGTGAATCTAGACATTTTATAAATGAATTTGCAGAAGATATTAGAAATCATTTTCGCAATATGAATAATAATGATTTAAAAAAATATAGACATCCATCATTGATAAAATCTTAGTTTCATAAATAAAAGGAAAAATTAAAATGTATATTTGGAATGTTATCGTTGAAGAAAAATGGAATTATCATGCTATAGATGATGATGGTGAGACAGATTTGGAATATTATGTTGTTGCCGCAGAAGATTTTAATGAAGCATTTAATAAGGTTGTAAAAATCGCTCTTGATAATTCAAGATGGTGGAAAGATGAACATGATGAAGGCAATGGAAAAGGATTTATAAATAAACCTATTTCATTGGAATTGGTATCCATTGAAAGAGGTGATTGGTTAGATGGATAATATAACCCAAAAACAATTAGATGAAATTTTCAGAGACAATGATAAAATAATTACAGATGGTCTTGAAATTTTCGATTCAATGATGAAAAAACTTATCGTAGATGTTTTTACGGGTGGAAATGAAGAACATCAAAAAAGATTAAAAATTATATTAGATAATTTTTTGGTTGATATAAATAACCGAATGGATAGAATGAGGTTTTCATAAATGAGAATTGATATAGAAGATATAAATAAAATCACGCATATTAGAAAGTTATACAATCAAATTCCATTAGAAAAAATTATATTTTATAAGAATGAAAAACCTATGGAAATTGATTCTCGTATAATTGAAGAATTTAAATTCACTGGATTAAATAATATTGACTTTATTACAACTGGTTATTATTTAAGAAAATATGGTGAAAACGAATCAAGTGAAGAAATTGATACCGGATTAGAAGAATTAAAAATTCAACATATTAGTTTTCCAACAACTGGTCTTATTTTAGAATTAAATGAATATCAAGCTAAAAATTTATTGGCTTTATTACAACTAATTGGAACAGGGTTAATTATGGAAAAATCTGAACAATATAATTCAAATGTTATTAGTGCAAATAATGGTGATTGGATTGGTGAAATTCGTTGGCAACTTGAAGATTATATAAAAGAAGATGGTCAAACAAACTTTGGTAAAGAACTTCCTGATTGGGCGGCGCAAAGAGGCCAATGGATTACCAAAAAACAATGGAAAGAAAAATATGGATAATTTATCATATTATTCAATACCAACAATCAGAATAGAATCTGATGATGAAAATGAATTTTTTGGTCTACCAAGAAAATTAATTTGGAAAAATAAAAAATGGTTATATCATGTTCATTGTGATGGTTCTGTATTTCATGTTGTTTCTTATTATTTAATTTGGGATGGAGTTAATAAAAAAGTTGCAATGCCTTGTTCTGAAAAAAATTGCATTATGAATGCTCCAGTAAATATTCAAATTGAAGCATGGAAACTTTGTCGTGACAATGGAACGTTGATAAAATAGAATTTTTATGGAGAAAAAATGGAAGATAAAACGAAAGTGATTGAAGGAATTTCTAAAGAAGAAGCAGAAAAGATATTGAAAGAATTTGACAACACTGTTTTAATGGATTTGGCAAATAAAGAAAATGTTGTCATTTATAATGGATTAAAATTTGAAATTAAATTTTTCAATCCTAGAAATGGTGAAATCAGAATGAGATTAATTAAAGAAAATCAAGTAAAGATTGGATAATAAATGATTATTGAATTTTATGGCGACCAAAATTTAAAAGAACTTCATAAAAATGTTGTTTTTGTATTTAAAAGATTGACAGAAAATAGAAGATGTCCAAAAGATAAATGTTCGCTATGCGATAAATTCAATAAAATTAATTTTTCAAAATGGCATCCAGAACAATCTGGAAAATATAATGACACTTGGAATATTATCGAATTGATGGAACATTATGGCTATCATTCATATGAATATGATACCGTTTTATATACATCTAAATTTATATATCAAGAAACAGTTGGTAAACCAGATGTTATTATAACTGGAGATGGGTTGAGTTTTAATCAAGCTGTTTGCAATATGTTTGTCAAATATGGAAGATATTTAAAGGTTTTGCCAGCATGAATAAAATTAGATTAAATTGGCATGGAGATACAAAAATAGAAATTGATTGTCACTTCTTTTCTTTTGAACCCGGTCAAAATGATGAAGTAATTAAAGATAATATAAGGGTGAGATACTTTGGAGATGATGATGATTTTCAACATTTTTCTCCAACACTTAAGGATATTTCAATTATAATGCATACGATGGTAGGTCATGGTGTTACTTGGCAATTAGCTAATGAGCTATCTAAAAGATTTAAATTAAATCCATATGAAGTTTCTGAAAATCTTAGTGAAATTTTTGAAGAATATTATAATATTTCCGAAGATGAATCAGACCAAAGATGGGAAAGCAAAGAAAATCCATCATTATATGCACCAATGACTTAAGGAAACGTACATTTTATTTAAAAAATAAGAAAGAGAAATAATATGAATGGAAAGATAAAGTTAAAAAAAGGAGATACTATATTAGTATATGGTTCTTCTGTTGCAGTTGAATTAGAAGTTGATACAATTATATTGGTAACAGAGGATACCTTCTTATCATTTATAAAAAACTTACCTAAAGACGCTGATTATAGAATTACATTACAATCTGATTAATAAAATAAGTGTTTTATGGAGAAAATAAATGAGTGTTGTTGCAGTTAAAATTATTAATAATGAAAAAAATATTGGATTTGAAATATCTAGTGATTCTATTATGACCAGAAATGCAACTCAATCTAAAAATAACACATCTGATTTTGTAAAACTTTATGAAATAAATGATATTGTTGTTGGAACTGCTGGATATGCAGAAGATTCTTCTTTAATGAAATTATTTATTGAAACAACAAAACCATCTAGTTCTACTGAAACAGGTTTACTCGAATTTATATCCAGATTTCAAGATTGGAAAAAAAAGAAAACTGATAATGGAAGCATAAATAGCACTTTTTTTATTGGGTATGAATATAAAATTTTTTATATAAGTGGATGGCATATCCAACAAATAACAAAATATGATGCAATTGGTGCAGGACAAGATTTTGCATTGGCATCATTATATCTTGGACACAATACTAAAGAAGCCGTAAAAACTGCAATTGAACTTTCTGTTTATTGTGAAGAACCCATAATAACAATAGAAAAATATATAACATTAGGAAAACAATATGTTTGAAAATAATGAAAGAAAACAATTAACAGAAGAACATATGGAAAATCCAAAAGTAGGGGATAGGTTTTCTGAAATGTTGGCTTTTTGGGTTTATGTTTTACATGTCAATAATGATTTAAAAACAATTATTACTTTATCTGCACACGCTCCTGCCGAACTTCCAAAAGACGGAAAAATTGAATATCAAACTTTTGATGAATTTCGCACAAGATTTCATTATAGCGGAGGAGAAGATTATTGGGTATCTTATATAGATGGAAATAATGATGTTGAAGGTTGGTATTAATATTATGAACAATATGTGGACAGCAAAATATTGGAATAAAAATCAATGGATAGATATTGAACTTATAAATATAAAATCTGGAATGACTATATATGTAGTTGAACCGGATGGAAATGTTGTTTGGAATAATGTTTTTAATTCATCACGATTAAAAGTTACTAAAGATGCTTGTTATAATGAAGATGGAAATATAGAAATAGAATTTATTAAAGGAGAAGTTGAATTAAATGACTGAAAATATTTCGATAGTATATCATGATAAAGATATGCCTCATATTGAATATGTAGATGGAAAATCTGATTGGTTAGATTTAAGGTCTGTTGAACGATACCATTTATTAAGAGGAGAATATAAACATATTTCTTTGGGAGTTTCCATTAAATTACCAGATAATTATGAAGCTTATATCATTCCAAGAAGTTCACTTTTTAAAAATTATGGGTTAATGCAAGCTAATTCATTTGGTCTTATTGATAATAGTTATTGTGGAAATGAAGATATATGGAAATTCACAGCCTATGCAACTATGGAAACTATTATTAATAAATATGATAGAATTTGCCAATTTAGAATAATGATAAAACAACCCGATATTAATTTTGTTGTGGTTGATAAATTGGATGGTGATACTCGTGGTGGATTCGGCAGTACCGGAAAAAAATAATCATAAGGAAAGGTCATATATGACTTTTCCTTATTTATTTTAACCTTGACAATTTGTGTAAAATATGATAGAATCAAATATATTAAAAACAGGAGAATTATTATGGCAACCCTACAGATTGACCTTGAAATATCTATTGAATGTGAAAAATGCGGGAATAAATCTAAACCAAAATTTAATGAATCTTCTGCGCGTATATGGGCAATTACAAATGGTTGGCATATAAATTATATTAACGATACTGCCATTTGTTCTTCATGTCGAACAAAAAATCTTTTAGGAATAAAAAATGGAAAAAACTAATTTTATAAATTTTTGTGGAATAGCTAATTTTGATGAGATAATTACATCGCAATTTTTATTATATGTTTATTATAATAAATTAGAAAATAAAAATGAAATTGAATTATCTGAGTTTATTAAAAAAGAAAGAACTATTACTGAATGGCAATTTATTTGTGATGGATTTTTAGAATCTCTAACTATTGTTAAAAACGCTTGGGATATAAAATAATAAATAAAATGTGCATTTCATAATTGAGGAATAATGGCAAAAAGAATTAATATTGATGGAAAATTTTATCGTAATCGCAGAGGGAAACTTGTTCAAATTCCTGATGAATGGCTTGGTAAAACTACTGACCGTCAAACAATAAAAAAAAGAAATTCTATTTCTAGACGGACAAGAAAGAATAAAAATAAATCAACATAGGAAACAATAATGATAGGTATAGGTAAAGTAATTAAATCTGTTGCTGGTGGATATGCATATTTTGAAGTTGAAAAAGATTATATAGAATATATAGATACTAAAAAAATAAAATTTCTAGTTCGTAAAATTGAAAGAAAAAATGAACATGATTTTGATATAGAAATGTTTCCGTATAAGTATGATAAGCCTGATTATCAAAACCCCGAATTTTTAACCCTATATTGTGATATAGCAATCATAAGATATAAATAAAATACAGATTTTATCAAGGAAAATAAAATGACAATATTAAATCAAACTTACACTGGAATGCCTTGCCCACTTTCTATTCACTATCTTAAGGATACGATTAAAAACAGAGGTAACTCATCAATGATGATGCAAATATCTGTTTCAGCTTGGGAATTAGCAATAGTTTTGGACAGACTAGATTATCTTGAAAGATATGAAAAATATGTTCAAACAGCAATTGAAAAAGGTGTTCCTTATAAATGAAAATTAATATGATTAATAGCATAAATAAATATAATCAAGAGTTAAAAAATTTAAATTATCAAATAATTATTGCAACAAATGAAACTCAAATTTTTATAAATCTTATATCTGCTTATATTTATAAATCTTGGTGGCAACGAATTCAATATTGGTTGAGATTAAAATGAAAGAAACCGTGTCATTATGAATGATTCACAAAAGTTATTATTAGATATTTCAAAAGACCCTGAAAAATCAGAAAGATTTTTTAAGATTGTTGCGGCTGATAAATTAATTCGCAAAGGAAAATTATTGTTGATTGTTTGTTTATGTTTGTTTATTGGATTTATGTTTGGGAAAATATTATGAAAATACAATATCATAATTGTGAAGAATTAAAAAAAGAAATTCATGGTTTGAAATATCTTGATGCATTACATGCAATAACAATATGGCATCATGATGTTCAAAAATTTTGGATAATGTCTTTATATCAACACGCAGATATAATTATTAATTATTGTCCATTTTGTGGAGTTAAATTAAAATGAATTGTGATTATTGTAATAGTAGAATTATTGAAGAAGATGAAAATTGTTCTCATTGTGGTGCGCCAATAAAAGACTATTATTCTACAAAAGAATGGATTTCTAAATTAAATATTTATAATAATCTAAAAGATTTTAAACTTGGAAATGAAATACATATATCTTCTCTTTCAAATTCAATAGAATATTTTGAAAAACATTCATAAAATGAAAGATTCATAAAGGAAAACATGATTATAGAGAAAAGAAAAAATCCATCATATCAAGTTGGAGATATAAGATTAAAAAGAGGATTTATTTTTTTAAAAACAATAAACAATATAACAAAATTTTTATCTAATGAAATTTGGACTGAAAAATTATTAGATAAAAATATATGGGAATCCTTACAATGGGGATGGAGTATGTCGAATATAGGTGAAAGAGTTTTTATAAACAATATTCAATTAATGCATACTAGAGGTTTGGGATTCAAAGAAGGTAAAAAAAATTTTATAGAAAATATTTTGATATATGGAAGTGAAAATAGAATAAAATATGAAATTATAAATTATTTCTTTGAAAATACATATCCAAATAAAGAATATACAATTGAATCAAGAGAAGATAGAGCAGTTTTAGTGAAATTCACAAATAATCCATATGTTCAATCAATTATCTATGATACATATAATAATTTTTTAGAAGGTATTGGAATTGATAAAAAAATTATTAATAAATATAAGTTAAAAAATTACAATGTTTTTCATAGCAAAGGAAAAAATGAAACCACTTAAATACATAAAAGAATTATCCAAAAAAACAATTGAATGGTATAATATTTTAAAGATTTCTGAAACAGGAACAATTCCACCTAAAGAAGAATGGGCTAAACATTTCAATGTTTCCATTGGACTTTATGAACATGTTCAATTAGAAATGAATAAATGAAAAATCCTAAAACGGTTTATTTTTGGTGGAGTGTTGGTCATGTCTATCAAGCAGAATTTGTTCGATGGGTTATTAAGAGAATGCATAATGGCAGAGATGATACCAATAAATTAGGAGTTGCTGTTTTACTTGAATCTGATTGGTTATTTAATAATGTCAAAATATCTTATGGTTGCAAAAGAGGGCAATATATTCTTAGACCGACCATATACAGATTTATATCGTTCGTATAATAAAGCTTATAGTGGAATTGATAAAATAAGAAGACCAACTGTTGAACAAATACGATTAATAAAATAAATCTTTTATAAAGGAATCTAGTATGTCGTACAAAAATTTTAATAAAGATTTGCCAGCATCTATAAGAAATGAAAATGATATTTCAAATAAATTTTTAGAATTTTATGGATGGAAAACTTTAGGACGCGGTGGAAAAAGTAATAAATTTGATTTATTAATTCAAACAAATAAGCGTCAAATAAAAGTAGAAGCAAAACAAGATTTCACCTGTAAAAAAACTGGCAATGTTGGATTAGAATATCATTGCAGAGGAAAGCCAAGCGGAATCAATGTTACGGAATCTGATTATTATGTTTATACAATTCACAGAAAAAATGAGATTGTTTTTAGAATTGCAAAAACCGAAGTATTGAAATACATGGTTGAGAATAACCTGTATCATCGTTGGGTTAATGGTGGAGATAAAGGTAGTGATAGTTTGAATTATTTATTTACATATAATGTATTCTGCACAGGTTCTAGCAGAATATTTTTTGAGAAGGGAACACCAAAAATTGAGTAACTATATAAATTACCATAGTCATTCGCACTATAGCAATGTGATTGTTCCAGATTCGACAATTTCAAATAAAGATAGGGCGAATAGGGTTTTAGAATTAGAACAAAATGTTTTGAGTTCTGTAGAACACGGCTATGTTGGTCGTCCAATAGAAATTATTGAATTATCAAAACAATATAATTTAAAGCCTTTATTGGGTGTTGAAACATATTATGTTCGAGATAGAAAAGAAAAAGATAAAACAAATGCACATTTAATTCTTTTGGCAAAAAATGAAGAAGGTAGAAAAGAAATAAATTGGGCATTATCTGAAGGAAATGTTTCTGGATATTATTATCGTGCCAGAATTGATGATGAACTTTTATTTAATATAAATCCAAATAATGTTTGGGTTACTTCTGCATGTCTTGGTGGAATTTGGAAATACGAAGATGCAGATGATATTGTTTTAAAAATGAAATCATATTTTGGTTTGAATTTTTTCTTAGAAGTTCAGGCACATAATGTTGAACCACAAAAAGAATTGAATCAAAGAATTGTAAATCTATCTAAGAAACACAACATTAAAATTATAGCTGGTGCAGATAGTCATATGATTTTTCCAAATCAGGCAAAAGACCGTGATGACTATTTATTATCAAGAGGAATTGAATATCCAGAAGAACAAGGTTGGTTTTTAGATTTTCCTTCATATGATGAATTTAAGAATCGATTTGAAATTCAGGGAATTTTAAATAAAAACCAAATTGTAGAAGCATTGGACAATACTAATATATTTCAAAATGTTGAAGAATATAGTTCAATAATTTTTGATAATACAAAAATTAAACTTCCAACAATTTATCCAACTAAAAATCAAGAAGAAAAAGATAACATATTTAAAAATATGGTTTGGAATTTATGGAGTCTTGAAAAAGATAATGTGCCAGAAGAAAAATGGAATCATTATGAAGAAGAAATTCAAAAAGAAATGGATATTATTCTTGAAACCGGAATGTCTGATTATTTTCTATTAAATTATGAGGTTGTAAAAAAGGGAAAAGAATTAGGTGGTTCAATTACCTTAACTGGTAGAGGTTCAGCACCATCATTCTATATTACAAAATTACTTGGACTAACAACTATTGATAGAATTTCTGCATCTGTAAAAATGTTTCCAGAAAGATTTATTTCCAAAGAAAGATTGTTGGAAACAAAGTCACTTCCAGATTTTGATTTCAATCTTGGTACTCCAGAAATTTTTGCACAAGCACAGGTAGAGATAGTGGGTGAGGGTAGAAGTTATCCCATGATTGCATTTGGAACAACTAAAAATTTAAGTGCTTGGAAATTATATGCCAGAAGTGCTGGAATTGATTTTGATACTTCAAATCATGTATCAGAACAATTAACACAATTTGAATTAGATTATAAGCACGCAGAAGAAGATGATAAAGAAAATTTAAATGTTCTTGATTATATTGACAAAGAATTACATCAAACATTTTTAGAAAGTAGAAAATATATCGGACTCGTAAATTCTTTGACTATTCATCCATGCGGTTATCTTCTTGCAGATTTTGATTTACGAAAAGAATTTGGTCTTATAAAAATAAAAACAGGAAATGTAGAACATATCTGTGTTGCTTGTGATGGACTATTTGCAGAACAATATAAATTACTTAAAAATGATTTATTGAAAGTTGCCGTTGTTGATTTAATTTATAGAACTTATAAAAGAATTGGAATTAAACCACATCCATTACCAGAACTTTTAAAAATTTGTGAAAACAATGAAAAAGTTTGGAATATTTATAAAAGTGCTTGTGGTATGGGAATTAATCAAATTGAACAACCCGGAACTGTTGGCAGAGTTGCAAAATATGCGCCAACAAATATATCAGAACTATCTGCTTTTGTTGCGGCTATCAGGCCGGGTTTTAAATCAAATTATAAACAATTTGAGGCACGTGAAAAATTTGAATATGGGATTCCAACTCTAGACAAATTGATTCAAACTGATGAATTTCCACAGAGTTATATGCTTTATCAAGAAAATGCAATGAGTGTTATGGCATATGCAAAAATTCCTATGTATGAAACATATGAGATAATAAAAAATATTGCCAAAAAGAGATATGCAAAAGTTATAAAATATAAAGAACAATTTACTGGAGGAATGAAAGAAAAACTTATTGAGGAAAAAGTTTCAATGAGAGATTCCGAAGAAACAGCCAGTATGACTTGGCAAATTATTGAAGATAGTTCAAGATATAGTTTCAATTGTAGTCATTCTTACAGTGTTGCTGGTGATAGTTTATATGGAGCATGGCTTAAAGCGAATTATCCATATGAATTTTATGAAGTATTTCTTCAAATGCTTGAAGATGATGCAGACAAAGAAAGACTTGCAAAAACAAAGATTGAAGCTGAAAAACATTTTGGAATTAAATTTCCTCCATATCGTTTTGGTCAAGATAATAGGGGAATCATTGCCGATAAAAAGAATAAAACAATTTCATCAAGTTTGAAAAGCATAAAAAGTTTCAACCATCAAATCAGTGAAGATTTATATGAATTAGGAAAAAACAAATATAATACATTTATTGATTTTTTAATTGATGCCGAAGAAAATGGATATATATCTTCTAAATTTGAAAAACTTATTAAAATAAAATATTTTCAATCATTTGGAAACAATAAAAAACTTTTGACAATTTGGGAAGAATTCAAAAAGGGTAAAAATAGATATGCTAAAAAACTTTCCGATAAATCAAAAGAAAAAAGAATTCCATTGTTGTTAGAAATAGAAAAAAATACACCAAATGATAATTTGACTTTTAGAGAACAAATATTGGCAGAACAAGAAATTCTTGAACATGTACAAGCTGTATATCCAAATGTAGATAAAAAATATATTTATGTTATGGGATTGAACGATAAATATGCTCCAAGAGTTCAAGCATATTCTATCAATGGTGGAACACAATCAACCCTAAAAATATATAAGGCACAATTTGCAGAAAAACCATTTGGATTTGGTGATATTCTTTATTGTAAATCTTTTGAGAAAAAATTTGCTGTAAAATATGTTGATGGAGAATATCTTGAAAATAAAGAACAAATTGTCTGGTGGCTAACAGATTATAATGTTATTCAGGATGTTGATAAAATAATTGGGGGTTGACAAAACAATCTTAATATGGTAGAATCATATTAAGATTGTTTTTTTATGGGGAAAAATTGATAAAATAGTTCTTTTATTAATAGAAGGAAAAAATTAATGTACAATTATTTAATTGATAGATATGGAAAAATTTGTTTGGAATTGGCAAAACAATGTAAATCTGATGTGGGATTTGGTTCTGTGCTTGTAAAAAATAATAAGATATTAGGACAAGGTAGAAATAGACTTTCAACAGCAGAAGAACGGAAATTGTTATCACATGTTGATTATGCTATTCATGCAGAACAAGCGGCAATCCTTGATGCAATAAAAAATGGATACAATATTTCTAATGCAAAAGTATATGTTTTAGGGTTGGCATTGCGTGGAAAAAATAAAGGAAATTTAACAATAAGAACAGAACGTGTTTTTATTTGTCACAAATGCCCTCATGCTTTTATAAAACATAATGTATCAGTTAATATACCTCATGTAAATGGATGGATGAATATCTCAAAAGAAGAATCATTGATAATTGGAAAACAATTATCTCAAAAAGGATATTGGAAAGATTTTGTAAATAAAAATTGACACAGGAGAATGATGATTAAGTTTTTGGCAAGTATTTTATTTGTAATTAGATTTTTTAAAAAGAATAAAAAAGTATCACAATATTTAATAACAACACTTGTATTATTTTCTATATTTTATTTTTTCAATTCAGATATGGCTATCACAATGATTTCCTTAATTCTGAGATTGGGATTTTCTGCATTATTATTAATATCTCAGTTTGCATTTTTATTTATGTTTATGGCTCGTTCAAAAACAATTACAATTATTCCGGGAGATAAAAATCAATTAACATTGAATGATTATAAAGGCCAAGATATTCTTGTCGAAAATATGAGACAATGGATAAAAACGCTTCGAGGAGACAAAAAATTTCAAGAAATGGGCGGTGAACCACCAAGAGGATTATTGCTCGTTGGAAGAGCGGGAACTGGCAAGACTCAGTTGTTAAAGTGTTTAAGTGGTGAAGCAGGGATTGCAATGCACGCAATTGAAGGAAGTGGATTTAAGGCAATGTTTTGGGGAATTGATATTTTAAAGATGAATCAATTTGTTAACAAAGCAAGAAATCTTGCATTAGAATATGGTAGTGCAATCTGTTATATTGATGAAATTGATGCTGTAGCTTCTTCTAGAGGGGGAGTTATGGGAGGACAAAATCAACCAGCCGGAATGATGGGCATAGGTGGAGGTTCTCTATCAACATTATTAACTCAAATGGATGGTCTTTCAGAAGAACGCGAATTTATTAAATGCCAAAATATTATTAGAAAATTGTTTGGTATGAAATCAATAAATGAAGGATATGTAATGTTTGTTGGTGCAACAAATAGACCTGATGTTCTTGACCCTGCAATTGTCAGAGCCGGAAGATTAGATAAAACAATTACTGTTGAACCACCAGACGCAAAAGGAAGAAAAGAAATATTTGAATATTACTTGAATAAAATCAAACATGATGATATAAATGTTGATAGTGTTGTTGCATTTTCTCATGGAATAACTCCGGCAGAAATTGCAATGTCTGTTCAAAGAGACAGCGTTAGAAATGCAAGATTTGCAAATAGAAATTCTGTAACACAAGAAGATTTAGAGTGGGCATTAGTAGAAGAACGTGCTGGATTTTCAAATCCAATTGATAACATGCCAATAGAACAACAAAAACAAGTATGTATTCATGAAAGTGGACATGCTGTTGCATTATATCATCTTAGAAAAGATAGATTAATTAGTTTTGTTTCTACCGTTAGAAGAGGTTCAGCTTTGGGAATGGTTATTCCTGTTGATACAGAAACTAATTATGCAATTCCTTTAAAAAGCTTTATTGCAGATATTAGAATTTCTATGGCTGGAGATAAGGCAACAGAAGTTCTTCTCGGAGAACGTTGGACTGGTGCTAGGGGAGATATTGAACATATTAAAAATTATGTTTCTTACTTGGTTCATCATGGAGTTTTTGGTCAAATACCATTTGGAAATAGTGAAAGTATTATGAATAATGAACAAGTACAAAAATGGATAATCTCACAATGGGAAGCAACACAAGAATTCTGTGAAAATCATATTGATGAAATTAGAGTTTTATCAGACGTTCTAATGGAAAAGAAAGAACTTCCCGGTAGAGAAGCAATTAAAATTATTGAAAGTGTTATAGGAGAAAGAAAAAATGAATCGTGACAATATTATAAAATATGAAACTTATTTATTGATTATTTCAGTTATTATTGGGTTTTCACATTTACCTCCAATTAAAAAATTAATTGATAATAAAAGACAGGAAATAAAACAATCTTATGTGGAAAATAGAATCATAGATTGCTTTAATCAAAAACAAACTAAAACATATAACTATTCAATTGGTGTAAAATATGATGAAAAATTATCTTATACATATATTTATATTGTCGTAAATCATGATGAAGTTAAAAGAGAAGTATTAAGAAATTATTCTATTGCTTTAGCTTGTGTTGTAAAATATACGGACAATGTAAAAACAATTGCTGTTATTGACCATTATTTTTTTCCTTTCTATAATATTGAAACAAATCAAGTAAGTTATGAATTACGTGTATTTGGAATATTGAAAGTTGATAACATTCAATCTGCGAATAATTTTATAGATGCATTTGCAAAAAAGGATGTTGTATTAAAAGATGACCCAAATATTGCATTTTTAAATTTTTATACTTTTGAAAATTATTTTGGAATTCAATTGGCTGACCTTAGATTTATTAATCATTCTCTTATAATGAATGCTTTGAAAAAAGTTATTTCACAATATGGTGCAAATAGCGCAAGAGGATTATAATGAATATTATAAAAATTATTATTTGTTTATTATTTCATTGGATGCCCAAAGAAGGATATTATATTAAAGATGGATATGGATATAATTATCCACAATATCATTGGGGTTGTAAATTTTGTGATAGAACATGGACAACTGAAAATTTTAGATAATTTATAAAAAAGGATAATGAAATATTTAAAAATACTTGGAAGAGATTTAATAATTTTATTTACTTTCTTTTTGAAATTGATTTCATATGGTGGAATACTTTTTTTTGGATTTTTCTTGATTATGGATATTCCAATTAAATTTGCAATGGAAAATCCAAATGAATTTTTTACTATTGTATTCTATATTGAAAATGTCATTCTTATTTCTTTACTTTTATTTTTTCCTGTATTGACTATAAAATTATATATTGAAGATGTAAAAGAAAGAGCAAACGAAGAATAATTGTTTTGCACAATACAAAAGGATATAATGATAACAACAGATAATTATAAAACACTTGATGATGCTTATTCATATTTTAATAAAAAATTATTTGATGATAAATTACCAGATTGTATTATAACATTTCAAAGACAATCTAGAACATTGGGATATTATCATCATGAAAAATTTGAAGAACGTGATGCCAAAAATAAAATCAGTGAAATAGCATTAAATCCAGACCATTTTAAAGAACAAACTGATATGGATATATTAGATACTCTAGTTCACGAAATGGTTCATTTACTTCAATGGTATTTTGGAGAACCATCAAGAAAAGGTTATCATAATAAAGAATGGGGGACTATGATGAAATCTATTGGCTTATATCCTTCATCAACTGGTGAACCCGGCGGAAAAGAAACTGGTCAAACTGTAAGTGATTATGTTATTTCAGGTGGAAAATTTGAAATTGTTTGTGGTGCTTTTCTATTGAAAAATAGTTTGAAATGGAATAGTTTACCCGTTGTTAAAGTTTTGAAAGATGAAGTTAAAAATAAAACGAGAGAAAAATATTGCTGTCCTAAATGCTTTTTAAATGTTTGGGGTAAGAAAAATATAAAAATAATTTGTGGAGAGTGTAAAATAAAAATGGAAATAGAAAAAGAAAATGATTGGTGAACTTAGCAGAAATTCTGGAATATACTGTTTTGAAAATATAATTAATGGAAAAAAATATATAGGAAAATCAATAAATATTAAACAAAGAGTAAATTTTCACATTAGAGAGTTAAATAAAAATTCTGACTCATGTTCCTATCTTCAAAATGCATGGAACAAATATGACGAAAATAGTTTTTTAATATATGTAATAAAACTATGTAAAGAAGAAGATTTAATAAAAAAAGAAATTTTTTATATTAAAAAATTCAATACCAAAAGACCTAATGGATATAATTTAACAGATGGAGGAGAAGGTGTTGCAGGATTAGTTTTTAGCGAAGAAAGAAAAAAATTAATGTCTGGAAAAAATCATCCTAAATATGGAACACACCATTCCGAAGAAACAAAACTGAAAATAGGAAAAGCCCAATCAAGATTTAAAAGTTATATTTTTGGTAAAAAGAGAAAAAATAGTAAATCAAAATATTTTGGTGTAAGATACTCAAAAGTTAACGGAATAATTTATTGGCGAGCGCAAATTAGAGAAAATAAAAAAACAATTGGTATTGGAAATTTTAAAAAACAAATTCATGCCGCACGAGCATATGACAAATATGTGGTTGATAATAATTTACCAAGACCTCTGAATTTTCCAAAAGATTATAAAAATTTCATAATTGAAAAGGATGATGAATAATGAATAAATGCATACTTTGTACATTTTTTAAAATGATTTGGCAAGGTTTGAGAGATAATACCTGCCCAAGCATTGATAAGAAAAAAGAAGAAAAGAAAACACCAACCTTAAAGATTGTTAGAGAATATTTTTTCGCTATTGTTTTCGGTATTATTTTAACTTTTTTGCTTTGGGGTGTCGGATATTTGATTTTATGGGTCATAGCATTATTATTAAATGTAACAATTGGCACTATATTGTCTTGGTTAGGGATTTTTATTTTTCTTCCAGTCGGTTTAATTGTGTTGGTGATTCTCATAGTAGAATTTGCTAAAATTAGAATTGCTTGCATCAAGGCATATTGGCGAAAAGCCAAAGAAGAATGTGAATAAAATGTATCTTGATTGGATTCTAAGTATATTAACAATTGCAATGAATATAATGTTGGGAAAGAAAATTAAATGGGGGTGGATTATCATGTTTATTTTAAGTTTATTGTGGATATATTATGCATTATCTTTAAATCCTCCACAATATGGTTTACTTCCAGCAATCATTGCAAACCTAATTATTTCTGTTCCTAGTGCAATCAAATGGTTTAAGGAAGATAAAGCGAATCAATAAAATTTCACTTTTATCAATATAGAGGCAATAATGTTTACTAAAAGAAAATCAGAATTAGAATTTGGAATTAGTGCTGGAAAAAATGTTTATAATGCAGAATTAAAAAGTAACGGTGTTAAAAAAATAATATTACAATGGATTGAGGGAAGAGAATCTATTTATATTAAATTTGCTGATATTTTTGGTTATAAAGAAATGTGGGGAGTGTTTGGTATTGATGAGTTTATTGTAATGGCAGAAGAATTAAAAAAATTAAAAGAAGAAAATAAAGGAAAATAATTATGGATGAATTTATTGCTGGAATAATTGTCGGATTACTTGTTGCATATCTTATTTGCATTGTCATAGTGTGGAGTTAATTATGAATAACGAAGATGATTTAATAGTATCAAATAATGAAAACAAAGAAAATAAGATAAGAGTATTTCCACAAATTAAAAAAATGATTCGTAGAGAATTATTGAATGAATTGATAGTTGTATTTTCAGATATAAATACTGATTGGTCAACCAATGACTTGATTAATTTCTTAACTTCTTATGATGAGAAATAAAAATGTACATAGAAAATGTAATTGAAGAATTGAGAGTTGGCGGGAAAATAAGAAGAACCATGTGGTTAGAAGATGCCCATATAAAAATTATTATTTTGAATGGTGATTTTTCTTCTGACATATTGATGTATCATAAACGTGATGAATCTTTTTATGATTTTTCTACAGAAGATTTATTAGCAAATGATTGGGAAATTTATCGTAAATAAAAGGAGTAAAATTATGTTTAATAAAAATAAAAAAGAACAAAAACCAGTAGAAAAAAAGTTATCGGATTTTGATGAAAAAACTTTGAATGATATGAGAGATAAAACGACAAAGCAAGTAGAAGAATTGACAAAAATTGATGACATCATTAAGCCAGTATGTAAACAATGCGGTGGATTATTGCATGAATTAAATCCCAAAATAAAAATGGAAGATTTGATTTTGAATGAATGTTCTAGCTGTGGAGAAAGAGAATATTTAAAGGTGTTGAATTAATGAAAAAGGTTACAATTTATTCAAATGAAGATAATTTATATATTTCCAGATATAAATATGATGAACTTTATTATACTGTTCTTGTGAAAGATTATGATTTGGCAACAGATTTTAAAAATTATGGACTTTTAAAATATTGGTTTATTTGGAGATTTAATAAAAAATATAATTTAAAATTTAGAATAAGAAATTTTGAATTTTTATCATGGCACATAGAAGATAATTTGCAATGGAATATGAATAATTGGTGGAAAAATATTATATTAATTTGGAATGAAATCAAACATGAATTCAAAAAAGAAATGAAAAGGATTAAGAATGAACAAACCAATTAAAGTTTGGCATTTTATGAAAGAATTTGCGGAAGCACTAGAAGAACAATTGAGAAGTGATGATTTAAGATGGGGAGATACTTGGTTAGATAGAACAATAACTGGACAAACAGAAAGAACAGAAATTGAATTCATGAAATATTTTGACCAATATAAACATGTTGGTAAAGATGTTAATTGGCTTGCTGTTGCCGGAAATGCAATGATTTGTTGGATAAGAACAAAGCACCCTGAAATGTTTAAACCATAACCTATGATTTCATATTATGGGTCTAAAAGCAAAGTAATTAAATATTATCCAAAACCAATACATGATTTGATAATTGAACCATTTGCAGGAAGTGCCAGATATGCATTAGAATATTTTGAAAAAGATGTAATACTTATTGAAAAATATGAGACACTTTATAAAATATGGAAATATCTTCAACAATGTTCACCTAAAGATATTCTTGGTCTTCCTAAAATGAAATCTGGTGAAACAACAGATGATTATAATTTTGATTGTATTGAAGCAAAATGGCTTATGGGATTCATGGTTCAACAGGGAGTTAATGCACCTCGAAAGACTGTTTCAAAAGTTGGTAATTTTGGCAAATGTATAGAGCGTGATAAAATGCGAATTTCATCAAGTCTTTATAAAATCAAGCATTGGGATATAAGACTCGGTGATTATAGAGATTTGAAAAATAAAAAGGCCACATGGTTTATTGACCCTCCTTATCAATATGGGGGAGAATATTATCATTCAAGTGTTAATAATTCTCATTTAGATTTCAAAGAATTGTCAAAATGGTGCAAAAAAAGAAGGGGGCAAACGATAGTCTGTGAGAATACAAAAGCTAATTGGATGAATTTTAAACCATTAAAAGAAATGCATGGAAGTAAAAATACAACCACTGAAGCAATATGGTATAAGGAAAATAATGGAATTTAAAGAATTTAAATTATTTGATGAAACTTATTATTTATGTAATGGATTGATATATTCCAAGAATGGAAGCAATGTGAATGATACTTATCATGTTGTTGACAGTCAAAAACTTGCTTTTATAATAATAAAAATATATGGAATTATGACTGGAGAAAGTCTACATATTCCTCCAGCTAATCCATAATATTTTTGGGTCTTGACAAAATCCAAATAATGTGATACAATTCTATCTTACTTAAAAAGGATAAATATGCCAGCAAAAACAAAAAAATATAAGATTATATTGGCAGACCCGGCTTGGACTTTCAAAACCTACTCTCTTAAAGGTAAAGAAAAAAAATCAGCAGAAAATCATTATGATTGTATGACTATTGAAGATATTTATAATCTTCCAGTACAAAATATATCTGATGATGATTGTGTTTTATTTTTATGGGTGACTTCACCTATGTTACGAGAAGGTTTAGAAACAATGAAACAATGGAGTTTTACCTATAAAACAATTGGTTTTAATTGGGTTAAGAGAAATAAAATTGCAGATAGTTGGTTTTGGGGATTAGGATATTGGACTCGTCAAAATTCAGAATTATGTTTGATTGGAACAAAAGGAAAGCCAACAAGAATTTCTAAAGGTGTTCAACAACCTTTTGATACCGATAATCCCTTTGTTTTTTATGATACAGAAACAATCACAGATAGAATCGCCCGTCATAGTCAAAAACCAGCAATTGTAAGAGATAGAATTGTTGATTTAATGGGGGATATTTCTAGAATAGAATTATTCGCTAGAGATAAAACTAAAGGTTGGGATGTTTGGGGAAATGAAGTAAAATCTGATATTAAATTATAGGAAAATAATATGGATACAACACTCATTGATAAGATATTTCCAAATGGCGTAAAAGAAGATGATACAAAAGTTATTGCTGATGTTATTATATTTGCCATAAAAAATAGAGATTCAAGCGCATGGGAAAAAGCTGGTTTGATGCTTATTGATAAACAAATAATTGATTGGGGAAAACATTGTATCAACATTGCCCATAGATTAGATAAGCAAAAGGAAAAAATTAAAAATGCCACTGTATGATTATTTTTGCGATTCATGTGAAAATGAATTTGAAGAAAAAATTTCATATGAAGAAATAGACAATAAAAAAATTAAATGTCCAAAATGTAAAAGTCAAAAAACAAAGAGAATTATTAATGCGAAACCATTTGTTCGTTATATTGGAGATGGTTGGACACAAGGAATTGATAGGTTGACTGATGAATAATCAAAAAATATTTGCTAGTGATATTGATGATGTCTTATTGAAATTAATACCTCATTGTTTAGATAAATATAATTTAAATTGGAATGATAATTTAAAAGAAGAAGATATTACAGATTGGGCAATTTCTAGTTTTGTTAAACCTGAATGTGGAGAAAAATTTTTTAATTATTTTTCACCAGAAATTTATGATGATATTGATGTAGTTGAAAATTCATTGTGGGGAATTAATTGTTTAAGAACTCTCGGATATAGGGTTGTCTTTCTAACATCCAATGCTTTTTCTATCGGAAATATAAAGTTAAATGCTCTAAATATTAGAGGATTTAATATTGATGAAAAAGATTATTTTGAAACTAGTGATAAATCCATTGATGGTTCACCAATAAAATATGATTGGTTATTAGATGATAATATGGATAATATTTTATCAGCACAGGAAAAAGGAATATTATTCACAAGAGCATGGAATAAAAAATATGATTATCAACCTCGTGTTAATGAATGGATAGAATTAATTGAAAATTTAGAAAATATAACAAATAGGATTCTTGTATGACAAAAGATATAAAATTAAAAGATTCTGGAGAAAGAAGTTCATATAGTTCTGGTGCGGTTAGAGATAATTCTGAAGGAAAAGGAAGATTTGATTTAATACCGTATCAGGGAATGATTAGATTGGCTAGGCATTATGAAGCTGGTGCAAAGAAATATTCTGATAGAAATTGGGAAAAGGGAATGAATATTTCAAGATATGTTGATGCCGCATTAAGACATCTTTTTAAATATGTCGCCGGTTGGAATGATGAAGACCATTTGGCCGCTGTAGCATGGAATGTGTTTAGTATAATGCATCACGAGCATTCATTACCAGAATTCCAAGATTTACCAATTTGGAAAGATAGAAAATCAAATTGGATTGTTGATGAAACAATTGAATAAATATAAATAATAATCCGAAGAAATTTGGATTATTATTTTTTCTTAAATTTCAATAGAAGGGAGATTGTTTGTAAAAAATAAAAATTTATGGAGGCTATATGGGATTTGCAGATGATATAATGAAATTGAGATATTCTTGGGATAAAAAAGATGGAACAAAAGAAGAATGGCCTGATATAGCCAAAAGAGTAGTTAAAAATGTTTTCTCTTCAGTTGAATTTGAAAATAAAAAAGAAATTTCTGATAGAATTATACAATTAATTTCTGAAAGAAAATTTATTCCGGGTGGCAGATTTCTTGCACAATCAGGAAGAGATTATCATCAGGTGAATAATTGTTTTTTATTAAAAGTTGAAGATACAAGAGAATCTTGGGGTGATTTGGCAAATAAAGCTACAATAATGTTAATGTCCGGCGGTGGATTAGGTGTGGATTATTCTGAACTTAGACCTAAAGATACTCCATTAAAAAGAAGTGGGGGTGTCTCTTCAGGAGTTATTCCTTTGATGAAAATGATAAATGAAATTGGCAGAGGAGTTATGTCTGGTGGAAAACGAAGAAGTGCAATTTGGGCTGGACTTAGATGGAATCATGGAGATATATTTGATTTCGTAAATATTAAAAATTGGTCTGAAGATATTAAAAAATTGAAACAAAAAGATTTTGATTTTCCAGCACCTATGGATATGACTAATATATCTGTTATATTAGATAAAGATTTTTTTGATGCTTATGAAAATAAAGAAAACGAAAAACATAAACATGCACAAAATGTTTATTGGCAAGTAATAGAAAATATGACTAAATCTGGAGAACCCGGCTTTAGTATTGATTATGAAAATAAAAAAGAATCTTTAAGAAATGCATGCACTGAAATTGTATCGGAAGAAGATTCGGATGTATGTTGTTTAGGTTCTATAAATTTATCTCAAATAAAAGATATAAATGAATTAAAAGAAGTTACTGAGTTGGGACAATTATTTTTGATTGTTGGAACTGAATATTCTGATGTTCCACATCCAAAAGTAAAAGAAATACAAAAAAGATTAAGAAGAACTGGATTAGGATTGATGGGGTTTCATGAATGGTTAATTCGTAGAAATTATAAATACGAACCAAATGAAGAATTGGGAGAATGGTTATCTGTTTGGGAAAAAGAATCTAATAAATCAGCTAAAAAATGGTCAAAAATATTAGGTTTTAATGAACCGATTAAAAAACGTGCCATTGCACCAAATGGAACTATTTCAATTGCCGGAGGACAAACAACATCTGGCATAGAGCCTATTTTTAGCGTAGCATATCAAAGAAGATATTTGACCCCTGATGGATGGAAAAAACAATATGTCGTTGATTTTGTAGCAGAAAAATTACATGAAGAAGGATATGATGTCTCACAAATTGAAGATGCATATTCATTAAGTTTAAATGTTGAAAAAAGAATATCATTTCAAGCATTTGTTCAAAAATATGTTGATAATTCAATTTCATCCACGATAAATATGCCAGCTTATGAAACATTGGGAAATAATGATTATAAAAAATTTGGTAAAATATTAATGAAATATTTGCCTCAACTAAGAGGGATAACCGTATATCCCGATGGAAGTAGGGGCGGGCAACCATTAACTCCTGTTTCATTTGATTTTGCTATATCAAAAAAGAACGTTGTTTTTGAAGGAAGTGAAGAATGTGCAGATGGTATTTGTGGTGTATAATATAATTGATAGAATCAAAATTTTATAAATAGTAAAAAAAATACCCTAGAATTTTCTAGGGTATTTTTATTTAAAACATTATGAAAAATGATGATGCAAGTAACGTAGGAGCAACAAAAGTACCATTTGAAGTAAATGAATGAATAGTTTTTCCTCCAGAATGTGTAATTGTTCCTCCGGTTCCATCAACTACACCAGCAGAAGTATAGGATAAAACGCAAATTCCTGAGCCACCATTACCTCCATTACTTGCGCCAGCACCACCACCACCGCCGCCGCCAGTATTTGCTGTTCCATTACTTCCTGCTCCTGATGATGCTCCATTTCCGCCTCCACCGGTTCCTCCTGTTCCACCAGTTCCACCATTTATTCCTCCGCCACCACCGCCAGCATATGTAACCGATGCTCCTGTTATTGATGATGCAAGCCCGGCTCCACCGTTACCTCCCACACTTGTTGTTCCATTATTTCCTACTGCATTTTTTCCACCACCACCACCAGTTCCAAAGTTTGCAGATGTAACGCCAGTACCACCACTTGAACCTTGTCCACCTGTACCTGCACCAGCGGTTCCACTAAATCCAGCACCACCGCCAGAACCTCCAGTACGTCCCGGATATTTACTTGTATCAGCACCAGACGCAGTTCCACCACCACCACCTTTTGTTGATGTATGGCTATTCCATGTCGAGTCATTTCCATCTGTTCCTTGTGTTGCCGTTCCTCCAGTTGCACCAGCACCTCCACCTCCAACAACAACGGGTAGAGATGCTGAAGTAGCAACGGCATCTGTTCCGGTAATCATTCCACCGGCACCACCGCCACCTCCAATAATATTTGCTCCACCACCTCCACCAGCCACAAGTAAATAATCTATATTTATGTTTGCCATTTAAGCCTCTTGTGCCGATGCAACCAAGTCCCACTTTGTATCTGTTGAATTATAGATAAATCCAAGATATAAAGTTTTACTTATTACAGTTGTTGTTGGCAATGCCGTTCCCATAGCCCTATAGATTGCATTAAAAGCTAAGGCTCTAGCTGTAGCATTATCTTTTATACGAATAGTTAATTTATATCCTTGTTTTGGACTTCCTCCGGGAATACCAAAAGTAGGTGCGGTAGCAAGAGCGGTAACAGTAAATAATAAATTATTAATTGCCGCTGTTGGAGTCGGGGTTGAACTTGAAGTAATTGTTTCTGTAGGAATATCTATACTTGGTAATCCACCACTGTAATATAAATTTGTTCCATCAGAAATAAATTCCAATACAGTTACAGAACTGGCAACTAAATTAACTTGAGGAACATTGATAAATACAGCGTTCCATGTTGGATTTCTTCCTCCAGTTCCATCCTGTGTTAAAACAAGCGTGTATATGCCACCAACTTTCAAATTTGTTGGAGCGGCAAATGTTCTGCTTCCACCAAATGTAACTGTAGCATAACTTCCACTATTTGTATCCCAAGATATTGTTGCACCATCGGTAAGTGCAAACGATGTTTGAGCAGGATTTGTAAGTGTTTTATTTGTTAAAATATCGGTCGTTGCTTTTCCAACTAAAGTATCAGTTGCATCTGGCAATGTCAATGTTCTATCATTTGTATGAGATGAAAGTATTGTCATTGTTTTTCCGGTAGTTGCACCACCTAGAGATGTTTTTAATGCTTTTGTTACATCAGAAACATTTCCAAAATAAGATGTTGAATCTGACAATATTTTATTTGTTAAAGTATCTGTTGTTGTTTTTCCAATTAAAGTATCTGTTATATCTGGCAATGTCAAGCTTCTATCGTTTGTATGAGAAGAAACAATAGTCATTGTTTTTGCTGTTGTTGAACCGCCTAAAGATGTTTTTAATATTTTTGTAGCATCAGAAACATTAACAAAATATGATGTTGAATCAGAAAATAATTTATTTGTTAAAGTAGATGCTACCGCATCATAATAAGTTTTTATGGTTGCTTTTAAATTTGCCCATGTTAATTTTTTAAGGACATTTGATGCCGCACTATCCACCAATGGAATTTCATCAGCATCTACGGGAGTTGCTTTTGTTGTTGCGGCATGAGTGGTATCTGCAAGCATTCCTGCTTGTGTGGTTGTTCCTAATAATGTATTATCAGAATTGACCGTAACAAGATTTCCTGAAGTACCAACTATATTTATTTGGTCTGCACTATTTGCTGACACCCATAACCATCTAGTCCCATCAAATATAAATAAATATTCTCTTCCAATTGTTAAATCTGAACCAGTTAAATTTATAGCAGTGCCAGAACTATTATTTTTCATTACGGATTTAATTCCCAATGAATTTATATTTAAAGTTACAGTTCCACTAGATGTAGTATCTAAAGTTAATATTATTGTCATACCAGTTACATAAGATGTTATCGCTGTTATACCTGTAACGGCATAAAAATTTGCAGATTGAAACAATGCTGTTACTGGAATAGAACCCCTTGTAGATTGCAAGCTTGTAATTTGTGCGGCTTGGACACCATATGCAGTATCTATTTTATAAAAATTGCTTGTTGATGATGGGCCATCAATAACAGCCCTCCAAGTTGCAAAAGTTGCCGCTTGGTCGCCAGTTGAATCATATAAGACTAATCCTAAATTCGGAGTTGTAGTAGTCATTATTTTTTTCCTTTCTGATTACGTTAATGTGTAATCCATAGTTCCTAAAGTTTGTGTATCTAATGTCCCTAATGTTTGAGGGTCAAAATCTCCCAATAAATTAAAAATAGCATAAATTGCTGTTGCAGTTACATGAATTTTTCCTTCATTTATTATTGTAATTATTTTTTGTTTAGCACGAGAAATAAATATAATATCTATTTGACTGTTTATAATAACTACAAATTTCATTATTTGTTTCATTGAATAGTTTATTTTAATATATTTAGCATTAATTGTTTGTGTAATTTTTGTTATCAATTTTACAATTGAAACTAATAATTTAATTTTTTTTACATTTATTGTAGCACTTGCTTTACTTAATATTGTGGCAACAAATAAAATATCTAATTGTTGTATAATTCTAAAAATAAGTGTTGTAGCAAATTGAAATCCAGATATGAATAAAGAAAAAGTTTTATTTTTTCTATTTATTAATTTAAAAGATTTTTTATTTATATTCATAACGAATAATTCCTATATTAAGAATTGTTCATTTGAACAGTAATAGCACCAATAGCAAATAAAACTGTTGTTGCAGATGCAACGGCTCTTGATGGTGTCAATACGTCAAAAAACCAAATATTTCCTGATGTCAATGCATCAGAAATAAATACATAAGTTATAGTTCCCCATGATGCCGTACTTTCTGCAAATGTTACTGCCGCTGAATTTGTTAAAATTCCATTTGATGCTGTTCCCCAATTTGTTTTATCATTTACCAGTGCAACTCTGGCATAAGAACCACCAGAAGGTTCAGTTGCTCCCGTACCATCAATAGCAATAGCTGTTGTTGATAATCCAAAATACATTGTTCCGGGTGGAGTATATGCAACCGAACCAAAATTTCTATCTATAATTTTATTTGCGCTAAAATATGTAATCGCCATTTTATTTTTTCTCCTTTTTTATTCCATTTGGAAAATTTAATTTTCTTGATAAATCATTCTGAATAACATAATTATCATATGATATTGCAGAATCTATTTCATTTTTAAAATATCCCAAACATATTCTTTTATTTTTTATTGTTATTCTAGTTCTCCATAAATTACAACGAGTATCAAAAATAACACCAATATAAATACTCGATTGTCTTGAAATATGTTCTTGTTCTAATTTATCAATTATTTTTTGATTTTTTTTAATTTCTTTTTTCGTTATTTTATTTAATTTTGATTTATCATATCCATAATATTTTATTAATCCATCATTATATGCTAAAGCCGCAGAAATTTCAGTTTTATGATAGCCGAGAGAATGTTTTATTTTTAAATACATTATTTCTGCGTGCCATGAATTATTAAATCTATCCCAATAAACACCGACATATTTACTTGATGTATTTGAGTGTTTAGAACCTAAACTTGAAATAACCCTAGAATCTTTTTCTTTTTGAGATTGTTTTCTTCCCTTCGTATTGGTATTACCCATCATTGCAATGGACATTTTTTTGTTTCTCTCTTTTGTATGTCTTCTTCCAAGCATCGGAGCTATTCCACCCGGAGAAATATTATATCCATTTGGTTTTTGAGATTTTAATTTTTTTATCAAATGAATCTCTCTTATGTGTAATTTTTCCACTTTGCAGAATTCTAAAACACCAATTTCAAAATTTTCTTCACCATATTTATTCCAAGAATTTTGTAATATTAGACAATCATCATCATTTTTCCTCAATTCTCTGAGATGTCCCATTATTCTATTCCTCAAATCTTTAGCTTGACCAATATATAATTTTTCATTTATTATGTTTTTAAAATAATATATTCCAGACTTGCCTTCTAAATCTTCAAATAAATTTATCTTTTTCATTTTGTTTTATGTTAATTCTATGCGGGGAAGAATGAGGCAGATTCCCTGTGCTGGACGATACTCACTTCCACCAAAACTTGTGATGATAGGTTGTTGAATATATTTTCCAAAAAATGTTTCTGTATTTGTAGCCGATAATTCAATTTTAAATTTATTAGTAGCCGTTATTGTTCCAACAATATGTAGAACAGTAAAATCTGGTTGTCCATAAGGACATAAAACCCAATCTACTGTTGCTCCACCTAAATCTAAAGGAGTAACACCATCTTCTTCAAAAACTTCAAATTCAAGAGTATAAGTATTTCCAGCAATAAATGAAAATTCTTCGAGTGAATTTAAGGTTTTAAAACTTATAAAAGACATTTAATTTTCCTCCTTTTTTTCTTCAGGTTTATTTTCTTCAATATTTTCAACAACAATCAAATTATCAAATATATTTTTTAATGCAACTTTAGATAAAAAAATATGTTCTACTCCATTCCCTTTTACCTCTATTTCTGATAAATTGTTATTTATTTTTATTATTATTTCTTTTATTTCTATCTCGCTCTTATATTGAAACATACTATATTTTCCTTTTAAAAATTTATTTAAGCTGTATATTGAACTAAAATTCCATTATCAAATCTCATAAATCTATTTCCAGCCGGAGTAGTTACATTGACTGTTTGATTTAAGCCTCTTCCAGAAACAAAACCATCGGGAGAATAAGTATATAATTTTCCTTCAATATTTATATGTGCAGAAGATGGAACATTAAATATGATACCAAATTCAGAATGCATATTTATTCCACCACTATCTTGTAACATAAAATTAGCTCCTGAATTTGATGAAATTTCTATTTCTAATGGAGCCGCTATTGAAATAAAACCAGAAGTACCAGATGTAACACTAACTCCTCCGGGCCATTGTAAAGCAACTCCTGTTGGTGCAACTCCTGTTGATATTTTTTGAAATGGTATGTTGGTCAATTGAGAATAATCAACAAGACCTAATAATTTTACTGCCTGAATATTTCCAGTAAAAGTTCCAGATGCTCCAGATATATTTCCACTAAAAGTTCCAGTAGCGGCACTCAATGCGCCTGCAAATGTTCCTGTTGCCGCAGATAAACTCCCTGCAAATGTTCCTGTTGCCGCAGATAGAGAACCGCTAAAAGTTCCAGTAGCGGCACTTAAAATACCAGCAAAATTTACATTACCAACATTATCAACCCAAAATTTATCAACAAAAGTTCCGCCTTGATTTTTTTGAATATTCAAAACTTTGATTGCTGTTGGGTCAATAAATATTTTAGTATTTGTTGAAGTTAAAGTAAATTTAGCATTAGTTAATGTTGCACCTGTTTGGTCTAATACAAAATTATTTCCACCATTAGAAATTCTTAAAGAATTACCGGCAAGAATATTTCCGACGATAACACCACCAACAACACCATATGCTGTTCCACCGCCGGGAACAGATACCTCTCCAAGTGCTAATTTTGATGTTAAAAATCCATCATCTGAAAATGCTAAAACATTATTTACAAGCCATGCTTGTTTTAGACTATAAGTACCACCACTATAATTTCTTGCTCTTAATCCATTTTCATTAATAAGAATTTCTTGATTTGAATTGCTTATTAAATTATTTGTTGTTGTATTTAAATCAGATGTAATAAAATTTGTTACATCATCTTTATAATTATTACTCCAATTACTCCAATTATAATTATCAAAACTTACAGCAGAACCAGTTTTAACAACATTTCCTACTAAGTCAGAATACATAAATCCACTTCCGTCAATTCTAACTCTATTACTAAATAGCATAGAAAAATTAATTGGGTCATTAAAACCAAATGTAATTTTTAATAACACTGTTTCTATAAAAACATCTGTTTCTATTTCAGCAATTACGGTTGCACCAACTTCTGTTTGAGTCGTAAAAACAGAGAATTCTTCCAATGCAATATAATTTGCTGAATTCATAGAAATTTCATATCTTGGTTGAGAAACTCTTGCCAATACTGTTATAGCTTGGTCATATAATGCTTGTTCAGCATGTTGAATTTCTACTAAGGTCATAGAATCAGTTTGAATTATATTTTCATTTTTATATGTGTTTTCATATATGAAATTATTCAATTCTAATAATTGTGATGGACTAAAATTTGTTGAAAAACTAACCTGATTATTTATTGTAACTATACTAGTTGTTGTTGAATTTATTTGAGTTTGTTTATTTGTAATTAAAATTTGTTGTGCTGTTATTTGAGATTGTTTTGCGACCATTAGGGCGACAATATCAGAATAGGGGAGTCCCTGTTGTATTCTTACTTTTTGAACGCCCTCCAATGCTAACAATTCAGAATTCAAAGTATCTAAAGTACCATTTAAAACTATTAATTCTGAATTATAAGTTATTAATAAAGTCAATAAATTAGCATAACTCAACTGAAGAGAATCAATTAAATTATTCCAATTATTAACTGCTGTTACAAGACTGGAACTCATCCAATTAGAATTTGTATAATAAGAAAAATCATATATCTTATCTGTTCCTAAAGGATTTACTGCACGTATATTTAAAACACCTCCACCATAAACAGATAGACATGTGGTTATTTCATCACTTTTTTCAGAAAATGTTGCATCTTTTATTATGTTATCAAAACTTAAAAATATATCAGTTTGTATTGTTGCATTTTCTATTGTTTTTGCTGAAATAGTTTTATTATCAGTATCAAAAAAGAAAACACATTCAAATGCTTTACACACATCTACCATTAAAAAATTATAAATGTTTGTATCTGAAACATTGAATGTTCTAAATTTAACCATTAATTCTGTATCAATATTTCCAATAGACCATGTTGGTGCAAGCTTAATCATATCATCAAGAAGTGTTCCAGCAGGACTAACAATGTTATATAAAGCAACTGTTCCACCATAGGCAACCAATCTTTTTGAAATTAAATCTGCTTCTAAAGAATTGCATGTTACTTTTTTTATTGGAATTGAACCATTCAAATCTTCTTCAGAATCAATAATTAAAAAATATCCATATCCTTCAATTCTAACAAGTCTTTTGTTTTGAATATAATCATATGCTTCTATGTTTGTTGTTCCACCATCTATACTTTTAGGAAAATCAAATTTGAATTCACTAAGAGAATTAAAATTTAAATTTATTTCTGTATTATATGCAAGACCCAATGAATATAATTCCGATTTATCCGGGTTGCACAGAAGGATAAAAGGTATTTCAGGTTGACCAAAGAAATCAAATTGGACATCCATATTATTTAACCTCCTTTTTTACCCACCAATTTTTTTGGCGATTGTTTGAGTTGTCATAGAAAATTGTGCGATATTTCCTTGTATTCTTAATCTATTAACTCCCGGAACTAATCTCAAAAAATGTTTATTGAATTTTGATAATCTTTTCAATCCAGTTGAAGAAGATATTGTTTGTAAACTATTATCTATAGTAATTACTTCATTAGCAGAAAGGGCGGTAAAAGTAAACATTCTATTATTATCATCAAGATTTGTTATATTTATATTTCCACCAAAAGAATTACAAGTAAGAATATTGGATGGATATAAATAAGAACCTATATCATCTGAAATATTATTAAAAGTAATTGTAGCATCAACAACAGGAACAACATAATTATACACAACAGTTTTTGGAAAATTAAAAGCAAATGGAGCATTACAATTAACTGTAAATTTTACTCCTGTTAATAAATTACCAATTCTAACAATTTTTGGGTCATTTAATATTGCGTCAAAATAAACTAATTGCATATCATCTTCATCAATTTGAAGACGTTGATATGTTCTACTAGAAAAAAAGACTTTTTGAATTAATTGAAAAAAATCAGCATCAATTTCTTCGTTACTAAAAGCTGTCATTTCAAAAGATAAAACTGGAGATGGAGTTGCACCATAAAAAAATGGTGTTGCCCGTCTATATAATTTTTGATTTAATATTTCCATTGAACTTGAACCCATTGATTCATTAACTGCTTGTGCATCTATATTGGAAATTCTTAGTCCATATAATTCCGAAGGAATCCCCCCGTAGAGGAAAGAGCTACCATAAAACATATTTTCTCCTTTCTATATATAAACCCTTATTTATTATAATAAGGGTTTATAATTAACTATTCTTGAAATAAATCTGCGCGCCTATTAAAACCACGATTTTGCATTGTTTTATTTAATTCTGAAATAACTTTTTGTGCTATTTTTTCAATATCTGGAAGAACTGAACGGTCAAGATTTCCAGAAACAGTTATATCCATTAATTTCTCAATATTTATTCCTCCTGAACCAGATGATTGAACCATTGATTGAGGTAAAATATTTGACATAAAATTATGCATTTGTTTAGGATTTATAACAAGTTCTCCGTCCATAAGCTTATTAAATTCTTCATTGGATTTTAATTTCGGTGCGCCTCCAACAAATCCAGATTTTATACCATCATGTCTATGTGGAACAACGGGAGTGATGGTAGAAGATGGTGTAAACGCTCCAGCACCTCCAGCAACTCCTCCAAGTCCAGCCAAAGATGTTCTATATTGTTCTACTGCCATTCTTGCAGAATCCCACATTTGAACAATATCTTTATCAATTCCAGTTCCATATTCACTATTCCAAGCAATTAAATCTTTATAAACACTTGAATTTTTATCGGCAATCAAGTCTAATGCTTGTTTATTTATATTGCCTTCTTTTGATAAATAATCATCAATTAATTGTATTTGGTCTTGTAATGATTTTTCTTTTGCGTTATAAGAATTATCAAGTTCTTCAACTCTTATATCGTATCTTCTTTGAGCCGCTTGTTGTTCATCATCAATTTCTCTTAAGCGTAAACTATATGATTCTTCATAATTCTTTTTTTCTTGGTCAATTGAATCGGTTTGTAATTGTGAAGTTTCTTGTGCAATTTGTTTTTCATGTTCCAATGCTTGATTTTGAAGATTATATTGTCTATCAGCAACATCCTGAGACATTCCCTTTTGTAATTTAGCGGCTTCATCTTCTAGTTGCAATTTCTTTGCTTGTGCTTCGGCACTATCATCAAGTCCTAAAACAATTATTTGTGCTTCTAAATCTGAAAGTTTTTTTTGATTTTCTTCAGTTTTATTATTATAATCGTCTTCTGCTTTTTTAGCTTTTAATAATTCTTCTTGTGCAGATATGATTTTTAGATAAGAATCAAGCTCATCTTTTATTGCTTGTTTTCTATCATCGGCATTTTGTTGTTCATCTTCTTTTTGTCTTTGTAGACTTGTTTTCTCATCATCATAAATTTGTTTTTGTCTGTCTAATTGGTCTTTGTATTCTTTTTTTCTTTGTTCAATTACATTTTTATAATCCGAAAGTTCTTGTTTGAGATTATCTTTTTCTTGTTTCTTTATATCCTTTAACATTTCAACAACATTTTTTGTTAATGCTTTGAATGCATCTTTAGATTCTTTTGTAACCTGAGAAATTGGAGAATCTGACGATGAAGATATTTGACTGGATGCTTGTTTTACAGTATTTACAACAGTTGCAAGTTGTTTAGCAATTTCTTGGTCTATTTTATCGCCATTTTTTAAAGTATTTAATAAAACATCTTGTTGTGCTTTATCTAAAGAATAATATGAAGTTTTTATTTGATTCATGTATTCTTTTTGCAATAAAGCATCTTCTTTTAACTTCTCTGCCAAGCCTTTTGCGGCATAGGGAGTGATTATAAGACTATTTGCCTGTCTTTGAAATTGTTCTATTTCCTGTCTTGTTTTCTTATATGCATTTATGTCGGCTTCATAACTTTTTTTATTTGCTAAAGAAAGTTTTTCTTTTTCAATATCAATTTCTTCTTTTTTTAAATCTAGAAGTGCTTTTAAATTAACTGTTTCATCAATTATGAAATTGCCTTGTTCATCATAATATCCTGAAACTGTAGGAAGAATATCTCTCAAATCTGATTGAACTTTAAAAAATCTTTCTTGTTCATCATTTGTTTTACTTGTTTTATTTTTTAATGATTCAAATTCTTTCCATAAATCTTTGATGGAATCTGATTGTTTATTTAGTTTAGATAAATTAGCGGCACTTTCTTTTGCATTCATAGATAATTGATTTAATTTATCTCTTGTTTCATCAACAGTATCATTAAAATAATTAAATGCTAAAACAGCCGCACCAATGGCTAGTACAGCAAATCCAAATGGATTTGCTTCCATAATTAAGGTTAATGCCGCCCATGCATCAGTTAATGTTGTTATACCAACAGCAGAAACAATAGCCGCTCCATTGAATGCCAATAGGGAAGTGGTTATAACTCCAAAAAGTGCTGGAAGTCCACCAGCCAAAGATATTATATTTAATAATCCTGAACCAATATCATATAATGCAGGAACTAATCCACTAGATACAGTTCCTTGTATTAATTTTTCCCATGAAGCAATAAATCTATTTTGTGCGGCTTCTGCGCTTTTCAAATAAATTGAATATCTATCCATTGCAAGACCAGCAGAATTTGATTCTTCTGTTTGCAATTTCAATGCTTCGTTCATATGTCCCATAAGAACATAGAAAATATTAGCTTGACGTACACCGGCGATACTTTTTGCTATATTGGCTTGCTCTGTATCACTTAAGCCATTCCATTTAGCTGAAACATCTTCTAATACATCAGACATATTTCTAAATTGATGTTGACTATCTCTCAATGGAACATCTATTCTTGCCAAAGCAGATTCAACATTATTTAAACCAAGACCATCTTCATCAATTTTTCCAGCTTTAATATCTTGCATACGAGCAAACATGGTTTTAAATGATTGACCAATTGTTTCTGCGCTTTGTCTGGTAACAGAACTAACTACACCAATATAACTTATTAGTTTATCAAGACTTACTCCGGCTTGTTGACCTGACGCCGCTGAATATTGTAATGCTGTTGCCAATTCACCAGCGCTTGTTGCGGCAACATTATCTACAGCTATCAATTTATCAACAACACTTGAAGCATCTTTTGCTTCTAGTTTATATGAATTTAATGTTGCTGTTAAATAATTTGTTGCATCTGCTGTTTCAAGATTTCCAAGTTTTGAAAGCATTAAACTTGAACGAAGTAATTCTTGTGTTTCTGCAATGCTTTTACCTTGTCTTAACCACTCAACACTTCCTTGTGCGACTTCGATAGTTGTTGCGCCTAATTCTCTTGCAAGTCTATTATAACTTAAAGCCAAAGCATTTACTTCTTCTGGTGTTTGCGCTCCAGTTACTTGCAAGACTTGAATATTTGTCATTTCTTTATTCAAATCTTTTACATATTGAATACCTTGTTTAATTTGATTTAATGCACCATAAACTAATCCAATACTTGTTGCATATTGTAAAGTTCTTGAAATAGCATTTGATAAACCATCAGTCCAAGTTGCAATAGATTTAGTAGAACCTTGAACTACTTTTGTAGTTTGAACAAATCCAGCATTTTGTTCATCAGTAGCATTTTTTAATTTATAAGTTTCAGTAATTAAAGTATCTTGTGCATCTCTATATTTTACAATTTGACCAGTGACATCACCAGTATTATTTGTAATATTTGTTGTTTGAACATTTTTTCCTAAATCTTGTAATTCTTTTATTCTTGTTTGAATTTCATCAAGAGATTTTAATTCCATTTTAGCATCAATAAGTTGAATTTTTGATTTACTCTTATTGATAGAACTATTAACTTTGGCTGTAAAATCGCTAACATCTTTATCGTTTATATTTAATTTTAAATTTAAACTATATTTTTTTGATAAAGTGTCAACTTCTTCTTGAAGACTTGTTGCATCTATAGATGCTTTTAAAATTAAACGATAATCTTTATTGCTTGCCATTTTTCCTCCTTCTCCTCACCAAGATAGGGAGGTGGTTATTATTTAAGTAAATGCTTCATCTGACATATCCTCATCATCACGAATAACATATAATTCACTTGTTTGTGATGATTCATGTCCTAATAATTTTTGAACTACTTTTATATCGCGTCCCTGTTCTACTACTAAACTCGTAGCACGTGACTCTCTCAAAATATGTGGGTGAAATCTTCTTCCCAATAATTTTGTAAAAATTGTTGTTCCCCATAAATTTAAAGTTGCCGGATTCAATTGTTTGACAACATGGTTATGTTTTGATACAAAAACATATGGACAATCATCATTTCCTCTAATTTCCATCCATTTTTTAATTGCCAACATAGATTCTTCATCAAATTGAAAAATTCTAATCTTACCGGCTTTTCCTTTTCCTTTACATCTAATTTTTCCAGTTAAATAATACGTGGCAGTTTTTATAATTTCATTTCCATTTTCATCTTTTACTTTTATTTCTTTTTCTTGTTTTTCTGCATTAATAACTTCTTTTAAAAGCTGAATAGATTCTGCTCTTCTACATCCGGTGCTAAAAGTAAATTTTAAATATGCTAAATGTTGCCACATTTCTAATTTTTCTAATTCTTTACACATTAAAGAATATTCTTCAAGAGTGGGAGGATTTTTTTCATTTACAAAAGCAGATGTGGGTGCAGATATTTTTTTAGTTATATAAGACCTAAAATTTAATTCTTCATAATATGTTTCAATATATGAGTTTAAAGATGAAACAGCCGCACGTTTTAATCTAACAGCAGAAGAAGAGAGTCCTCTTCTTGTCAAATAATTTTGATATAAAAGAAAATCTTTACTTTTTATTTTATCAAAATCTTTATCTTCACAATTATCTTTAATATAACAAAAATATATACGAAGTGCAGATGTATATTGTGACAAAGTTTGGTCAGATAATTGAATACTTTCTTTTAAAAATTCTTCCACTATTTTTCTATTTTTTTGATTTATAGATGCCCATTGAACATCTGTAACTTCAGGTATTTTTTCAACTGTCATTATTAATTGCTCCTCTATTTGGATAATCTTCTGGAAAATTTAATGGATGAGGCAAATTATTATTTATTATATATTCATCATATGCTTTTGCCGCATCAATTTCTGTATCATAAATTCCAATGTGTATTGATTTATTATTTAATTTTAATGAGGCTCTCCAATATTTTTCATTTTTAAAAGAAACACCCCTATAAATAGATTTATATTTTATATTTGAACTTCTTTTTTTTGGGACTTTCATTCTTAATTTTCTTTCTTCTGAAAGATTTTTACCAAAAAGTGCCTTACGAATATTTTCTTTTGTTTCTTGGGATGGAATCCATCCCAATGAACCTTCTCCTCCGTCAGTTAAATTATAACCATTTGGAGATTTGGTATTGAATTTTTTAATATAATAAATTTCTTTTTTTATTAGTTCTTCTCTTTCACATTTTTTAATTATATAAAATTTAAAATTATTTTCTCCATATTTATTCCAAGCATTTTGTAAATAATTATTTACATGTTTATTATTTTTTAAATTAAATTTATGAGAATTCCATCTTCCAATTATATCTAAACCTTTTCCAATATATTTTTTATTATTAATTAAATTTTCAATACAATAAATTCCAATTATTTTATTAATTCTCATTTTTCATATCCTTAATAATAATTTCAACTCTTGGATTTAATTTATCATATTGGAAGGGATGAAATTTTAATCTTAAATTTTCTCCATTATCATCTATCAAAACCCCTGCGTCAACAAATCCATCATTAATCAATTTGGGTGTAAGCAGTAAATTATCGAAATCTCTTCTCCTATGGTCTGGAAAAAAGAAAGTGTATTCAAATTCTGCTTTATTTAATTTTAAATTAGCAACATCATAATAGCTTGCTAACCAAATTGAAAATTCTTTATATTTTTGTTTCAATGAATTTTGAACCATTCTTTTTATTGATGTAAAATAATTAAAAGAAGGTGGTATCGGTTTTTTTATTGGCATAACTTTTCTCTTTGGATATTTTTCAAAATAATAAATCATATATTTTTCTAAAATATCATTATTAATTATTATTTTATATTTATTCATATTCTTAATTTTATGTAGACTCTCACATAAGAGAGTCTACATATTAACTCCTCTTTTTTTAAATTCTGAAGAAAATAATTTTTCTAATTCTCCCTCTTCAAACATTTCATGTATAAAACGATTCCAATAATCCGCACGCTGTTTGTGTCCAAATACATCATTTACATTAAGTAAATCAGCAAGACGTTTACGCATATCTTTTCCATTTTCAAAATGGCGACCAGAACCTCTATCAACGGTCATGACTTCCCAATTATAAAATAATTCTCTTGATATATCATTTAATGTTTTACGAGTTTCTTTTAGTCGAAATGCTTCTAGAAATTCATAAGAAGGAATTCCAGAATTATCTTCATAATTCTTATTGGGGAAATAGTCCCAATGGTATGTTTCGGCAAGTATATGGTCTTTTAATTTTTCTCTTACTTGAATGCTAACAGATTCAATAACTTCTCTTGTTATTTCTTCCATTAGAATTCTTAATTGGTTCTCGTTTTTTATATTCAATATCATCACCAAGAACTTTCTTTTTATTATTATCCTGCTTTTTATTTATATGATTATGATTTTCATATTCGCAGGTTGGACAATATATATAATCTTTTTCATCTATAATCTCAACACCTTTAACAAGAACAGAATTATTTTCAACTCTTAGTTGAAGAATTCCACCACATTCTGGACAACGCTTTTTCAAAGTTCTTTTAAGACGACCCAACATATTATTTTACCGATTCTTTCATGATTGCTCCAACAGGAGTATTTTCTAATTCTTTGCTAAAATTTTTTATAATATTATTGATATTATCTAATCCTTCTTGTGAAAAATCGAATTCAGAAATTTTTTTAAGTAAAGGATTAATTTGCATCAAGAATGACTGAACAACATAAGCAATATTATCTTTTTTATTTTTTTCATATTCTAAAGCATCTTTTAGTGCCATTTCAAATTGTGGATAATTATCAATATTTCTCTTGATTTTTTCCCAAAGACCACTAGCAATAAATAATTCTATATTGAATTCATTTTCAATATCAACATTGGTCATTAAATCTAAAACAGCTATAATATTTCCATATTGAGCAGAAATATAATTTCTTTCTTCATTTTCAAAATATATTTGCATAAATGTATTGATTAATATTCTTTGTTTCTCAACATTCATATAACGTTCAACTTCTATTTTTTGACCATCAAATTCAACTGAATCTAATGATTTTTGTGATTCCTTTGATTTTATCCAAGCAATCTTCTTACTCATGTAATTCTCCTATTTTTTGCATTTTTTAATTATCATCTATTTTTTGTACTTTTTATGACTATATACAATAGTCATAAAAATAAACAAAAATACTAAAGATAAAAAATCATAAAAGTTATTTCACAGGTCAAATTGACCCGTAAATTCATTGATGAAATGACTGTTTTATCAATAGTATTATTATTTAATTAAAGACATAATCCAATCTGTTACTGGTTTGATGGTCATTACAAAATATAATGCTCCACCTCCATAAATTAATATTTTAGGTAGATTTTGTTTTATAAAAACTACCGAATCTATTTTTCCTTTGTTATCAACATCACTTATTTTTTGATTCATTTGAATAACATCATTTTTGATTGTGGTTATGTCACTACTATTATCTTCAACTTTATTTCCAACTTTTTCTGTAAAATTTTTTAGTTCACCGACAGTTTTATCAAATCTTTCAAGTATGTCAGAAAACCTATTGATAGTTTCATCAAATCTTTCTGCAAAAAGACCAAACTTAGTAATTGTTGCATTCATATCAACATAACCATCTTCTAACTTTCTAATTTTACTTATGTGTTCATTTAATTCAGCCCGATGAGAGCGTATTTGTTCCTGAATACTGGCTTGTCCATTTCCCCTTACCAATATTTTATCATGAATTTTGAAACCATTTTCAAGACGTTCAACATTTGGATTTATTGTATTAATTTTTTCTTCTATTGTTCTTAGTCTATTATGGTATTCATCGTTTAATTTTGAAAGTCTTTCGTACTCATTAGACAATACAGCTAATCTTTCACTTTCCTCTCCCACATAACACCTCTCTAAATAAAATTTTATATATCCAGTTCTATTGCATCACCAGATTTTTTATTTTCAAAATTTCCAATTATTTTTTCACCATTACCATTATTATCAATAACAATATAGTTTTTACCAACAGCAATAATTTTATATAATTGTTTCATAAATTTCTTTTTTTCTTTTTTTGATTCTTCTTTATATTCTTTTTCTTCCTTAAAATCATTGAACATAAACACCTCCAATTTAAATAATAAGCGATATAAGAAAAAATTCCTATATCGCTTATATCTAATTATTAAGTTGTTGTTACTGTAACATTTGCATCTATCGAAGTTTTAGCTGTTATTGTTGCTGAAATCAAAGCTGAACCACTAGAAATCCATGTTACTAGTCCACCATGAAGAGACACGGTTGCATCACCCGTAGAACTAGAACCAAATGTCAAATCAGCTAATGGTGCTAAGAAGGCGGCCCCACTTGATGGAACTGCCCATACAACCAATTGTTTTGTTCCTGAAGCAAGAGTAAAATCACCACCTTGAATTCCAAGAGCAACGACGGAATCATACCAATTTGCATTATCTAATATTTCTATTAATTTTGCAAGAACTGGTGTATTCAAGCATGAAGCTGTTGTCAAATCAGTATTTGCTAAAGCACGAATTTTCAATGGAGTTGTAGAAACACCATCCGATGTCATTGACAAAGAAAATGCACCAGTCAAAGTAGCTGTTGGAACAATAATTTGAACAACACCAATTCTACTAGTTGTTTCTTGTGAACTAATTAAAAGAGTTTCCATTTCAACTCTAACAATTGATGGTAGAACATCTGCTTCGATTGTTAATGAACGAGCCGCAGAATTTAAATGATAATATCTTACACAAACAACATCACCACTTGTACCTGTACTAGATGCAAAAGTTGAACCTGAGAATGTAACTTTATCAACTGTTCCGTCAATTTGAGTTACCCAACCGTAGATTGTTGTTCCTGTTACGGACAATGGAGTTCCTGTAACTGTTCCGCTTCCAGATGCTCCTAAAGTAATTGTTTCTTCTGTATAAACATTATCTCCAGTTACAATTGATTTTCCAACCGCAGTTGCAAGAAAATCTAAATTAAATTGTGTATCATTAACAGTTAAATTTAAATCACTTGTATGATAATAAATTGCTTGTAGTTGACTACCGCGTCCACCTCTAATGTCAGTATTTCCAAGTGTCATTTCAAGACTTGAATCTACTAATGTTTTTCCAATAGCAATTAAACTATCGTTTGAAACATCATAAAGTCTAACATCGGCAACCGAAACCATAAATTTTTTCATGAATTACCTCCTATATTATTTTTTACCACTTAATTTTTTTTCAACTGAATCTGTGGCAATAAGATTTTCGTTTCTATCTGATTCTAAATCAGACATCCAATGTTTTATAAAACTTTTATCTTTAAATTCCACAAGTCCACTTAATGAGGCAGATAAATATATTTGATAATGAAGTTTTACGTCAACTCTTTGTAATGTTTTTACAAATTTTCTTATTGTCATATTAAAAATATCATCCATATTCATAGATGTAGAAATTAATATGCATATTATTTGGTCTTCAAGAGAACCCATTCTTGTATTAGAAGATTTGTTTTTAAAATTTCTTGCTTCCTTTAATTTATCTCGAATTTCTTTTTGAATTGTTTCATCTTCCAATTCTATTGAATTTTGTTCACATATAATTTTTCTTATGTTTTCAAAATCATTTCCATTAATAATTTTATCATCAATTTTTATTATTGGTTTTTTTTTATTATCAAAACCAAATGATATGTTTTCATTATCAATTTTTGTAGACAATGATAATATTATGTTTAATTTTTCTAATAAATTATTTTGTTTATTAGATATGGAAAAAAGATATTCGAGATAATTCATAGTAATTATATTAACATCTGGAATGCTATTTTTATCAATTGTTAAACAATCAATATAATAATTAAATAATATGTAATCTGACATTAACACTGGATAAAGTAAAATTCCATTTATTGGAACTGGCTTATCAAAGATATAAAAAAAATCTCTTGAATTCATTATCCCACCTTTGCAGACATGACTATTCTTTTTCCTTTGAATGGAATTTGACCAGAAGGATATTCTCTATTTTCTTTATTTCCCATTACATCAAAAAATAAATTTCCCAATGCTCCAATACCATTCCAACCATTAAATTTTTCTATTATGATTTGACAAATAGTATCAGTTCTTGTTGTATAATTACTCAATGTATTGACTCTATAATGTGCATATACGTCAAAATTCATTGATATTGTTCCAACAGTTCTATTTTCAGGAAATATAGAATAAGGCCAAATTCTTATAACACAAGCTTCATGTACCCATGCATTGATTTGTCCTTCATCAGAAAATACTCTAAATAGAGTTTCATCCTTTTGACCCCCATATATCAATGATTGTTTTTGACTCAAAGTTAAATTTGGTTTTTTCCATGCATCTGCATCACTATAGAACATCAATTTCCAAGTCATCTCATCAGTTTCTAACAAATATTTTATACAATTATATGAATAATTTGGAAGATTTGAATATTTATTATAGGCAAATGAATCCATATTATAAAACTCCTTTAAATTCTAACATATTACCAAGCACCACGAAGCCAGTATTCAACAATCTCAGTATGAATACCAGATTCTATTTTTATTTTTAATGATGAATTCAAATATCTAGAAATATTTGTAATTGAAAAATGATTTCCATCTATAACATTATAGCTAAATTTAGATATTGGTACAGTGTTCGATATATCAACAGTAATAGTAAATGTATCAGATTGTACAACATCATTCAACCATAAATAAACAGAATATATTTCTACAGAACCTTCTAAAATAGAATTTGTTGAAGGGTCAAGAATTATTTCATAATTATTTGATGGTGATGATATAACTGAAATTAAACATTCATCATAAACAGAAGAATTTCCATCAATTTCACATTTAATTGTTGCCATACCCGGAGAAATAGTTGTTACCAATCCAGATGAATCAACTCTTGCAACCAATAAATTATCGCTTGACCATGCTACAGATTTATCAAAAATAATTCCATTTATTTTAACTTCAGCAGATAAAGAAAATGTTTGACCATTTTCTATACTTATAGAATTTTTATTTATTTTTATTGTATAAATATCTTCAAATGCATCAGCCACACCATTTACAAAATCATCCGTTGTTGGATTACTTTGTCCAACAGTCATTGTTAATTTTAATAATCCTGTACTTGAATTATCACTTGTTTTTAAATTATTGTAATTATCTATACCCCCACCCATTATTTTATATCCAACCCAATTATCAGTATTTCCAAATAGAAATCTTTGACTTGGCTGAATTTTATTCGTAGTTTCATTGAATTGTGTTACCACTTCTATAAAACCAGATGGTAAAACTAGAGAAGAACCAGCGGTACTATAATCTCTATTTTGTTTAATATCGTAATTAATTGAACAAGGTGATGTTAGTATTGCTCCAGTTTCAGGGTCAATCCATTTCAAAACATTATTACATCTTTTGACAACGGATGAAGCGGCAAGATTTTTAATTCCTTCACTATTAATAACTATCCAATAATTATCATCAAAAAGGTACATATATCCAACATTGGAAACATGGTCTAAATTTTGAAATAATATTATTTTATAATCATCTCCTAGATGTTGTCCTGTTCTAGTATTAATAGCATGATTCACTCTTACATCTATATCTACAAAGTTTTTTGACATTGTAGGAAATTCTTCTTTAATAGTGTACCAATCAGTAGATGTTTTAAATTCCATATCTAAATTTTTTTGAAAATCATTTGAAAAAGAATTTTTAGGGGATTTTTGAATTGGCATGGATGCGTTTAAAAAATCATAAGGCATAATTACCCCACAAAATTTCCGGCAAACCATGATGCCCAATCAAGATTTTTAAATCCATAGTCCACCATTGCCTGAGAACAATCTTCATTTAATTTATCATATGAAGATTTTTTTGCATTTAAATTATTTGCTTCTGCAAATGTTTTAAAATCATCATCTTGAACATGAAGTCTCATTTGTAAAATGTCATTAACTTCTTTGCCAAGCCATTCTTTTACCATGAATTTTGATAATATTATTTTATTTATTTCTGTCATGATGAAATTAAATTCTTTTGAAGAATCATTTCTATCTGATAAATTTTGTGTACAAGGGTCAAATCCTCTTGTTGCTAAAATTAAAAATCCTGTAAGATATGTTTCAAAATTTGAAATACCAGTTGTTGGTGTATTATATAAATCAATTAATCTATAGTCTGATAATTGTTGCATAAAGAGGTCAAAGATTTCTGAAAACGAAGTTCCCATATTTCCTCCTTATTATATTAAAAATACAATTCCCGTTATGTAACAGGAATTGCATCTAATGCTTTAGCTTCTTCAGCTAATTTTGATAAATCTGTTCCACTTATTTTTGAAATTTGTGAAATGATATTTAAATCTAATTCATTTACTTTCATTTCTTGCACAAGCATCGAATCTATATTTTCTCTTTGTGCTGGAGTTGCGCTTTGATAAAGTTTTACAGCCAATTTGGAATCACAATTAAGAATTTTTTCAATCATTGATTTAGAAAGAATATTTGCATACATGTCATTAAGTCCATGTTTTCTGATAATTTTTTCATTTAATATATAAAAATATCCTTTTTCCATGAAACTTCTATAATTTTCCATAACACTAGCTAAATCATTATATAGAATTCTTTTTACTTCACCAAAATCATTAAAAGAAAAACGCTTTCCTTTTCCTGATGGTTCTGTACTAAGATTTAATTTTCCGGGATATAAACTCATTACTTCAATATATGAATCTAAACGAAACTCTAAATCTTCTTCTTGATTTCTCAATTTTTCATTTTCCAATTCAATTCTTGCTAATTTTTCGACCAAAGTTTCTTCAACTTTAGTTGTTGGTTGTACTTTTTTTTCTGTAGCCATTTCTCCTCTTTATATTTATAATTTGAATTTTTTATTTAGGGAATGTTCTATAATTAAATAAAACATTCCCTAAATTTTATATTATTATTTTTATAGAAATAATAAAAACTATGGTAATGTCATAACACCGGCAATTGCATTTGTCGCAATACCAGATGCCCAACTCTTCATAAGAGTTGCATTTTGGTTAAGATTTGCATTAGCAAAATTATTATCAACATTTGCCAATGTTGTTCCTTCGATAACTAATTTTACAAGTTTATTCGCTGATGGAGAAATCACATACAAGCGAGTATCATCTAAAACTAGGCTAAAAGGTGTTGTCCAATCAGCTACTTGTGGTAATGCCATTACATCATATGTTCCCATAGTGTTAATATAACCAATACGAACATAATCTGATTCCAAAGTATATCTGTAATTTGCATCTGCCGGTAAAACACTCAATAGAGCGACTGGAGTTCCAACAATAATGGCTTTATTTCCACCATTCCATGCAGAAACCTTTTGAGCCAAAGTGATTAAATCAGATTGACTATATCCAGCGTACTTCAATTTTGCATTGCCTGAAGATGTAAGATTTGTCATAGCAGTATTGAACGTAGTATAAACATCTCTTGTCATTTCTGATTCAAGTGAACGAATAACTTTTGTTACAAAATCTCCCAATGATTCTTTTCCGGCCAAAACCTTGTAAAGAGAAACTTGTGTTGATAATTCACGCATTACAGGAACAAGTGTAACTTGTCCTTCAAATTGCTTATGAATTTCTCCGGTTCTCATGCCTTTACCAGCTTTTGAAACCACAAATAAATCACGAGGTTTAATATCGAATGAAGCAGAATCTCCCCAATCAAGTGCTTTTACATCAGTATAAATACCAATACTATCAATTAATGTATCTGGAAGAACCATATCAACAAGAGCGTTGATAACAGCAAAAGTAGCCCATTTAACCATAGGGTTACTAATCCATTGTTCTAAAGGAAGTTGTTCAAAATGAGCAACACCTGCATGGCGTAAAATTTCACGCTTCAAGCTTGCATTCATTTGAGTTTCTTTTTCATCAAACGTAATTGTTGTTCCATCTGGACGATTACGTTGAAAATCATATTGTTTTCCATTGTTCTTGTTTTGCATTGAACGATAATGGTTGTAATAGTCCAAAAATGATTTATATGGACTTAAAAATGTTTCGCCTCCGGCGAATTGTATAACTTTATTAGTAATTTTCATTATATTTTTATCCTCCTATATCTATAGTATTACGCAACAGCCACAACTTCAAACAAGTAGGCAGTAACACGTTGTGTATCAATTCCGCCTGTACCAATAGAAATATAGTCAGTTGAAATTAATTTTAAAGTTAAACCTGAAACAGCACTAGCCGCCCAAGTTAATTTTTGAGCCGCATTTGTTGCAACAACAAATCCGTTTGATGATTTTGTTCCAGCAACAGCATCGGCACTCATCAAAATTAAGTCACCCATTACTGGTTGAAACACTGAAAAAATATCCCCAATTTCATTTCTGAAATTTCTTGGGTCAGGGTCTAATCCCTTATATTTTGAACTTCCAGAAACAGTTACAACAACTTCTGGTTCATAAGCCATCCATAGATTAACTAAATCACTAGTAGTAGGTGCAGTAATAACCCAAACTTCACCTTCACCAGTTGTAGTAGATTTTGTTAGAAGATTTCCAACACTACCATTTTCATAAGCACTAGCACTTACAGCGGCACGATTATATGAATCAATGTTTAAAGCCGCAACTTTTGTTTGTACGATTACTCCGTATGCCATAATTTATCTCCTTTTATTCCCATAATTTTTCTTGCTTTGGTTTTCTTTCAGAAAAAGGAAGTTGCATTCTTATAATGTCATCTTTTTCCTTATCTTTACTTCCAGCATAAACAAATGCCTTTGCTTTTACCATATTTGTATAAGAATCCATATTTTCTAAACTAAATTCTAAAGACAAATTGCGGCATTTTTCAATTTCTGCATCTGGCATTCCAACTTCCATCGCTTCATTTAAAACTTTTTCTACTGCAAAACTAAATTTTTCCAATTCTGAATTTTTCTTGTATTGTTTTAATTCTACATTTTCTTTTGACATTTCATTGATTGTTGCAGAATCTTTTGCAATAGCCAAAGATGCTTCCTTAACAAAATTAATCATTGAATTAGTAATATTTTTTAATTTAGCATCAGAACCTTTTGCAATTTCAACAGCGCAAGATTCAAGTAAACTATAGAATACACTTTTATTCTTATCTTTTTCAGACATTTGACGATATGTTTTTGTTTCTGATTCTAAAAATGAAAGAATTGCTTTTACATCAAGATTTTCATTCAATGACATATTTACATCTTCTTTTTCTTCTGCGTCAGAACCAACTGTTGAATCAGCATAAGATTCTTTTACATCACCCTTATCTCCCTCTTTTTTATCTTCTTTTTTTTCTTTTTCAGGAGTTTCTTTTTTTTCTTCTTCAGGTGTTTCTTCTTTAGCAAAAGTTCCATCTTCTTTTGACATAACTTCTGTGTCTGTCATTTCTTCTTTTGACATAACTTCTGTGTCTGTCATTTCTTCTTTTGCCATTTCTTCTGTCTTATTTTTATCGGCCATATTATTTACCTCCATTCCCAAGTAATTATCTTCTTGAAATTCAGAAGACATTTTTTCTTCATTTGGCTTATCTAAGCCCATTTTCTCATAAATCTTTAGTATTTTTCCAACCACACCAGATTCATTTTGACCTCTTGCTCTTTGTAAAGCGGCAGAAAGACCATAATGATTATAAACAAGAGTATTATTTTTTAACTCCATAACTGGATATTTCAAATGTTCACTTGGGGCATCTTCCCACCCATTTTCAACAAGCATATAAACATCATTAACTAATGATTTGTAATTGCTTGCATTTAAAATCTTATTTCTAAGAGATGTTTTATCTACATTTCCCCATGCATCTTCACTCATTGATTCTTTTTTTTTGTCAATTTTTAAAACTTCACCAGAACCTAAATCTTCTGAAGAAAATTCAGACATTTTTTCTTTCTTTACCCAATGTCCATCTTTTACTTCATGTGTTTTTTTAAAACTACTAATTGCAATTGCCCATCCATTTTTATTTTTATCTGTTCCTATAGATTCGGCTTGTTTTGCAATAGCATTGGCTTGGCTTAAAGTAATTGGGGGATTGATTCCTTTTAATGCAGGATTTGCATCTTTTAAACTAGCGTAAGGCATAGTAATATCACCTTTCTTTTCATAACTTGAAATCTTATCATCAATATCAATTAATTTATTTATCACTTCTTTTACTTCATTTTTCAAAATTGAGAAATCAGATTTATATTCAAATTCTTCTTTATAGATTTTTTCATATTCTTCATTCTCTTCTTTTGCAAATGAAATCATTTGTAAATTTGCACCCGGAGATGCTGGAGTTGTAAAATCTCCCAAAACACAAATAGCAGTATATGTAAAATCTAATAAATTTAATAAACCATCTTCTGTTTCATTATAGTCATTGACTTCTAATTCAACTGAAACTGATTTATTTTTCTTTCCAGATTCTTGAAATACTTGCATAAATTTTGGAGCATATTTTTTCCATATTTTTCCAAATACATTTAAAGAAGTTCTACCGTCTGGTAAAATTTCAAATTCTGCACTATCTGGCATTACAAATCCAGAAATAATAGGAATATCAGAATGTCCTCCAAAATCTCTCAATCTATTATCATATTCAAAAATTATTGGTTTTTCATATAATGTTGGAGCAGTTCTTTTTAATGTCTCAACATCACAAACTGTATCATGAAGACTTTTTCCTGTTGAAAATGCTTTAATTTTTGCTGTTGCAAATTGACTGTCTGGTGATTCATATATAATATCAACACTTTCAATTTCAAAATTTAATTTCTTATTTACCAAGTAAATCACCTCCTATATTAAAAAAGATTTTTTGTTATTTTGTAATAAAATGGAATATTTTCTAAAACTTCCTTTAATAAATCAGTATTAGCAAAATACCATTCCCCATTTTTACCTCTACCAAAAAGAGGAATATTTTTTGAATTTATAAGCCAATTGGCAATAATACCATTTGTTTTATATAATTTATTCTCTTTTATAATGTCAGGGTTAACTACATACATGATAATCTTCCTTTAAACAAAAACTCTCTTTATTACAAGAGAGTTGTTTTTAATATATTTTCTATATTATCAAAATTCCAATACGGAATCCTAATAAGTTTTATATCATTATCTTTACAATATTTTGTTTTTATTTTATCATTTTTCTTTGTTTTTTTAAATTCTATTGGTTTATTGAATTTATCTTTATAATGAAGAATTCCATCATATTCTATTAAAATATTTAATTTTGAAATATAAAAATCAAATGAAAGAATGCGAATATTTTTGCAATTTTTAAAACCTTTATATTGTGTTTCAAATTTTATGTTATTATTTAATAAATATTCTGATATTCTTTTTTCACCTTTTGATGAAGCACAATTTGGACAATTTTTTCCAGAAGTTCTATTGGAAATTTTACATATCCATTTATATCCACAATCTTTGCAAATCCAATTTTTATATTTATGTGAACCTATTGTAAAATCCTTTGGAATTCCAGTATTTTTATCATAATTCCATTCAGAAGAAATTTCTGGAAATTTTATTTCCAAATTATTATGATTTCCATTTATTCTCCATAAAGTTTTACATTTACATAAACCTCTTCCTGAACGAATATAATCAAAACATATGTAAAATTCTTTTTTACAATTATTGCATAAAAATTTTAAATTCTTTTTTTCTGTAGAAATATATTCTCCAGAAATATATGTTATAAGAATATTATTATTTTTTATATATAGTAAAACATTATATAAAGAATAAGGATTATATTTTGCAAACTCATATAATTTACAATTTCTTTTTATTTGAGTTTTAAAATTGGTAAATGTTGTACTATATTTATATCCATATTTATCTATAATATTTAAATAATCTTTTGTTGTATTATATTTTTTATCAATCAAAAAATAATATTTATTTTTTTCTATGATTGATTTTACTTCTTGATATGAAAATTTTCCCATATATCATCTCCTATAATGATTCCTAAAAATAAATTGACGGCAGGACATTTAGGAAATGTCTTTTCAGTTCTAGTTACCTAGCCGTCAAAAATATTATACCACAAAATCTTTATTTTGTCAATATAAATTATCCAATAGTTAAGAATGTTAATTCAAGAATTTTAGTAGCATCGAATGTTCCTGCAACTGCATAAATTGAACCTTCTAGGGTTGTTGCCGCTGTCACTGTGCCAGCATCTACAGAACCATTAAAATCTTTTGATAAAACATTATTTGTGTTATCAATAATAGAAGGAAATCCAACTTTATTACCAACACCAATCGAAACTGTATCTGTCAATCTGTTACTTAATGACCTTATTACAAGGCGGATAGTATTTTCATGCTATCTCTGCAATTTTATATATTGTTGCAGTTCAGACTATATATTCACGCTTAAAATAAGCGGGATGAGTTCAGCATTTATATTACTATAAATGCCCCGTAGTCGTTAGAGGTTCTTTTGTTTTTTATATAAAAGTCTTCCTACGGTCTTGTCCATTTTTGGATTTTAACCGTTATACTCATCTTCTAATTAATTTTTATTTAATCCATATATTACTATATGTTCAGGCAAAATTTACCTGCATGTGTTTCGGCGGGAAGGTCTACCGATGTAATTGTTGCGAAAGCTTTTACGCCCAAAACTTCAGTTGCTCCATTCAAAGCAATTGTGTCAGTAATTGCTGTGCCAGCCATATTTGTTCCATTAACTGTGACGTTTCCAACATTACCAGACGCATTTCCCTTTATTGTTGCAATTCTTGGAAAGTCTGGATTTGTAAATGTTCCAGTAGCATATCCAACTTGCGCTCCCGATGTCAACGCAATTGCCGCATGAACATAAGTTGCAGTTCCAAGTGCTGGAGTTGTTGAATATTTAAGTGTATTTACTGGTGAAAGAGTTCCAGCACCAGAAAGGGATGCTCCACCCATTATCAAAGTTCCCAACTGTGCCCTTTGAGATGCCGCATTCATATTATTTAAATCAGAAATTCTTTTAGCTGTAACAGTAGTCATATTTTAAAACCTCCTAATTAAGTCATTATTTTGTCTAAATATTTTTAGACGGTAAAGAAATAATATTATTTGACAAAAATAATATTCAAACCATTTTATTTCCAATAGCTATCTGCATTCAATTCATAAAATTTTTGAAATGAATAAGATTTTTCATCTTTTATTTCTTCACCAAACCAATAAGGAATCATAAATTCATTCATTTCTTTTTCAGAATAAAATTCAACTTCTACAATTATATCTCCATCTTCAAAATAGTCAATTGTAGCAGTTTGATAAATTCCTCCAGAACCAGTATTAACCGTTGGTAAAGTAATAAAAACTCTCTTTTTTTTAATTGGTATTTTTCCAATAAAATCAAATATTCTTATATATTGATTTTCTGTAATTTCAGGTTCAATTTCTTCTCTCACTCCATCATTTAAATTGTACTTTGTACAATGAGTATAAACAGTATATTCTTCTCCAATCATTTTTCTTATTCTGTTAGAAGGATAAGATTCATCATTAGAGTTTGTATAAACATCTTCAATATCCACATTTCCTGAAATACATTCAGCAGGAGGTAATTCTTTTAGCTTCCATCTTCTTTCTTTTTCTAACATAAATCCTCCTTTTATAAAACAAATGGGTTTGGATGTTCATTTGGTTGTAAAATTCTAATTCTCCATTTAGGAAGATAATTTTTATTATTTCCCACAGCAAAAATTGGAATTATTGAATTATTAATATATTGTGGAAATGGGTCTGATTTATTTTCCCTATATTTACCAGTCCATTGACTTCCAGTTGGATTGCTAGAAGTTGATTCAAATAGATTTCCATTTTTATCAATCCATATTTCAATTCTTACTGAATTTGATGGTCTATAAAACATATACCAATTATCTATTAAATTATATTGTTTATAATTTCCCAAACAATCAATAGCATCAAATTCCCAACAATCTTCTCCAGAAATTCTTTTTTCTCCAGTTATCTTTAATATAGTTCCACCACAAGCAGACGGTTGTAATCTCATATTTTCATTATCTAAATTTTTTTCATTCACATAATCAGCATTAGTATCACTACCATATCTATTTGTTATAAACCTATCCCCCTTCATTAATGAACTCCAAGAATATTTTGCTTGTTGTTCTGTAATGCTTGGAGATAATGACCAACATAAATTATGCATCCATAATTGAATATCTTCTGTCATGTCAACATAATCATCAATAATAAATCTGGCAACAGCAGGAAGACCCTTAATTCCTCTAGGTGCTTCATTTCTTGTTGGACGACTCACATGAAATCTGAGTTTTGAATTTGTAACAATATAATCAGGCCATTGTTGGTCATAGTCAAGATTTACAACTCCAAAAATATTATTGTTTTGATTATTTTCTATAATAGAATAATAACTTTCATTTTCATATTCAACTGTTATTTTCATGACTATATCTTTGTAAAATCAGTTCCAACATATATTCCCCCATCGTTTTCAACTGTAACTTTTTTTGGTTTATAAGGGTCACTTGTTGAAACAACAACTTCTTGAACATAGATAATATTTGTATATCCAAGAAATCTTGGAACATAATAATTATTTGGTAATTTAATAAAATCTATTGTATAATTTATATTATTAATTTTTTCTATATTTGTAGTTACAACGTCAGAACTAAAAGTATAACCAATTGGCAATTCTGTTTGAGTATTTGTTTCAAACATACTTGCTGTCAATCTTGGTTTTACGGGATTTATAATTTTATAATTCATATAGTTCCTTTCTATCTTTTAGATATGTTAGTTGTTATATATTTATTATCACTATATTCAACTGTTATTTTTTTTATATTATTATTTGGAATTGTTCCAGGAGGAATTGTTGTTTTATTTTTTATTCTAAATCCTAAAATATTTGCAACTCTTCTTAATTTATATCCGGGATAACGAATAACATCATCTTCACCAGATGGTTTTCCTATTATTTTCACAATACCATTATCTCGAATTGCCATAGTGGTACTACCACCACCATCATTCATATACGCCATATAACAACCTAATTTTAACATTATTTTTGCAACATCTTGAAAATTTAAACCTTCTTTACTATAATAATCTCCACCATCCACAACAAAGAAAAATATTGTTTTTCCATCTTCTGAATATCCCCATGCTGTTCTTGCTCTAATATCATCTATTGCTTTATTAATTGGAACAATTATTCCATTAATAACCAACCTGTTAGGATGAGAAATTGCATTCCATATTGACGATGGACGAACAAGAGATAATTCATTATTTTTACCTATGTAAACAGGTTCTTCTATTCCAAATTTTCCATATACATTTCCTTCACTTGAAGCATATCCTGCAATCGTAGTTGAAATAAATCCATCTCCATTGATTGCAAAATCTATATTAAATGCATCTAAATAATCAGGAACATATTTTCTTGCTTGAAGTTGAGGACTCACATATAGTTCAATTTTATCAGAATCAACTTTCATAAGATGATATGTTGCTTTTCCATAGGAAGTATAAGTTTCATATTTCTTATAATTAATTCCATCATAATATTGTTTTTCTTCCAATAATAAATCTTCTGTTGGAATTGGATTTATGTTTATTTGAATATTAAATCTTTTTATCAAAGATATTTCATCTCCATTATAATAATTCAAATCAACAGATGAACTTTCAACTCCATATAAACTTCCAATTCCTTTATCTGTATATTGCCAAAATAACCAACCCTTATCTTTCCAAGTATCGGGAATTGCAGGTTGTGGATTATAAGACGCTATCCATAAAGGATATTGATTAAAATATATATTTTCGCTTGATGGAACATTATCTTTCCAATAGTAGAAGTTCGTATAAATTCCAATTTCTTTATTTCCTACTAAAATTTTTAAATGTTCAAGAAAAATTTTCCAATTTTCCCATCCTTTGAATTGACCACCATAATCTTTTTCAACATCTATAAACATTGGTAGTTCACCAAAATCACCGTCAAAAACACTCATATATAATTCAGCTTGTGTTTTTGGGTCAATTCTATCATCATAAAACCAATAACTTCCACGAGGAAGATTTGCTCTTTTAGACATTGACCAGTTATATAGAAAATCAGGGTCTTTCCATATATTTTGTCCAGCCCTTACAATTGTAAATTTAGCATTTTGTGACATTATTGAAAAATCTATTTGTCTTACTGTTTCATCATTATCATTATATAAATCAACATCAGTCCCTATAAGATAAGTCATAATTCTCCTATCTTTATATCAAATATCCAAATACATCAATATCAACTGTACAATCAGATGTTGTTCCAGTAGCTATTGATATTTCAAAACTATCATTTGAAATTAAATTTTGAAATTTTGTATTATTTGTATCTAATATAATAAAATCTGTTTCTGGAGTTGTCAAAGAAGATAAATCTACAGATTGTTTCCAATTTGTAAAATTATATTCAGTTCCACCAGCCATAGAAGCAGAAGGATTTCTAATAATAACATGTGTTATATATCCGGTTTTTCCAGAAGGAACAATATATAAACTATTATTTCCGACTGTTTTCATATCAACACCTTCAGATGTTGATAATTTTGTCATTGCTATTGTATTTAAATTTGCCATATTTATCCTCCTAAAAGTTAAAAACTATTTGTCCATCATAAGTTACGACATCTCCATCATAAATTACAGCGGAGGATAAATTAAAATTAAAATCAAATGGTTGTCCAGAACTAATCAAAACATTATATTGATTTTCATTTAAAGTAATAATTACATCTAAATTATCAGTAGGAGTAATAATTGGATTTATTGTCATATTAAACTCCTAGAATATTAAAATTTCCAGCCAAAATAGTTCTTGTATAAACTGTTATTGGAGTAATTTCTTGTTTTGGTGTATTCCAAACAAATTCCCATTTATATTTTTCTGATGCAATAGGAAGAGATTCAATAGAATCTTTTGAAATAAAAAAATGTAATTTACCAATAGATAAATCGGTTTCAGTTATAACAATAGGTATTATTGTCAAAGCTGTTCCAGAAGGAATAATGTTTGCTGTAAAATCATAATTTGTTAAATCAATACCAAAATCTGCATCAAAAGATAAATCATCTCCTAATTGCATTGTTAAATCAAGTTTTCCAGAATTTTGTTTTAAGTCAGTCACATTATTTTGCCTCCTTTATTTTATTGATAAAAGACATGTTTCATTAACCTTTTGCTATTCCATGAACAAAACCAGTTCCAGCAGTTAAAGCAACCGTACCTTTTATTTGCACTTTATAGTATCTGTAAGGTGCTGGTGAAGCAACATAACTACTTGTTGCTAATGCAGAAACAGTAATTGGTGAACCAACAATAATAGCATCACTAAAATCAGTATCATTTGCCGCTACAACTTGCCAAGTAATAGAATTTGCAATATCTGTATTTTGAATAGTATAAGCCATAACAGAATAATTTAATGCATCTATTCCTGAACCAACAACATCAGCATAACTATTTGTTGATAATTGAGCAACAGGAGAAACTTCTAATGATGCATTGCTAAAACTTCCGCTAACTGAAACTACTTGATTACTAGGTAAAACAACTGGAAAACTTGCGGCGGATGTTTTTTGACCCAATGATGTTGGCATTCTTTCAAAAGCCCATTTCACCAAACCTCTTAATTTTCCACTTATTGTACCGCTTGTATCGGTAATAACAGCAGAATCGGCAACCGCCCCCTGAGTCGCATCTCCTCCGTTTGCAATTTCCACTTGTCCTATTGTTATAGTTCCGGTACTAACAGAAACAGGAAGACCATAAACAGACAGAGTTAAATCCTCTGCAATTATTCTCCAAGTTCCATCGTCTATCATGAATATTGTTCCACCAATTATACTTGCTCCAACGATTGTGTCATTATCAATATCCGATGTTTCAGCTATATATGTGGGAACATTATTCTTTGAAATTAATTTTAATGTCATATTTTATTGCCTCCTATTTTCCAGCGTTTCCGCCATCTTCTCTTGTTTGAGAACCGCTATCAGTTAATTTAGATGTTGGTTTTGTTGGACGACCTTTTGTTTTAGTTGTTGAACTATCTCCTCCACTATCGGCTGGCATTTGCGCCCCCATAATAATTGGAGTTAATCCATCTACAAAATTATTTATTTTAGTCATCGCCAATTGACGTTCAAAATGATGAGGTAATTGACCCAATGCGGCCGCTATTTTTTGCATATTTACTATACCATATGACATCATATCTTTTTGCATATTTAATCTTTCTTCTCTATTGGTAAAGAAATTTGTACCTTCAAGAAAAAATTTAAATTTTGTTTTTGTTTTTTTATTGATTTGATATTCCAAGAAATCAGAAAAATAAGGATAAATATGTTCCATCAAATATTCATCAACGTTTATTGATAATTGAGATTCAACAGCATTATTTTTATCTAAAGTAAATATTAATCTAGAATTTACACCAGATGAAGCAGTAGTTGTTTTCAAAAATTCTTCATAAAATGGAGTTCCTAATGGAAAATCAATTGCTTTCATATCTTCAAGAGGAGCCGCACCTACTTTAATAGCTTCTGATAAGCCCGATTTTAATAAAGCAAGAAACTTTCCTAGCAAATCAGGACTAACAGCAACACTATCTTTAACAACTCCACCTTTAACATCTTTATTTAGCATTGGGATTTTTCCTAAAACTAATTTACTTGCACTTGCAATATAAGCATTTGTTTGTAGTTTACGAATAACTGGTTGTAAAACTACATCTGAAAACATAGGAGCAAGAAAAGGAATTCTTGTTGCTAATTCAGGATTAAATTTGAAACACCAAAAACCATCTTTAGGACTTGTTTGAGTCCATAAAACCCATGAACCAGTTCTTCTATCAACTGGATTTGATGGATTATACTTTTTATAAGATTCATTTTCTCCATAAACTCTATTATAAAGAGATTTAAAAATTCTAGGAAACATATTTATATCAACACCGGGTTGAATAAAATATAATATATCAAAATCAAAAAGCAATCCATAATCCCATCTACCAGTAATTAAACAATATTGATGATTTAATTCTTGAAGCGTATATCTATCACCTTCATCTCTCAATACCGAGAAAAATGCTTCTTGTCTAAGCATTTGTCTAATTGCTGTTCCAAATTCTTTTTTAATATCAAATTTATCTAAGAAATTGTTTACTATTTTGACATCTTTTTTATATTGTTTTAAAAATTTTGCATCTTCAAAATCAACATCATCTCCAATAGGAACATAAGTTAAATCAAAACTTAACATTCCAGAAAGATAATATAAAACTCTTTTATATACCATTGATGTTAATTCAAAAAATTCAGAATATCCAACTAATTGTTCTTCATGTTCTTTTGGATTTAATAATGCCGCATCTATTTTATCGGCTGTTGCCATTTGTGGTGACATTGAAACAGCTTGCAATTGTTGATTAACTAATTGAGGGGTATAAACATTTCCATATAAACTTGATGCAAATTGTAAAACATCCCAAACTTCTTTTTCTGACAATAAAATATCATCATTCTTAACTTTTATAATATCTGTTGATTTTTTTGATGATGATTTTCTAGTTATTTTTTTTGATTTTGTTCTTGCCATTTTTCTCCTCTCTGTTAAACTACCATAATACTATTGAGAAATTCTTCATCAGTATTTCCGGTTTCTTTTAATAAATCGTTATCTAAAAATCCAACGAAATAATTTGCATATGAAACACAAGTATAACGGTCTTTTCTTGCTCCATCAGGTTCTTTTAATTTAATGTATCCTGCTTCTAATTTCATAGAAAGATTGACACACTCATTAATAAACAAACTTGTTTGAATATATGGATGAAGAAAGAATGCTTTTATAGTTATATCATCATTATCTATTATTTTTTTATAAGTTTTCATTAAATATCCATCTGCAACTGTTTCTTCAACTAAAAATGAAAACATTTTTTTCTTTAATTTATCTCTAAATGCCACAGCAATTTCAGAATTTAATTTTGCAGATGCAGAAATTGGAAATATATTTTCTTTAGCATTAATAGCCAAAGTACGTCTTGATAATTCTTCATAAACATCATCAGAAATTCCAATATGTTTCATAACTGTCATTGCTTCGTATTCAATATTTCTTTCATCATCTTTTGTTATATTGCCTAATTGGTCAAAAATACTTATACCAGCGTTTGCTATATCAAGCACAATATAATCAGCATTAAAATCAAAATAAATTTGTTTCAATCTCAATGTTTGAAAAACAGTATTTTTTCCAGAATGACTTTCCATATAATATAATTCTCTGTGATACCCAACACTCGTTGGTAAAAGTCTAATGCAAGAAATAATTGTTAAGTCATTACTTCTTCCCGCACGAGTAGCAACATCACAAGATATTAAACGGATTTCTCCTTCAATTCTTTGGATGTCAAATGGATTTTCTTTCTTATTATATTCATCTTTTCTTTGAGGATAAAATGCTTTCTTTATATCTCTATTTTTTGCAAACATTGACATTTTAAAATAAGCATCTCCAGCTTCACCAGCAGGTATATTAAGATATTCTAATTGAAATGGAATTTCTTCCATTGTTTCTTTATCATTTTCAACCTGTTTTACTGTTTTTATTCTGTGATGAATAGCAGTTAAATAATCTGTGACAAAAAAACCAGAATCTTTTCCAGATAACATTTGTTTTATTGTAATCAATGCTTCTTTATACCACCATCCAGAAACAAAGTGTGCAGATGTAATGTGCATTTCTTTTGCTTCTTCGGGAGGAATAATATGATATTCAATATTTTGATTATATGGTGTTGGTCTAACATAAGCAAATGGTTTGATGATACTATCTAAAATATCCTTATCTACCAATCTACTTTCTTCTACTATAATAAATGTTGCTCTGTGACCCCTCGCACTTTCTTTACTTGCCACAACTACAATATTACTTCCATTATGAAATATTACTTCATGTTTATTTTGTCCAGATGTAATACTTAAAATTTCTCTTGCTATATTTGGATAATTATTATTTAAACTTTGTATTTTTTCGCCTATAATAATACCAGCTTGTGCCATAGTGGAAGAAACAATAACAACTGTGCTTCCGGGATATAGTACACAACGAACTATCGCATAAAGTCCAATTAACCAACTTTTTCCAATACTTCTTGATGCAACAGTAAAAAATTTATCTTTTATTCCCATTGCCCATATCCAGACAATTTGAAATGGATATAATTTTACACCAAAATAATGTTCTACAAAACGATGAGTATTGAGTCTATAAAAAGTAACCCAAGATTTTAATCTATCTTTTCTTTCTTGTGTTAATTCTTTTTCTTTTTTCATAACTCTTGGTTTTTGAAATAAGTTTTTACTTCTTGTATTTTTAAAATATTCTTGAGAATAATTTTTTATTTTTCCCACCATAATTATTTTTCGCTTTCATTTTCAGAATCATTTAATTCAATTTCTGTTTCATTATTTTCGCCTGATTTTATAACAAAATCTCTTGAACGAGTAATAAAATTTTTTATAGGTCTAACAATAAAATTTTCAAAATATTCATTTATATTGTCAACGTCTTTAAATAATTCTCTATTTTCATTCCACCATTCGGCTGGTTCTTTTTGTTCAATATCTTTTATCCAAACTCCGAATGCTTCTTGATTTTTTCCAGAAGATGCAACATTTTGTTTGGCAGGGTCTAATGCCGCTGTTTTCAAAATCTCTTGCAATTGTTTTTGTAATTTAGAAACATCTAAATTTTGAACTCTCTTATTTCTAATTGCTAATTGGGTAAAACATATCTCCCTAATCATAACAATATCTGAATTTCCACCAATTGAATTATCTTCTTTCCATCTTGCTAATTCTTTTTCTAAATATTCATAATCTTCAAAACTTAAACCTTCGCCCCAAAAATCATTTAAATATTCTTGAAAATCTTCAGATTCATTAGAAATTTCATCGTTATTAATATTTTTAGTAAATCCATTATATTCATATTTTCCTGATAATGAAGGATTTAATTTTAATTGTTTTCCTAAATGTGATTTATATAATGAAAATAAATTTTTACTCAATACTTTATCACCCAATGTTTCCATATGTAACTCTAAAGAATCTATAACAGATTCCATATATGCAACATCAACAATTTGACATGTTTTATGGATTGCTTCTTTTAAATCCATATAACTATTTTTTAAACAACCTTCAAATATTTCTGAAATACAAAGTTTACAGATAGACATAAAATTATTTGAATCTATATCTAAATTGACAGCAGAATAAAATTCTGTTGATTTTTTGATTTTCATACACTTGCGGCAATAGACTCCATCAACTTCAGTTATAAGTCTTTTGCTTTTTAGTCTTGCCATTTTATATGACCTCCGAACTATTTCAGTTTAAAACAAAAAAGACTCTATAAAGAGTCTTTCAATATAGAGCTACCAGCAGAAATTGAATCCACAAGACCTAATTACAAGTTAGGCATTTTACCAGTTAAATTATGGTAGCAAAAGAAAAAATTATTTTTTTCTATTAGTTCTTCCATTTCCTTTATTTTTTGCTTTAAAAGTTGGAAGAAGAGCATCACAATTATTGCAAACATATCTAAGATTATTTGGAAAATTATTATTATGATTTCCGTCTATATGGTCAACAACAACGGGAATTTCAACATCATTCCAATTTTCTAATTCGCAAATTGAACATTTTTTATCAATATTTATTTTTCTAAAAAATCTTCTTGCTTCTTCGTCGTTCATTTCTCCAGCATTATATCTAGGTAAATTTTTTAAAAAACTATCTTTTTGATTTTTTTCAGCTTGACATTTTGTATTACAATATTTTCTATCACTTCTTCCATTTATTTTTTTACCACAATTTATACAAAAAGAATCTTTTCTTCTTTGAATATAAATTTTTATGTTTTTATTAGAATAACTTGCTCCACAACTTTGAGAACAATAAGTATTAACTCTTTTTTCATAATCAATTGGTTTATTGCATTCTAAACATAATTTTGGATTATTTTCGTATTTATTTTTTGCTTTTAATCCATTTTCAATTGTTAAATTTCTTCCAATTTTTAATTTATCATTTGCTCTTTTTCTGCTTGCTTTTGATTTATATCTTCCTGAACTTTTCATTTTTTATTTTCCCATAATCCCACAAATATAATTAAAAAGAAAGAAGCCGGGGATTCGGCTTTTCGATTGGTTCATGACTTCCAATCTATCTATCTTTTAGTTGCGCGAGCAAGAATCGAACTTGCGGCAAGAGGTTATGGGCCTCCTGTGTTACCACTACACCATCTCGCATCGTAAAAACATGTTATCATATAAACATGATTTTGTCAAGAGGTTAAAAAGGACTCTATAAAGAGTCCTCTCTAACAAATATATTTAATTTCCCCCATATTTATAATAAATAGAAACAATAAAAAATAAATTCTTAATAAATATAGAAAAATTTATTTAATTTTTTAATAAATTTTCTTTTTTAAATTTAGACAAAATATTTTTTCCATATCTATGTAAAGAACCGCATTTATCACATCTCAAAGATTCATACATTCCTTGACCTGAAGGATATTTTCCTTCATTTGTAAATTCTGTTCCCAAACAATTAGGACATTGTTTTGTTTCCAAATTATTGTGTCTGGCAAGATTTGGGTGATTTGGAATGAATCCCCTAAGTTTGTAATACAAAGTTTCTGTAGCTATAACATCACCCACATTATAAGAAAGCATCGTATTCAGGGACTTGTCATCCCCATTAGAACAGGCTATCCATAAAGGAAAACCATCATTATCAATTTTATTTCTAATACCTAATTTTTTATTTATTTCAGTTAATTTATTTGAAGTAAATCTGAAATTATTTCTAGCTACTTGTAAAGTATCTATGGTCAAATATTTTACTGGTTTTGCATACATCAAAAAATAATTATTTAAAGTTTTTCCATCATAATTAAGAAAATTATGTCCAATTATTATATCACATGAATTAACAAATTCAAATGCAGATAAAGAAATTCTTTCTGGATTTCTATTTATGGCTTCTTCTGATGTCAGAATATCTGAATATATTTTATTTGAATTCAAATATTTTCCAGCCCAACTAAGAAGACATAAATCTTCTATCATTTGTTCTCCACCTAGATATTGTTCTCTCATTCCCCATGAATAAAATTTAGCCGGTAAATTTTCTATATCCATCACGCCAATTTTAAAAGTATCAGTTTTTGCATTTACTTCAAAAAATTCTACAGGAATGGAATCCCATGTACCACAATCTTGACATTCTATTCTTTTTTTTGTTCTGGATTTATTAAATCCTCTTTGTTGAATATTTTCTGAACTACATTCTTTGCAGGTAATCAATTTTATCTCCTAATTTGGATATGTTATAAAAATACATATCCCCCTAATTACATTTCCCACATTTAGCTGGCACGACAGGACTTGAACCCATATGACGATATTAACAGTATCGCATCTTGCCTATTAGATGACACGCCAAAATTTATTTATTACAGTCAGTGTAGCAGGATTTGAACCTGCGAACCTCGCCGCCCCAAACGGCTTGCTCTACCGAACTGAGCTACACACTGATATTTATTTTTTTTCTTACAAGTCCAGTTATAGGAACTCGAATCCTAATTTGCAGGGTGAAAACCTGCCGTCATGACCTTTAGACCATAACCGGATAGAGCAGGTAAAGGGAATCAAACCCTTATCATCAGTTTGGAAAACTGAGGCACAATCAATATACCATACCCGCATTTAGGTCTATTTCTAGACCCATTTATATTCTCTAAATTCTACCACATTATGTTATTTTTGTCAAGGGATATTATTTATCAAGTTTATCTTGTTGATGAAATAATTGTCCCAAATAGTAAACACCAAAAATTGAACTAATAATCATAAATATAGGTGTTGCAATTGTCATAAAAGCATCAGTTGCATATGTCAATATCAAATATGCTCCAACACCAATTGCGGCACTTCCCAAGAACGATAAAAATTGTTTTTGGGCTGAATTATATTTTGTTTGAAACCAGTTCCATCTTTCGACTAAAAAAGATACAACGGCCACACTTCCACCACCGAAAGCAAGAAATTGCAAAAATCCAATTAAAGTTATATTCATTTTTCCTCCTATTTTTTAAAACATTATTATGAAACCATTATTGTATAATTTCTCGGTACAAGACCACCAGCATTTCCCGATGTATAAGTCCATGTTATATCAGGATAAATTTTTACATGCTCCCATTTTTGCCAATCATAAGGATATGTTGGATATGTTGGATATGTTGGATATGTTGGATAAACATATGGTCTATCAACATAAATAGTTTCTTTTTCTGGTTGAATGCCCAACAGATTAGTCAAAGCTTCTTGTAATTCTATTGCTTGTTCAACCGTCAATTCAGCTTCTTTATTTCCTATCTTTATTGTTATTTTAGATATTTGTACATCTTTATTCATTTTTAAATCTCCTTAATATTAATAAAAAACCAATTTTATCAAGGTTTTATTTCTGTAGTTTGTTCTGAAACTTCTTCTATACTTTCAGATTCTTCGTTTTCATCATTAAGCATATGATACATTCTATGGTCGAATTCTGCTTCGGCTGTTTCACTTGTAAGAGCAAGTGTTTCTAAAATAACCATTCCGGCTTTTGCCATAAGTAAAGGGATATTGTCAGACATGAATCCTTGAGGCCATGATTCTTCGCCAAAATTTGCTTCACACCATGTTTCTAAAGTTTGAGCTAAATCTGATTCTAATTTTGGATGTAACATTATTTATTCTCCATTTCTGAAATCGCAATATCATTTGCTTTACTTTTAATTTTTCTTTTTTCTGGACTTCTCAAAAGGTCACGTAAATTTTGACCCAATTGTACTACTGCACGTTTACCGGCAGGAAAATCTTGGTAAATTGTTTTTCCTTGTAAACGACTTTCTCTTGCATTTACACCTTTTCTAGCTGGTAAAATTTGTATATAAAGATGCATTAAGCCTCTAATATCTATATCAATTCCGTTTTCAATTGATTCGGCAAATATGTCTTCAAATGTTTTCAGAAATATTTTTGCATCATTGACTGTAAAGCTTCCTCGTTCGGCAAGCATTTGTATAAATTGGTCACGGTCAATAAAATTTGTATTTTTAGTCATTTTTTACTCTTCTCCTACCAATATATAATGGGGTACTTAACTTTCGCCATTTTTCACAAGTCTTTTTTTAGATTCGAGTTTAATTTTATTTAAATATGTTTTATAACATTCTATACAAAAATCATGTTTTTTAGATTTTACTATTTCTTTTCCACATTCTACACAAAAATATTGTATAAAAGAAGTTATATTGTTTATATCTGTAATCACCATAAAATGTTTTCCTTTATCATCGGCAAAATTCAGTTTAAAACTTTTATCACTAAAAAGATTTGTTTCGATAAACCCTCTAATACCATCTAATTCATATTTTATTCTATTAGATTCTTTTTCTGTAGGATGAGAAAATCCAGCAAAATATAATACAAAATTGAAATCCATATTTAAATAATAAGCATGACTTTTTCTTTTTATTTCTTTTATTCTAGCCGTAGAAAATTTTTGAAGTCTAGCCAAAACTATCATGGTAAAAAGAATTCGATATAATTTATGAGGTAATTTTTTTATTTTTTCTATTTCAGAAACATAAACTGGTATATTCATTGTTCCCGATTTTAATTTATACATTTTTGATTTTCTTATGGATTTATTTATCATGTTTTGATAAATAACAGGATTGAAATATTCATCCTCATTCTTACAAAAATCAATTATCATATTGTAAATAGTCTTATCTTTATGACCTTGCATATGAAAATATTTACTCAACAAACCTAATTCATAATTGTTTATTACATGACCAGTAAAGCCATATTTAATTATCTGGTTAGATTTACTTATTTCGTCCAGTATCGGGAGTCTCTTTGGCAATGGAATCAATTCTCCTTTTTGCTATCTTATATTTTATTTTATCATATTCAATACCAATAACATTTCTATTATTTTTTAATCCCCAAGAAATTGTTGTACCTGAACCAACAAATGGGTCAACTATTAAATCACCTTCATCGGTATATGGAAGTAAAATTCTATCCATAAGTTTTAAAGGTTTTTGCCATTCTACAAGTTTTCCGGTTTCAGGATTAGATATGCGTTCTTTGGCAACAGTGGTTAAACAAATATCGTCTATCCAAGCTGTTGCTTTTTTTGTTATTCTTCCCGAGGGATTCAATCTCTTAGAACCTGTGGTTGCTTTTGGGACTTGAATCCTGTCAGGATAAAATTTATAATTTGAACCTTTACAATAAATGAGTATGTCATCATAGCATTGATGAAATTTATTAGATGGAGAACGCCCCCATTCGTTTTTCCATACAAGATGATTTAAAAATGTTGCGCCATTGATTTCATCTTCCATATAAACCCTGAATCTATGTTGACTATGAAAATCAGTCATGGCAATAAATATTCCGCCATCTTTTAACATGTCATAATAATGGTCTACCCAATTAAAATCAAGGTTTTCATATATATAATCAGCAAAGATAATATCAACTGTTTTACTGTCTCTATTGAACTTCATATTGTCCATGTTCAAAAGTTTGTAAGTCATTTATTCTAAATTCCTTTTCTGAGTAATTTTTATTGAGAAAATTTATTTTTCCCATATGGTCTAAAATTGGAACAATTATTTTTCTATTGGAATTTGAGAGCATATTATTTATAATGCCCTCCCCGAACAGGCTCCAACACATTTCACTTTGAGAATTGTTTTGATAACAAACTCGAACAGCAAGATTTGCTAGTTCATTTATATTAGAGGATATATTAAACAAGGCTTTATTTTTTATTGCCGCCGCCATTTGTTCAAAGTTTTCATAATCGCTGGTTTCATAAGTTTTTCTTTTAAAGGATTTATATTCTTTATATAATTCTTCCATTTTTTCCAGTTTTATTTTATTTAATGAAATGTTTTTATCAATATATATATTAAAATCAAAATTAAAATCTTTTTTCAATGAAATTTTATATTCTTTTATCTGATTTGAAATATATTTATAAACTTTATCCATAATTCCATTTGAATTAATTAAAAATGGAATATATTTAACATATTTTTCATATATTTCTTGTTCTTTTTTATGTCTTTTTTTAGATAATAAAACATCTAATCCATATCCAAATTTAGATTGACAATAATTTTCATAAATTTTATTATATTTTTTATATTCATTCATCTTGTGAGGGTAAAGATAGGTCATCCAAAGAGGACGTTTATCAATAATAATTTTATTTTGAATATTTATCTGTTCTATCTCTTGTAATGTCATGGAAGATTTCAACTTAATCCATCTCCCCCATTCCGGTATTTTCTTGGTAATGATTCCTTTTTGTTTATCTATTTCATTACCTTGTAGTTTACGACATATTTTTAATCTTTCCATAATCATTTTATATTCAATAGAATCTTTTTCAAATAATGAAAGCATTGAATATAATGTTGTGGATTGATTTGTTATAAGTCCAATCTTTGAGCCAAAAGAATTGATGTCTGATAAAGCCAGATTATTATTTTCTATAATTCCTTTTGGTGCAGATTTTTTTTCATATGATATTGGCAATCCATTGGATGTGCCTTGAATAAAAACATCATTATCTGTTGTGAATAAAATATCGAAATCAAACTTTTATACCCTCGGTTTCCCGATATTTTTAAGGGGAATAGACTATATCTTTATCCAATTCAAAATTGGATATTTGGCATTTCCTAAGAATGAGTTTCACATTCAAAGTACGGTTTTCACCTAGTCGTTACATGTTCTATTTTCATAGCTTCACACGGTATTTACTTTATTGATTTATTTTATTTTTATTCTCTTTATTGGCAAAAGAAAATAAAAACCCTCTATATAAAACTTTATTATTTATCATTGTTGATAGTCTATTTTGAACACTTTTAACCTTTTTAGCTCTCACAATTTTTTTCTCAATCAAAAATTCAGCACAATGTTTTACAGTTAAAAATGTCTCAATAATTATATTATCTTTTATCATATCTACTGGTTTTGCCTTAGGATTATTTTCATAAGTTATGTTTCTATGATTCTCAACCCATTGATTGTATTTTTCTTCGCTCATTCTTTCTTTTGGTGAGACACCAAATTGAGAATTTTTATCACCAGTAACAGAAACACTTCTATTTTTCAACCATTGTTCATATATTTCTGGAGTCATTCTTTCTTTTGGAGATACTCCGTACATTGGATTATTTTCACCTCTTAAAACTGGAAAAAATTTTCCACCCGGAGAAATATTGCATTGTGCTTGATTTATTTCTTTATATTTTTCAATATAATAGATTTCTCTTTCATAAGCAACATCTTCATCCAAATTATCTTCTAGGATTTTATAATCACAATCATATTTATTATAATATCTCATAAAATATATATTTCTTCTATTTAATCTTTTTGCTCTTCTTCCAGAACCTTTTCCTATGTAAAAAACATTATCTGTTTCTTTATTGAACCAAGCATAAACATAATGTTTATTCAAACCCATATCCTATCTGCCAATATTTAAAATCAATTTTAGTATTCCACCGTTAGCAGTATTTCTACCACACCTTATATTTATAAGTTAACCAAATTTTTTATTATACATTACTGTATAAGGAGACAGTGTTGTTCATCTCCATCACCATAAAGCATCATGTCAATACCATGAATATTGAAAACAATACCGCTTTTCAAATGACCATACCATTTATCAATTTCATTATTTCTAATTAGATTGAGAGTATTCATTTCACTTTTCCAAGTAAGAGGACTTCTGCCCGATGCAACTTTGAAAATATTTTGTTCTATCCAATAAGAAGAATAGTGTTCATGTTCTTCTAACAATCCTTTTACTGGTAAATTAAAAGCATGTTGACATAAAGCAAATGGGTCACTAATACAAACTTGATAATTACCATTTATCAGTAATCCACCAGTATATGATTCTCTTATTTTCTTATTTAGTGTTCTAGAAATATATTGTTTAATAAAATAATCTTTTGATGAATTTTTATTTATAAGTAATGCTTTTATATAATTATTATCAATTGATTTCCATTGAGTTTCATCAAATTTTTCTATAGATGTTCCCATTAAATAAAGAAGTGATTTTTCTGGAGACTCGAAACTTATTTCTTTAAAGTATTGAATAGTGTCATTGCACAAATATTCAATATCTTTATTATCAATATCTAAAACTTGAATATATTGATAAGATGACCAGAAATTTTTCTTTTCTTCTTTTGGGGTTTGACGAGAGATTCCCCAAGAAAGATTATTTGATTCACAATTTGTTTTATAGTTTTCTAAATTAGAATAAGAACTCCATAGCTTAAATTGAGAAGCTGTAAGTATGCAATCTATATCGTTCACATTATGTAAATTACCCCATACATCAATTATATTTTCCACATTATATTCTTTTGCAAATCCATGAATATCAAAAGATACACATTGACCCTTTAAAAATGAACCTCGAATACAAAAAGAATTTGGAATATAATCTAATTCCATTTCACTTGACCATATCTTGGAAAATTCTAATGATATAATTCCCTGCCCATCAAATATATTTTGAACAATCGGAATATTCCTTTTTTCAACATGGTCTATTTTGTTTTCATCTTCATAAACAAAATCAACATTTCTATTTTTTGTTATTTCATAATCTGGAACTACAACAAATCTAGGTGCTGTAACTTTATGTGTTGCACTGGCATATAAAGCAAAATATGAATTAAACTTATTAATATTTAATTCAATATCTTTATTTCTTCCATTGTCAAATATGTTTATTAATTTTTTACAAATAGACTCTTCTGCGAAAATAGATGTGTTACGCCTCGCATGTCCAGCCCCCGTAAGTAGACGAATATACTTCTTATTATTTATAAATAATCCTTGTTTAATTATTTGTTTGTAATGTGCCACATTATTAAAATGAATAGATATAATATCAGGAACAAATAATATATCTTCTAATTCTTTATTTATTTCAAAGATTCTATTTCTATTTATTTTAGAATCTTTTTCTTTTTTTAATGTTCTTTTTTCTTGCAACAATTCATCAATATGATATTGTGAAAATTCTATATCGTTTATTCTTCGATAAGTTCTCAATAGTTCTGAATCAGCCAGTGAAATAATTTCATTATTTTTCAACGCTTCTTCATATGAAATTTGTATTGTATAGTTTGAATTTTTCAAACGCTCTGATGTAAATTTCATGATGGAAAACTGTTGAAGTTTTTTCATTATCTTTATTCATCAACTTCTTCGTCAACAAATTTTCTCTTGTCTTTCATTTTATTATAACTCATTTCATTCCAAATCACATTTCCATTTTTATCTTCTTTGTAATTTAAATTATTCCAATCTTCATAGCCAATTAAATCTTCATCTTCTTCATCAAAATCATCATCTATTTCATCAACATAATATTCATTCATATTAAAACCTCCTACCTTGCAAAGTCATAAATAAAGGGACAGTTATCAGATTTTCTTACTCCCCAATTAACAGGAGTAGGAATCCATAAATCATTCAAATTATATTTTAGCATCATTTCAATTATTATCTCTCGTTCTCTATCGGTTCTTCTTCCACGTTTAAGTTCTTCCTTGATAACAGCAACCCACCCATTTTTACTACTATCATAATTAACAATAACACCAAAATATTTTTTATCTTTTTTATTTATTTTTTTATATAATCGAATTTCTTGTCGTGATTGATTGCCTTCATCATTCAATTTTACAATTATCTTTCCGTCTGTATAACAATGTCTTCCTGATTGAATGCCTCCCGTATGAGACATGTGTTTTGCTTTTTTGCCATTTATAAATACATTATTAAAATCATCAACAATAATCTTTGGTTTTTTCATAATTTATCCATATTGTTTTTTATAATCTTATCAACCATTCCCATTTTTATAATGTGAACAAACAAAGGAACACTTCCTCTTTTTGCTATATCAATCATATCTTTAGTTCCTTTTGAATTGTTTTGCCAAAAAGCAATTAAAATTGGATTATCAAATCTTGCATAGTCGAACATTTTCATATTCCTATTTCTTCCGGCAAGAGCATTATAATCTCCAAAAAAATCATTATGCTTTACAAATACGGGAGGTTCAAAATTATGCCAATCAGCTTCAAATATTTTTTTCTTCAACTGGTATTCATCGGCGAACTTATTCCCCAATTTATCTGTTCCATATGCACCACCGTGAATTATTTCAAAATCATTTGGATTGATTTCTTTTTTATATTGTATCTCTGAAAATATATTCAATACATTTGTTTTGAAAATATGATAATTTTCAAACTCCCTAGAACCAGATATAATAATTCTCATATTTTAATCCCATAAATCTAAATAATATTCTGAAAATTTTTGTAAACCTTTTTGTAATCTTTTATCAAGTTGTCTATGTTCTTCAATAGTCTTCCAACCATGTAATTCATCCATTTGTTTACGTGCTTTAAATCCATCAATCATTATGTCTAATTCTTGATTCCATAATTTGATTGCATCTTTTTCAATCTTCTTATCTTCATCATTATATGGAGAATTAAGCATATAATCTTTTGGAAAACAAAGTTGTGGAATTCCATGACCTGATTTTTTATATTCCGGTAAAACTTCCAACATAATATTTGCTAACCAATAATCAATTCCCCATATAACTCTATCATCCCATCCTCTAAAAACTCTCTGCCAAGCAAACTTGACTTCATAATAAGAATCTGATATAATTCGTGATATAATCAATTGAGGTGCAGAATAGATAACATGATGAGCGCATGGAAAAGGCCACCACCAATCTCTTGTAATTTCATCAAACCAATAATGAACAGGATGGTCTTTTTTCCATTCTGCTTCCATATCATCAAACATTGTTCCTATAGAATTATAGTTTTTACTTATTTTAGATGTATCAAATTCTTCCATTTATTCTCCTAGACACCGTAATCCCAAATTTTTATATTATTGTTTATATCCAAACCAAAATTATCATCATTATAAGCACAATCACATAGAGAATACTTTCTTTCAATATTTCTTACTTGTTTATAATCTTTGTGATATAAAACATCTTTTTTACTTATATGTCTTGTAGCAATCATGCGTTGTGAAACCCAATATATTTTTTTATTATCTTCTAATATATAACCATAATCCAGAGGTTCAACAAAATATTTTTTTTCTTCATCTTTCATCATATTCCACAATTGTATTTCTTGATAAGATTGACCACATTCATCCCAATCCATTTTTATGATAATATCACCATATCTATATAAATCCCTGCTATATCCACAAGCAGGATAAAAACTATTTACCTTATCGTTATTTATGTAAATATACGCCCTACTGACTACACGAATTCTCATAGATAAATCCTCATATTTTTATTCAAATATTCTACCATAAAACCTTAAAAATGTCAAGGGCTACATATTGACAGAATATAGGAAATGTGGTAGAATAAATTTGTTTAAAATTATAGAGATAGGTTCAATTTGGTTGCAACTAAATTGTTTCTGATAAATGTCCCTTTCCATTTCTCTATAATCTTAAACATTATCATATAAATAAAAAAAGGGATTAATGAGAGGAGTGAAATGACAAAAAAATTAACAATAGAATACTGTAAGAAAAAATCTAAAGAAAAAGAATATATATTGTTAGAAAATATTTATTTGAATGCTCATACGAAAATGAATTTTCAACATGTAAAATGTAAGTATATATTTTCGATGAAATGGAATAATTTTAATTCTGGAGATAGATGTCCGAATTGTCAACGCAAATCAGTTGGATTTAAAAAAAGATTAAAAATAGAAGATTGTAAAAAAATAGCTTTCAATAGAGGATTTAAATTATTGAACAATATTTATATCAACAATAAAACAAAAATGGAGTTCGTTCACATTGATTGTGGATTTAAATTTTTAAAAGGGTGGAGTAATTTTCAATCAGAAAAAGGTTGTCCAAAATGTTCTGGTAAAATTAAATTGAGCATTGAATTTTGTCAAAAAGAATCTTTCAATCGGGGTTATCAATTGCTTTCTAAAAAATATAAAAATAATAAAACAAAAATGAATTTTAAACATATTGAATGTCAATCTAATTTTTTGATGAATTGGACTAATTTCTATAATGGTAAAAGAGGTTGTCCAACATGTGATTCCAGTCTCGGAGAGTTAGAGATAAAAAAATATTTAAAAATATGGAAAATAAAAAATTATCATGAATATTATGGATTTAAAGAATGTCGAGATAAAAAAGTTTTACCATTTGATTTCTATATAAAAAAATATAACATCTGTATTGAATATCAAGGAAAACAACATTTTGAACCTATACAATACACATATTCAATAACTATAGAACAAGCTAAGAAAAATTTAAGAATACAAAAAAATCATGATAAAATAAAAAGAAAATTCTGTAAGAATAATAATATCATATTGCTTGAAATAAGATATAAAGATTTCAATAATATAGAAAATATTTTATATAATAAAATAGAGGAAATTAAAAATGGATAACATCCCCCACATTGTTGTTATAGATAGTCCTACAGGTTCAGGAAAAACATCTTGGGCTATAGATATGATTAGCAAATTACCAGACGATAAAAATGTATTATATATAACACCATATATATTAGAAGTAGATAGAATTATAGCTTCTTGTCCAAACAAACATTTAGTACAACCCAAAAAATGGTCTGGTGATGGAAGTAAAATGAATCATTTGGTTGAATTAGTATCACAAAAAAGAAATATTGTTTCTACTCATGCACTTTTGCAAAACATATCAGACGAACTAATAAATTTATTGCGTAACAATGATTATATATTGGTTTTAGATGAAAGTTTTCAAGTAGTACAACAATATGACCTTTTTCCTGAACTAAAGAAGATGTCAAAGGAAGAAAGAGAAAATATAACTAAATCAGATGTTCAATGGTTATTCGATGAAAAGTATATAGAAGTTACAGATAACTTTGCAATTAGATGGATAGACCAAAATAAAATGATTGGTAGTAAATATGATAAATTAAAATCTCTTATTGATAGGGATATGATTTATCTTGTAAATAATTCATTATTTTTATGGACATTTCCCTATGAGGTATTTGGAGAAGGAATATTCAAACAATGTTACATTATGACTTATTTATTTGAGAGTCAATTCCAACATTACTATTACCAATATTTTAATATCAAATATAAAAAATATCACATTGAATCTAAAGCTAATAAATATAAAATGGTTGAAACAATAAATAATCAATATGATATTGATTTCAGAGAAAGAGCTAGTAAACTAATAACAATAATAGATAATGACAAAATAAATAGAATAGGTTCTTTTTATCGTGATATTCATGGAAAAGTAAAGACAACTGATTTATCCATGAACTGGTATAAAAACAATGAACATTTACATAAACAATTAAGTTTAAATGTTTATAATTATTTTAAGAATATATCTAAATCAAAAGCTAATAAAAGATTATGGACTGTATTCAAAGATTTTAAGAAATTAATAAAAAATCCTCTTACTACATCTCACGGTTTTTTGGAAATTACAGCTAGAGCTACTAATAATTACAACGATAGAAATGTACTCGCCTATCTTATTAACAGGTATCCCAATTCTTTTTATATTGCATTCTTTAGTAAAAGAGGAATAATAATAGACAGCGATTTATATGCCCTATCTGATTTGATTCAATGGGTATGGAGAAGCGCAATCAGAAACGATAATCCAATTACCCTCTATATTCCTTCTGAGCGAATGAGAAATTTATTCTTGAACTTCCTTCAAAATAAAAAAATAATAAATTATGAAGATTTTGATTATGAGGATTAGGGGATAAATCTATGCCTACACGCATTCGTATATCTTTAGACTTTTATAAACAACGAATTACCCGTGAATCTGGTTTTAGCCAGTTTTAAAAAGTGATTTTGGCTAAAATAAAAAAAAAGACATATAGCACATAGTCATAAGTACCCCTTTCCCTTTTAAAAAAGATTTATATATGTCTAAAACCAAACCACCCGTAAAAAGGTGGTTTTTTTGTTTAAGCTTATATTGATATTTATTATTATTGTATATAGTTATTACTATTATTTATGTTGATTATTTTTAATTTTTATTTATTTTTATTATTATTGTATATAATGTTTTGTTGATTAAATTGTGTGTTTAAAGGTGCTGATGACCGATTTTCAAATACCAGTATGCTTAATTATGTAAAATACCCCTATACCTTATGATTATTACATATAATCATAAGCAATAACATACAATGAGCATGACCATATACCAGTATGATTTTATAAATATTTGTATGATGATTCTTTGTCTCCCTACTATTGCAAGATTATTATTTTACAAAAAGATATGTACATAACACAATAACAATACATCATCATCACATCATAATCAATATAACAATAACATAAATAAATATAATCAATACATCATAATAACAATATGATACCATAGCTCTATCACCTGCTATCATATACAACTATGATTCAATAGGATATATAAACAGGTATACAATAACAATATCACACAATAAAATAATAAAAAAATATAACATATATACATCATAATCACATCATGATATTATACCTATTCACCTATACATCATGCATTCATTCATCATATAACCATCTAATCATACACGATAGGATACCAGTACATCATACACGCTTCATCATACACTAGTCATATACCATATGAATATATAAATAATAAATATGTTAAATAAAATAACACTCTCTTATAATCTGAGAGTGTTATTATTGTTATGTTATTATATTTATTTATTCTTATTCGTAATCACTAGGATTAAACTTCTCCATACATGCATTGAATCCGTCTGAGTCATTTTCGCTATAACTCCAGTCTGAGATAATATCTTCTGCATCACCATTGCCTAGAGTGATTAAGATATTATGAAAATGTTTTTCACCATTCTTAATATAAATTCTTGACTCATCCAAATTGAATATAACTTCCATTGTAGATTTTATATTATTATCTTTTACTGTGTGACTCTCTTCACCGTCATATACCGAGTCAATTGTAAAGCCTGAGGTCACAATATGGTTAAGAAGATTCCCTATAACTCTTCGCTCTACTTTGTTTTCTAATTTTAATTCGTGACCATATAACTTCTTCATTTCCTTATCAATATCGAGGGAGGGAGTTTTAAATTTTGTCATGTTATATTTTTCCTTTTTTGTTTTGAATATGATTATATCTTTTCAATTTTACCGCGTATTATAACGGTTTGTTTTTTACCATTAAAAGAATCTAATTTCTTTATTGTGGCAATAATAATATTAACGTTATCGCCTGCCTCAATATCGAATGATTTACTGGCAAAGTAAGTTATGATACTACCATCTGAATCGAATGTATATAAATGAGTTACTCCATTGTAATTATTTTCGATTTGATTATATCGGATGACCTTAGCATTAATATTATTTAATTTTGTGCCTACCTCTCCAAGATGATTTGATTCAGGTTGATTCTTTATTGTTAATTCTTTTTCCACCATACGATGATACATGGGAATAATTGAAACGATATAGCCTGAGTGCTTCTCACTCATATAACCATATTCAATTAATTTCAATAGAGTTATATCGTATTCAGTTATACCGAACATATTATTATTTTTTGCATTAACCATCTTTTCATTTAATTTGTTTTGTACATAGGATAAAATCTTTTTTGCCTCTTCAATTTCAAAGTCTGTTAATTTTTCTTTTGGTACAAAGTAACGATTTAATGAATCGTATTTTGTGGGATTATCTGAATCGCTTTTCTTATAACCTTGCTTGTTTATAGATTGAATCGCATAGGGTAAAAAGGATTCAATCTTCAAAAGAGTTTTACCAGTGTTAAATTTTTCGCTTGCATTCTCTTCATCTGAATATGATTTGATTAACTCGAATGAACCGCCATAAAATTTAGCTATATCTTCCGCGTTGGGAAGGTTTATATAATTAGCTAAACAATTACCACCCACTATTTTAACTTCACCTGATTCAGATTGAATCAAGTAGTAAAAATTTCGTGACCTATTTATTTTGCAATGCTCACAAATTAATTCGCATTCACGATAATTCGTAAAATCAAAAGTGGTATTGTGAGAATGAATCAAATTATCATTGCCCATTCTTTCAAGCTTTGCTAAAAATGTATAGCCTGCTATAGTGGGAGATTCACCATATACAGAATAAATATAATCTGTACGATATGAATCCCATGCAGTAAGAGGGTCAATAACTTTTACAGTCTCTTTTGATTCAAGAGTAAAGCCAAAAGGTATATTCAATTTTTTAGCCTTATTAGTAAAGCGATTCATTTTTGATTCAAAGTCGCTTACGTTCCATGAAGGAATTCTATAGGTTGTCATGTTATTTTACCTTTTTATATATTGTATGTTTCAAGATGTTTAACTATTTGTTTTGCCATGCGATAGGCTGAGTCTCCGCTTATACGAGTAAAGTATAAAAAAGCGGTTGTTTGCACTAGAATATAAATGGATTTTTCATCACGTGCAAGTCTTACATTTTGCATGATACCATCTATATTAACTTGTTTTGTTTCAACAAGCTTATTGATAACAACGGTTTTTAATTCAGATTGTTTCATTATTTAATCTCCAATGATTTTACAATTTGTTTAGCGATATTATATTCAGAATGCAGATTCAAATTTTCGCGGTGTTGGATATTCTTGACCTCGTAATAAACGTTTACGAGGTTAACCGCTTGTTTACTTTTGTTAAGGTTATTTAAAACTTTTTCTGTGAGGGTCAATTGTTTTGTGTTCATTATTTGGATTCCTTTTTGATTGCCTGAGTGATAGTAAAACGGATTAAGAATGGAGCTATAACTTCATCATCAAGCTTGAATAAAACATAAGCACTGACAAGGGAGCAAGCGGTGTATACATCGAAAGATATGCTCATAACAAAAACCATCTGATAGCACAGATATAAACCCATAGCAATAACCAAGAGAGCTATATCTTTCTCATCTTTCTGTAGGGCAGTAAAAAATTTGTTCATGTATATTCCTTTTGTCGGTTAGGTTAAACTTACTGCGTAAGTTTAACCGTTTACATGTCAATTGTCAATAGAAAATTTGTTCTAATTTTGCACCAGTTTGATACTGGCTGACGAGCGTTGACCATCTTTAAATAAAAAATCCGCCTGTGATACAAGCGAATTTTTTTTATTATGATTTAATTTATTTTTAGTTGTCTTTAAAAATAATCCCGTCCTCTTTTGCAGATAATAATTTTCTGTAATCGCCCATATATCTATTATTTATTTCCAACCGATAAGGAAAATTTTTATCGCTCCCGTGTCGATTATCTTTTGTTATGGTTATAGTCTCAAAACTCCAAATAGTTTGCACACCATTAAAAATAATGTTCTTAATCCATTTTATTTTATTCATTTTAATTTTATCCTTTTTTATTTTTCTGTAAACGTCCATTGAAAAGATTTTTTGATTAAAATTTGTGCAATCGGATGAAGACTAGAATATTTTTTTAAAACTTTTGCAAGATTAATCAAACCTCCATTCTCACAATGGTTTATAACCGCTATTGAATAGCGTACATCCCGACATTGCTTACAATAACAAGTATTATCCATTTTTTTTATTATCCTTTTTTGTTATATCAATTCGTAAGAGTTGCCAATAGAGTCAACGTAATAACCACCAAGCAAATTAGATGATTTTTTATAAATAAAGCCAGATGTTTTACCATAGGCGTTATATTTTCTTATAGCATTATTAAAATCCGAATAATCCTTTACATCGTTATTGTATTTTTGAATAGGAAAATAAGTATAGTAAAATTTTCCGTATGCATAAGATAGAATTCTTACGTTCCACCAACCGCTTAAAGGTTGATTCAAGGATTGTATATCGTCTGAGGATGTATAATTTTTAAATTGGATTGTATCAGTTGAATTATTCATTTTTTTATTTTATCCTTTTTACCATTTTATAATTGATTCAAAATTTGAATTTTCACTAGATACCAAAAGATGAAAAATGATTCCTTCATCTGAAGATATACGGTTATATACAGCCCATTGTATATCTGAGGGCTTTACATTATTCATTAAACCGTGAGAGCGTGGATTGTTACAAATATTTTTCCTTAATTCTTTTGCAACCCTATACAATGATTCATCATCTTTTATATAGGTTGACACGAGAGTTATTATATAATGAATTGAATTTTTTAACTTGAGTGATATAAATACGGTTTTCATTTTTTTATTTTATCCTTTATTATATAGATTTGTAAAAGGTTGCATAACCGAGTTACTAGAATAATCTTTAACATAATCCTTGCATAATTCCACCCATTCCTGAGGGGCGAAAAATGCTCTTTGCGTATAACTAAAATCTTTATTCTGATAATATGCCGCTGTTTGTGCTGGAATCTCTGCGAATAAAACTCGGAATAAATAATCAGGATAATATTTTGCTTGTGTTAAAAATGCATTATATTCACCTTGAAAAGTAAAGGGACATCCACAAACTAAATGAGCATAGACATCATGTACCGCTCTGCCTATATTGTTATCATCATAATTCAAAAATGGATGACCAGTTGACCCGGTGTATATATAGATTTTCTTTTCTGCTATAACACGCTCTCGCATGATTTTAGCGGATTCGTATACGTCTGATTCAGTAAAGATAACTTCAAAAGGAATTTGGGCAAATAGATTTTTATTGACCTCAGTTATAACCTTAAAACAATCTGCTAGATAATTAGAATTTTCATGAGGCAATTTTCCCTCATGCAAATATTGATAACCGATTAGATTCATAACTTGATTCATTTCCATTTTAATTCCTTTTTTAATGATTCATATAAGCAGGCTTATTTTCCCCGCTCATAAGTTTGTTAAGGTTGCGGATAACTCCGGGAGACACTTCGCCATGATTAGGTACGCTTAAGGTTGGCTTGCCATTGCACTTAAAAATACGATGACTCGAACCATTTCCGGGTTGCTCTATGTATCCTTGAGATTCAATCTGTTTTATAAAATCTTTTGTTCTAACCGGCTTCATTATGTTTTATCCTTATTTGAATATAGATTTTAGATTGTTTCCATTATACCACTTTTAAAATTTTGGCAAGGTTTTTAACCTTAAAAAATCGCCCATAGATTCTATGCGAATGCGTATAACCATTTCACCTAGTAAAAAAATAGCCTCCCGAACGGGGAGGCTATTTCAAAAAAGTTATAAAATCTTTTTTGTTTTTTTATATTGTCTTTCATCCACTTCGATTCCATAATGGCCGATTAATGGACTATAACCAGAGCGACAACGAATCCCGGACTCTTTCAATAGTTGCATGGCATAAGATTTGCTCATACCACCTTCCGATGATTTTAAGCAGTTAATCGTTATCCAATTTTTAACAATAACCTTTTTGTTTTTCATCGGATTATTTTACCGCTTGATAATTGTGCAATGCGTTAACGTATGCAATGCGATTCGATTCACTATGATTCTTACGATAGTTTTTTAGAGCATTGACCATTGCAGAATAATAGATTTGTTTTGTTGACATTTTTACCTTTTTATAAATGGCATGTAACGAACATGCAATCGGGAATCAATCTTCGGTTATTTCATAACTAGATTTGAATTTCTCAGGATGTTTTGATTCCTTAAACATAAGCCTGAGTCCATCTTGCAAGCAGATTGTTTTTAGTTTTGGATTTGATTCTTTTGCTTGCTTGATTATTGTATCTGTTTTTATATCAGTAAAAAACTTTTGCTTACAATCGGGGCAAATTCTTAACACTGGTTTTATACCTCCATTCTTTCTATATAAGTCTTATTAGTGGCAATAAATATTTTTTATTATTCGTTATCCGCTGGTATCCATTTATTACCATTTTTTACTAACACTTGAAAAGAATGAAAATACCATCCTCGCCCGTTTTTATCACCCGCCCACCCTCTATTTTTTTCTTCATCCCATTGTGAAACTATAAAAATTTCGCCTGAGTTATCAGAATAATCAGAAGTAAATTTTATTTTACTTCCATTTTTAATTATAACCATTTTATTATCTCCAGTTATTGCCACTGGTAAAACTTATATAATTTTTTATTCATTCATTGTTAGAATAAACAAGCGATAGATTATTATTTGCTTAAACGTTTTGCCATTGATTCTTTGATTGACTCGTAATTATCCCATGAATTAAACATAGAACATAGAGTCATTGCTTCAGATTCTTCGGGTTTGATTCCGAGTCTCTCTTCGTTATACCATTTAACCCATTCCTGAGATTGCAATCCGTAAGTAGTGGGGTAGTAACCAGTCTCACCAAATTTAACCACTCCAATTTCCGCAACAAATTCACCATCATTATTTTTTGTTTGAGTCGAAATGTTATACATCATACATCTTTCGGGATTCATTTTTAACTTTTCCATTCTGCTTGTTTACTCTGGCAATGAATAAATAATATATTTTTACCGATTGTTAGAATAGACAAACTATATTTATTTATTCTGCGATTAATTTTTGTAATGCTTTTAAAAATCTTTTAGATACTCCGGACTTATTTAATTTCATTTCGCCATGTATCAAGGCTGAATAACCACCAACACTGTTTGAGTCTGTCCCCCATACACTCCCGGCTGAAGTTGTCGGAAGTTGTCGGATTATGTCAACGTCATATTCTGCTTTGATATAAGCCTCTTTATTGTTTGCCTCAAAAGTTTTTGTTAGAGTGATGATATTTTCGTGAATGTTGATTCTCACGTTCGCCATTTTGCAATACATAAAAAAGGCTTTTACATCTACAATTATCATTATAGACTCTCTTTTCTTTTGTCTATTCTGGCAATCGGTAAAAATATTATTGTAATCTTGCAAATTCGCCCGCCGGGTCTACCGGACAATTCGTAAGATATTGTTATGTATACAGTTATTATACAGATAACAAGCGAAGAGTCAAGGTCTGAGAGATAGCAATTTTAAAACTATGACTATGCGCTTTTCTCAAAATAAAGGGGTATAGAGCGAAGCAACCTCGATTCCATAGTCTGATACCTTTTTGATTTTTTAGAGGCATTATGCCACTTGAAAATTGAAGCAGTTTTTTAGTAGGAATCGGAAAATAAATCTTGACAAAATAAAAACAACTATGATACAATTATATTCTTAAAATTTGAAAAATGATAGCTATACGCTTAATTGTATCAAATCGAAATTTTAATTGTGTGATTTTTTTAAATCTTAAAAAATGTTTTTGCTATTGACAAATTTTATATTATGTGATGATGAATTTTTAAAATCACTTGACCTCTTAATTGTAATGTGATACAATTACGTCACGTATAAAAGTTTTTTACAAGTGAGGTCATACAATGAAATTGAATGGGCGTTTTTATATTGAAGATGAAAAAGACTCTTCAGGTTATTGGAATCTTGTTGACACAATAGATGGTACATTAATCGGATTCAAAAAGAAAAGCGACGCAAAAGAATCCTTAACGTTTGCTAGACAATATGTTAAACGTCATGGTGATATTGATTTTTTATCATTCCCTTATTCAATAGATACTCCCCTCCATTATGAATCATATAATGGGCGGGAACGAATCCAAATAGAGGACAAAATAAAATCATGAATGAAACACAAAATAAAAATAATCTATTACAACTAAAAATAATTGAAGAGACTCATAGGTGGTATGAAGAGGCTTGCACAATATATAATCTTAATATGAATCTTGTATCTGATTTGAAAATTGATTTTAATCTAAAAAATTCTACCGCTGGCATTGCATATTCTATCCAAAACAAAATAGAGTATAATTTAATTCTTGCCTCTCAAAATGAAGACGCTTTTATTAAGCGAACGATTCCCCATGAGGTCATGCATTTAGTAGCAAATAAAATTTACAAAAGGAATGTCGGCCATAAAAAAGAATGGGCGCAAGTTATGACAAGACTCGGGTTAACTCCCTCGCGTTGCCATACTTACGAATTAAAAAATTTAAGCAGAAAATTTTATAAATATAATTGTGGATGTAATGCGCCTCATGAGGTTGGAATCAATCTTCACAAAAAAATGCAAGCGGGCGACATGAGAAAATGTTCTATCTGCAAGGAATATCTAAATTTTGATTCTGCTATAGATTAGGAAACTCCCATTAAGGAATAATTGACATAATCCTTGACCCATGATATAATCACTCAAACATAATCCAAAAAGGAAAAAATGACAAATAAAACCCCACTTCCCCCAACCCATACAAGTTTTGATTCTGCTTATGTTATCGAATCCTATCCATACGGAAGACTCAGGACTCAAATGAAAGTATGGATAGAAACGAAAAAAAATAAAGGTCAACGAGTCGTTTCTTGCACGTTGAATCCAAAAAACGGGCAATGGAATAAACCTCACGCTGGAACATATGATGATATGAAGGTTTTATATATTGATAACTCAGATGGTCATATTCACAATGATGGTATTCACGAATATAACGCACTCGAAAAAGCAGAATCATTTTTAAATGAATATGAAGAGGTATTAACATTGGCACAACGAGACAAATTAACACGCTGGTATGCCTCAAATATTGTACAAGAGATTAAGGGAATTCGCTTAATGACAGATGGTAGACAAAAATTTTATGAAGCTTTAATTTTGCAATTGAAAGAATTTAATAGAAGTGATTTAATTGACCCATATATGGAAATTATGGCAAGTGGTAAGGTCACAATTATCAGTCACGAATAAATGAATAAGGGGGGATTAATAAAAGCCTCTAATTTAATACTATTGGCGGCTTTTATTAATCTGAATATTAAATATTGGCGGTTTATACTGCCCACAATTGGAGATAATAAAATGTCTGACCTAAAATTTGTTACAATCCAAACAAAAAATCATGATGATAGAAATGTCACTCTCTCATATGGTGGCAATGGTGCATGGAATGAAGTTAAATTACTTGGCGAATTGGCACATGGTACGCAAATTGTGATTAACCAAAAATTAGTGGATGACCTACAAAAAATTGTTGACTTTTATAAGGAATCAGAAAATGAATTATAATAATAACAAGTTTGCTTATGTGGTAAATTGGCAGGATGTAAACGGAAAATATTATAGTGATGAAATTGTAAGAATCGGATTTTATGAATCAATGGGCGAACGTTCATGGGTGCATGAATGGAATAATATTGAAAATGGATTAGAGTATTTTTTGTATCATCTTCCAAAAATTAACACCATAGTTTATAAATTAAGAGAATATTCTCTAGCAGTATTGAGAAGTGATTATATTATAATTCCTGATAGTAAGTTAATTGAAAATGCAATTGAAATTAAAAAAATACTATAATAAAATCATCATTTCATTAAGCATTGGAGGCTTATACTATGATAATAGTCAAGGTGGATGGTCAAGCACGTGCAAAACGTTTAAAAAATAATGACCCTGTTTTATTTGGCAATAAATGGTATAATACAGAAGGGTTGGCGAAAGATATTAAGGCAGATGAATCCTTTTGTTATAATGGATACTGGTATACGGCTGAAAAAATTATGTCATTACAAGATGAATTTATTAATACTAGTATTGAAGTAGAATATATCACATATATTTATCAAGGTAAAGG